TAGTATAGTATAGTATAGTATAGTATAGTACTAATATAATCATCTATTTTGATTTGTCAACACAAAAATGGCTATATGATATTATATTATAGTTATAAATCAACAAAAATTCAATAGTCCAGCATATAGGGCTTTATAAAATAACGAAAATCTGAATTCTGGTTTCAACCGCTTGTTTTTTGGGGCGTAAATCGAATAAATCACTATAAAATCAACATATTATGGTGCTTTATCAATATATTCTTTGAGGTAAATTAGAGTATCGTAATGGTAGTCAAGTGTCATTTTCCTATAAGAACACTATATACTATTATACAATTAATGGTAGGGAGGTACTTATGTGAATCGGAAATGGAGTATATAAACTACTATACTATAGTACTACATCTAATGCCCTTTGTTCTGGCGTTCTGGTATTATAGTATAGTACAACCTTTATCAACAATATGGAGGACTTATGCCTGACGATGATTATGAGAAGACCGTGGTTTGTGGTTGTACATCCTGTGCTAAGATCAACAATGAGATGGAAAAGACCAAACAAATCAATGCTTTATTGGATTTTGCAGAAATAAGTTTGCAGTGGGATACTATATCAGATGTGAAGACTGCATTATCAAAAATCATTGAAGCAATGCGGCTTATGAACACTGAATAATGGTATATCTATACTACACTATGGTGTCGATCGACTATCATAAATACCTGATATTATTTGCCTCGATCGATTGAACCGATCGATATGGGAAAAATTGTCGATCGATGCCACCCTAGTATAGTGTAATATAATATAATAATATAGTATACTATAATACCATATCCCTATCTCTCAGTATCATATCCCTCTATACCATAGCACCATATCCAGTCATCATAATGTCATATTTCTGCATCATACCATAATACTATATCACAGTATAGCAGCATAGCATAGTGGTAGTTTTGTAGCATCTTATCATGTTGGTCAAGATAGCGTAGAATAGCATTCTTGCTTGATTAGTGTAGTAAACCGGGCAGCAGGCAAACCACTGGAAAAAGTATATTGCATTCCCATTCCCTATCCCTTAGAATAGTCTCTTATCCCTTAGTATTTCCTTATACTATTAAGAGATAAAATAGTATTCTTAGTGTTAATTGAATGTGAAGATTTTCCCGCCCGCCGAAAAATCCAAACTGCAGTCAAGTAGTACTATAATAGTACTATAATAGCAGTATAATAGACCACTAATACAACAGGTTATGGAGGTGAGTAGAAAACATAGCAAATTGAGGTACTTATAGTATGGTATAACATAGTGTAATCATTGATTATATATACCGATAATTTTTGTTGTTACAACCAGGATAAAGGAGATTCACATGAAATCTTTATTACCAAGCGAAATCAAAGGATACGTTGTAAGAAAAATGGCAAAAGATGTGATAGTAGGGGACATCCTCTTTATTACTTGGCATGTTCTACACGTAAAGGAAATAATTTCAGAAGGGAGAACTCTTGAATTTGTTTCCACTACAGAATCTATAGCAGGTATAAGCCCTAAAGCATTTCTTACCTGTATTCAGAAAGAAGATCCTGCTATCCAGATTGCCATCAATGAAAAGATCAAAGCCCTTAAGTCATATAAGAAGTTCGTAAAGGATAAAGCTGAACATCTTATGGCAACGGATTTACATCTTGCTGGATATACAGATATTGAGCCACATTTATGGATGATAATGGAAACTTCTGGTGAGTACGAATACTGGAAGGATAACGTCTATAATATAAAAGTTCTGTTCAAAGGAAACAAAATATGTGCTGCCGCTGCAAATACGGGAGATGAACCTCTTACTTGTAATTGTGGAATTCTGATATTGGATTGTAAAAAATATAACTTCGGTAAACATATTTGGAGGTAATCTACATGGCAGCAAAACCCGAACGAAATCGCAAAATGGCTATCGCTGTGTTAAGAGGTTATAACTATTCTCAAGTGGCAGAAGTTTTCAATTTATCTCGTGTCTATGTTCGTATTACTGTACTGCGTGACCTATGCCGACTGATGGGTTATACCAAACCTTTTCATCCATATAATGAGAAGACTGGAAGGTATTATGACCGTACTTATGTGTTTCCCTTAAGCCTTAAAGAAATCAGAAAGAATAAATATAGGCTGATAGAAAAACTTAATGAGGAGACAGCAAATGGATAACAAACTTACAAGATTCATCGAATGGGCAATCGACGTGGACAACTCGTTGAGCAAGGTGATGGAGAAAGATACCATGCTTACAGAAGAGGAACGTAATGATCTACGTGCCATAGTGTCAAGGTATGAACGTGCACAGAATCCCCCCATTGTTACCAGGGCTGAATTCATTACTTATATGGTTGGTAAGCCTGTTTTCAGATTCACTCCCTCTGGAGGAAATGATAGCAGGGCATATCAATATGCCAGCCTGTCAAGAAAATATGCAGACAACTTTAAAGATCTGGTAGTCTATCAGGGTTTCAATGGAGAGTATTATCACTGGATATCAAAGACAGCATTGAAAGAACATATAGACAGAGAAGATAAAAGAAGACAACTATGAGATGATAAGGAGGTTAACATGAGAGACGCTTATGGTATGATGGATGGTGTTCCTATTAGCCCGCCGAAAGGATGGGTAATGTTAAAAGAGGGTGAAGCCGTTCCTCAAGTACATCGTGAATATAATGGGGATGCTAAACTATGGTGTCATCCAAGAAGGTGCCGAAGTACAATGACTGCATTTGTTGCTGGAATTTGGGGATATGTTCAAGCAGTGGCTGTTCCTGAAACTGAAGAACTTCGGCTTCGTGTAATTAAATATGGATATTAGTGGAGGTTATAATGGAAAAAAGTACAGCATTGTTTTTTCATGCGAAAAGGAGGCTAAGAGAAAGATATGGAGAAGATCTGACTCACGAGTACCATGACAGAATAATAGAGAAAATAGGTAATAAGAAGTTCTTGGGCAAAAAGATAACATGTAGAAAATTTCTGGTAAAAGTGGAGGTTGATGGTAAAGTATTATATACTGTATACGACAGAAAGAGAAATACCATCATTACTTTCTTAACGAAAGAAATGTTTATTAGAAGCACCCAATAAAGGAGGATTATGTCTGAGATAATTGGTTATATAATAATAAGTAAATCAGAGGGCATGCATACCGGATACTATGCACTTGATCGTGATTATAATGACTATCCTTATTGGGCTGTAGCAGTTCAATTCGCTCATGTATTCGAGACTAAAGAGGAAGCAATTTCAATTATTAATGACAAGCAGTTTGAAAGCTACAGCAAAATGGACAATGGTACGCTATACCCTAATAGAGTAGTCCACTCAGCCATGGGTCTATGCAAGCAAAAGAAATCTGGTTCATGTACTCTTTCCGTTCATCCAATGACAATCGAGGATTCAATTGCTGAGAAAACCTTTTATGGTGAGATAAAGGAGTAATCATGTCTAAATTATTGTTCAAGAAAGATGGTGTTCTTGTATTTGCCAATGGTGACATGTATAGACAAATAGGTTTGGATGACATCATAGCAGAAGGGGCTCTTCATTCTATTGATAATGGAGTATATAATTCTTTAGTGCATGAATCTTCTATTGGTAAAACTCCAGGTCATTTCTCTCCATATGGTGGAAGATTATTTTTCAATCCTATGTCCGCCGCCGAGAAAAAAAGAATTTAAAAAGAAGTTTAACGAGGATTTCAGGAGGTAATATATGAGAAAGATGGCAGCGTTATTCGCAAAGTCTGCGAAGATAACCAAACTGAAGATGAAAGCCAGAAGACTATATATCAAGTATACTGATAAAGTTGGTGCTAACAGTTGTGGCATCGCTTTGTCGGAATACATCAGTCCCGATTTGGTTTCAATCAAGGAAGAATTCAATGCAGTCTTTAAGGAACTGCGAGAACTTGATCCAAATTGCCCTGACATGAAACTGTAAACACCTCCTATATGAAAGGAAAAGCCATGAATATTGCAGATTTCCGCAGAACAAATTGTAAACTCTTGTCAACTATGGCATTTATGTTTAAAAGTATTGTAGAGGCTTCAAATAACAATCCTTGCCCTGGCTGTAGCTACTATAATCATGGAAATTGCCCTGATTTCAAGAAGATGCTATTGTTTGATACTCCGCGTGGAAAAAACATGCCAACTGTGGTAGAAACCAATGCTCAAATGGCGTCCAGACTTGGCATTACTAAAAGACAGGCATCCAAACTCAGAAATCAAAAATGAAAAGGAGATGTTATCATGGCTAACAAAAATAAGAAAAAGAAAAAGGTATATACCACAAGACCTATTGGTAAAGGTGAGATGGTTGACGTCGGAAGAACGTTTCACACCATCCCAAACATTAAGGACTTTGAGAAAGAAGTAATGCGATTGTCCAAAGCTACATATGTTGTTGCTTCCAATGTCAAAGTTTCTCATGGCGGAATCTACAAGGCTACCGTAAGTATGCAGTACCAAGGACAGACCAAAGATGCGTTATTTCTGCTGGTAAGAAGAACCGTTATGGGACAACAGCAGTTTCAGATGACCCGCATGTTTCTCGACAATGATAAGGATGAGGGCGGCATCTGTGATCTTCTCACCCTCAATATAAAAGGAGTCGAATTGCATGTCAACTGGTAAAAGCCTTTTAAGAATGTTTCCTCAGTGGCTTATTATGCTTATTGATATTAATCTTGACGATGCATACATAGAAAATCCTCGTACCTGGCCACATTTCAATAAGACTACTAATGCTGTTGCTGGTTATTACCATGATTTGGATATAAAGGAGATGTTCCAATGCCCCCGCCAAAATTCGAGGAAGTCCAGAAACTAATAAGAGGATGTCAAGGGTGCCATTGCAGGAAAAAAGAATGGTGTACGAAAGGGGAGTGGTTCAAACCTAAATGGTTAAGAAATGCTCCCTGGTGTACTAATTACTGTGTATACGGGAATTAATATTATGATAAAACCATTTAAATTTATGAAATCAGTAATAATATGGTGTTTGTTTCTGGATAAAGACATTGAGATTGAAGATTGGACTTGTTGGTTCTTCTGGTTTGCTATCTCTGTTATTATCATGTCTGAAACCTATGGCTATATTAAGATGAGGTAATATGCCGATATATCCCTGGAACAAAAACTATATCAACAGAAAAATTTTAAACTCTGGCAGAAATCTTCCCGATTACAATCTAGATCCTCCCGAAGATCTTGACATAATCAAAAAGGATGATTATGGTGATATAGAAGAACCGGAAGATTGGGAAGAAACCTGTCAAATGCTAGGACTACACTCATAAAGGAGATAAAAAACAAAATAAATGAAAGTAACATGGGCTATAGATGATGGTTATGTTGGAATACGGACAAAACAAACCATTATTGATGATGATGAACTTGCTGATTGTGAGACAGATGAAGAAAGAGAAGAACTCATAAGCGATGCAATTCAGAGTGACTTTGAGCAACGAGTAAGCTGGAGAGAAATAAGGAGGGACAAAACGTAATGAAAATTTCAAAAAGGATATTGCTGGTTACCGTATTATTTTCGCTGCTGATAGCAACGGCATATGCTGCATATTGCGAGTATGCTTGCGTTCACTGCGGCATGGTTTCTGTTTCTGGCTGTGGTTCTCCTCCGGGAAACTGGGGATATTGTTCCAAGTCACCCAATCATATGCATATGTTTGTTGTTACCAGGCAAACCAAATAAAGGATAAATATGACTTTCTACGATTTCTTGGTGGCGGTAGGTACTGAGTCAATATTTCTTATCGTAATACTTGGTATGTCTATCTGTGTTACAATTTTCAAGTGCATAGTTCGCATCTGTAGATGTATGAATATAAATAAGAACGGCTGGCCGCCTCCTCACTGTGATGCGGATGGAGATTTCAAAAATGAAAACGATTGTGAATAAAGGAAACTATCATGTCAAGTGCAAAAGATAGCTGGATCATTATTGTTAATCCGTTTGATATCGACAAATACTATCCAATATGTGCCAAGTGCATGTATGCTGGTTCTCAGTACACGTGTACCAGATTGGAGAATTCTTTCAAATTCAACATGGTAACAGGAAAGGTCATGGAAGCGACTGGACCAGTAATCAAATGTTGGGAAAGTCGATGTGGAAAAGAAGACTATCATTGCGGTAAAGAAGGTAAATTCTTTCAGGAAAGGAACTAACGAACCATGGGACAAATCATTGACATTAATTATTTAAGATTCGTGAAGTATCTTCGTCGCCGTGATGAGGTTGGTCATCAAAAGGCTATCTGCGAATTCAAACAGGAGCAGATTGACAGCATGTTTAATTTCGCTGTGTCGGCGGGCAGCCATCAGAATCTTGTTGGAGAAGCTGATCTTGAGGCAATTCTGCCTTATGTAACAGGAGGATGATATGCTCAAATATGGTGATGCAACAGCTACAATACAAGTGAAACGTCCTGCCATGATGATTGGAGCAAATGGTATAGGCTGCACCATGGAAACAAACATCTTTGAATTGAAAACCTGGAAATGTGATGTCATCACTGAACTCATCAAAGCTACGCAATGCAAAGAGAACATCCAGCCTGGAGATAACATATATGTAACGATTCAAATTCAAAAACGAGCAAATTTAGAGGAGGAAAAGGATTAAAACATTTATCGGAGTATTATTTGCAGTAGCGTTGTTCATAGCCTGGTTCTGGATATTTGGGGCATTCAAGATCACTCTTCCAGATATATTTTCTACACCGAAAGAAAACAATACCAAAAGAGTGATCAAGAATATAAACCCATACAATCAGGAAACAATCAAAAAATCATAAATTTCAGTTGAAAGGAGAAGTTAAAACATGAAAACATTCTTTATGTGGTTAGGTGGAGTAATTTTGTTCTTTGCTTTGATTTGGGCTCTTGCCCTTCACAGCGTTGTTTTCCAGTCGGTATTCGCACCGATGTTCGAAAATGTCAATCGTCAGGTGTTCGAAAATACCAAGTCCTACAATCAGGGAATGATACAGGAATTGCAGAACATGCAGTTTGAGTACCTGCGTTCAACCGATAAAGAAGGGAAAGCTGCCATGGCTACTGTGATTCTGCAACGAGCGGCAGATTTTCCGCCGGAAAGACTACCACTGGATCTCAGGTCATTCATTGAAAACATCAAACGTGAAAGGGGAGCGTATTAATATGAAAAGATATATATCATTATCATTTATGGCATGTCTATTCATGATGTTCGTCGGTGCCAGTAGTTGTGAAAACAACACTTCGGATACCAAACAGCAATCCCAGCAGGAGCTCCTTCTGGAAGAAGCCACCCGTCAGGTCGGCATGCCAGCCATCAAGAACTTCAGGAAGAAAAAGATGATGAAACAAATCCTGGAGCTTCAAGATCAAATGGGGCTCATCACGTATTCATATATCTATGTTCCATGGGTTGGAAAATTCAGATTCATTGGTCAAACCATTGGGTACCCAATTCCGTATTCTACCCAATATACGTCACCAATGAAAACCGAATGGCGGTCAAGTCATGGATATTATGTTCTTCCACAAGCCGACCCTGATGCCACTTTTGCCCCAGCTTCAGCAAACGCTACTTTTGTTATGTTGAAGGACCCAAATAGCGATCGTGTTGCACCATTTTACACTGAGGACAACATTGATACCAGTCCATGGCCACTTCCAGCAAGAATGGTGATTGGTGATAATGAGGATACTCCTCAGCCGCCGACGAAAAACAAACAACAATAACAATAATATCTATATCAATGTAAAGGAGGATAGTACAGCCACAGAAACCAAACAAATTTATAACCCTAATTCTACTTGATGCCTTGATTAGAGTTGCTTTATTATTTATCTGGGTGAAAAAATTATTTACCCAATCAAACAAACATTTATAAGGAGATATATCATGTCATATCGTTTCGCATTAACGGATGGTTCCGAAGCTGTTATCTATTTTTCCCACAAAGGCGGTAAGAAAGGCGACCAAAAGAATCCTGGAAAAGCTCCTCGTCTTACCAAGTGCACCATTGTCACATCCAACAATAAACTACTCGGTGAAGGAAAAGCCGCCCCTCTTGGCACGGTACTGGAAGAACTTCCCACCGGTTTCACGGAGACGATTGCCCAGAAGTTTTACGGTCATCGCCTGAAAAGACTTACCGTGAAAGATGACGGCAAACTGTACGCAGTTCTGAAGGGTGATACCTTTTGTCGTGCCAAAGGTCGCAAGGAATCCCTTCGAAAAGCCCTGGCTGCACTGCCCAAAGCGGAAAGAATCGGTGCCTGGGAAGCAATCGGTGAGATTGTTATCGCTGATTAGCCTTATTGGTAACCCAAATCAGGGACCCTTGATTATTCGGGGTCCCATTAAAAGGTGTGATCATGAGCCCATTTGAAGAAAAATTACAGCAGTACAAAGAAATCGTCATAGCACCTGAAAATGTGTTTGATTTTAAATACAAGAATGGTGGGATTATCAAGACCTTATATGAACAGGTGAGAAGTTCAATAAGACTCAGTGAATTTATTCCTTTTTCATGTGACTTCGATGCTAAAGGACTATGTGTCAATCATCGCACGAATTCAGTTAACAACAAAATGTGTTGCTGCATGGATTGTTATTCATCAGTTGGTTATTTAAGAAGAGGTCTACCCATTTTGAAAGAGGATTTTGATACATACAATAATCTCTTTCAAAGGGGTATAGGCTTTTGGAGGAAAGAAGGAGGATGCTCATTACCAAGAGAGTTACGTTCTCCAATATGTGTTTATTATATGTGTTGGCATGAAAATGACAACAGACAAAAATTGCATGACACGTTGCACAAGATGAAAGAGGCAAGTACTAACACGATAGGTCTAATAAAAAGTCTTATACAAGGAGATACATAAAGAAATGGAAAAAGAAAGTTTGTTCATGAGGGAAATGAAGAAAAGAGGAAAAAATTTTCTTGCACCAGATGATCTTCTTGGATATTCTAATAGTGAAACTATCAACTTACTACGAGCTTTGGTGAAGAATCTTATACGAGCAACAAGCGAGTTTGATTTCCAGTGCAACTTTGATGATGAAGGCAACTGTAAAGCAATTCGAAAACGTTGTAACCGCCGTTCTAAGAATGATTTTCATGCAAAAATGTGTTGTTGCTCAAGCTGCTACGGTGCAATGGGTTATCTAACCTCAGCTTTACCAATAACCAAACAAGATCTATCAACATATGAAAAGGCTTTTAGACGTGGTATAGGTTTTTGGCGTAGAGGGAAGGGATGCTCGTTGCCAAGGGAATTAAGGTCCGCTGTTTGTGTTTTTTATGCGTGTGGTAGTGCAGTGGAAAAAAGAGTATCACTAGAAAGTATGAGAATGAACTGCATAAACGCTATTTATCGATTAAGAACACTAACAGCCGAGGATGCCGAAAAGATTGAAGCTGCGAAACAAAGAAAGAAAAAGACTATCAAATAATAAACAAGGAGCAGTTTATGCTTTATACAGCACAGTATCGTTATCCTGGACAAGATCGCTTGGACATCACTGTCAAAGGAAACAATGTGGCAGGCAAGATCTATGCCCCTACTTGGCAGATGGTACAGGGCATAAAGAACAACACCATGACAGAGGAGGAATATACTGGGCAGTATTACAATTTATTGACCGAACGTTGGAATGATTCACAGGACTTTCGAGATTCAACAATGCGTTTGATAAATTTATTCGGAAAAACTGATAGAGATATGACGTTTGTCTGTTTCTGTCCAGCAGGAGCATTTTGTCATCGATATCTACTTGTGAAATTCTTACAACACAACTGGGCAGTCGAATATGGCGGAGAACGACCTAAATCTTAAAAGGAGCAACATCATGAAAAAGCTTATTCTATTCGTATTATGTGTGTGTTTGTTTGCATCTCCAATTTTTGCTGATGAACCTGAAGATAAACAACCAACAAAAGACGGTGCAATGTTGATGTGCATACTCACTGGCGGCTCGTGGGAAAATGGCGTATGCACAAAACCTGCTAGACCAAGATCATCTCCTGCTGCAGAGAATACTACCTGCAATCCACTGCTGTGTATGATCAAGGATCACGGTAAATGTATAAATGGCGTATGTGTCAAACAAACCCCCACACCTTCACAAGCGGCTATGCCCAAACATTAAAAGGATATAAAAACTATGAAAACAAACATATCTATTATTATCATTCTATCTGTTATTCTTTCCTTCACGACGTCCACCTACGCAGCCAGTAAAGGGGTGAGCATGACTCTTCCGGATGGAAAGGTTGTTTCACTCGACGGACTCAGTACGGAAGAAATTGGGACAATGTCGGTTCTCATTGAAAAAGTAGCCAAAGCCAAAGCAAAATCTGAATTGACCAAGACCAGTACAGAAACGTCTCAAGTTGTGATAAACGCCATGAATGACCCTGAAAAACTGGATGCATGGCGTAAGATGATTACAGGCACCATAAAGGACACCTGTATAGATCTAAATGTAGCCGTCAATGAATTCATAAAAACGCCTGTCGGTCTTGGAGTCTCCGCACTTATACTATATAATGTGGCTGGCCGAGATGTTCTGGGTGCCGGTGCACGTATACTTAGTACCATTGTCAAAATTATAATATTGGTACCACTCTGGTTTATTATAATTGGAACTCTACTATTTCTAAGGAAGAAGTATCTTTCTACTATGATAATCTATAACAAAAGGAAAGAGGTTACTGAAGAAAGCGGGAAACACAGTGTTCTGTACACAGAGCCAGAAGTCGTAACATCATACCCATGGAAAGGAAGTGATGCACGTGTTGGATTTACGTGGGTACTTTGTGGTACAGGCATTATCTCTACAATTGCATTTACGGCAATCATTTTGTTATGACAGGAGCATGTAATGGATAAAATCTTTGTGTGTGGTGAACATACTAAAGAGTCTATTGCTGTGGAACTGGTAAAGCTACTCCATGAAAAAGAATGTGTAATCACTGATCTTCAGGTAATCAAAATAGAAGAGGGAATAGATCTGGATTTCAATGTGGACACGTTCGACAATGTCATGGAGTTAGCTGAAATCATTTTCGTCCGGCTAGAAACTTTTAAATCTGCCTGTGTAATGATGGGTAAGGAGGTAAACGATAATCATTTCTCGGTTATTACGTATTTGATGTTCTCGAAAACTAATGATCAGGAATTATTTGGTGCTTTATCAACGATATGAAAGGAATACCATTATGTCAGTCTATGAAGTATTATTAGACACTGGATCACAGATTTATTTTGTTCAGGTTGGAACAAGGCCAGGCTTAGATAGAAGAATAACCATAGCTGTCGGCAATAATATGATAGCATTTCTGACCAGAAACATGGTGTCCAGAGATAAGAGAAGCCCATATGTCTATGATTGGAGAGTAAATGGTAGTTTAACACCACTACACTCCTTGTTAAGTTCACCATACAACAGTGAAAAAGAGGCTCTCGATGCTGTGTTAATTCTTGGTTATAAGGTCTATATCTTTGACACCATTGAAGAAATGGCTCAGTTCATCGTCAAATTAAACAAATGATAACAATACGAACAGATGTTGAGTGTCCGATAAAATGTGGAAAGTGCTGCCATGGATGCAAGTATTTGACTGAAAATGGTTGTTCGATAGAAAGAAAGTATCGACCATTTGCATGCAATGCCTACATGTGTGGTGAAGGTACAATAGCATATAACTCTAACTGAAAGGTAAAATAATGGAATGGATACCGAACTACGCACCAGATGTCTTTGAAAATGAAGTACCAGTGTTCAAAAATGACATGGTAAGTCTGTTTAAGAAACACAAAGTGTATGTGTTTGGATATGGCAGCTTACTATATCCAGGCGGCTGGCGTAGACGTTGGATGAAGCGTCCACCACTAAGCACAAAGATGATTGAATGCACTCTCAATGGTTTTGAACGTGGTCCATGGGGGCTTTATCTTGGGGTGAATTATTACGGAATCATTCCGAATAAAGATTTCGCAACCAATGGGATTGTCACCCGTATATGGGATCTCGATGATTGGGTAAATCTCATGGCGACAGAAATGATTGCCGGATTGTACAAAGAAGCCAACTATCGAGTTGTTGATGTAACAGACCTTATTTCGGGCTGGGCAAAGAAGCCCAAGAGTGCTAGAATACATTGTGTTGTGAACCGACCTATAAACAAGGAACTTGTTCTCGACTCGAATGTGGCAGGACATTACTATAACGACATATGGGAGGGTATAAACAAATATCGGAGCCCAAAGTTCGTGGAAATGTTTTTGAAAAGTGGAGGATTCAACTCCGGCAGAGCAGTTTTCGATTTCTTAAGTGCTAAACGAAAGGAGCAGAAACATGTCATTTCTTAAAAAGTATTGTTCAAATCTTATCAACAATCCAGACCTTCCTAAAATCAAGCTCCCATTCGGCTTGAGGCTTGGTGGGATTATCGACATCAACACCACATTCTTCATTTTCAACTCCGACAAAACGAAGATGAAAGACCCTGGAGATAAACTCTACATCGAGGCAATTTCAAGATATGACAGAGCGGATTGTAATATCTACAATCTTTACGTTGAATCCGCTGCCGGTGATGATTACATCCTACAGACAGATTTTGATGCTGATTTCAAATTCTGTGCTTCGAAACTATTTCAACAGACTCATGAGATTCTTCCTCAAACTTTAGAAGAACTGAACATGTGGGAGCATGAGCTGATTGGTGACGAATACATCAAGCTTCCAGATGGAACCGAATACGACAGAGAGTGGGAACCTGAGCATAAAGGACATCTCAGCGGCTACAAGCTCAGAGAAAGACTGTATTCGAAGTCTTTCGACTCATACAATGAGCTTCGCCGTCTCATGATGCTTTACGGTCGAGCGATCGATGATACAAAGGAGTATCTACTGGTAAGCTCAATTCGATCAGCGGAGAAAAACTTCATCGATGTTATGGTGGGAATCAGTCTCAATCCGGAAGAAGTCAAGTTCAACTAACAAGAACATATAAAGAAGTAAAATCAAATCAAACATTTAAATGAAAGGAAGATTATTATGTTTAAGAAATCACTGTGGTTTGCAATCGTAATGAGTTTGTTTGTCATTGGAGCCAACTTTGTAGATGCTAAAGGTGGCAGTTCAGGAGGATTTTCTGGTGGCGGTAGATCGAGTTTTTCAAGCAGCTCCAGTTTTTCCAGTGGGTCAAGGTCAAGCAGTTCTTCAGGAAGTTCTGGTTTTTCTAGCGGCTCCAAGTCAAGCACCTCAAGTAGCTCTGGGTTTTCCAGTGGTTCGAAATCAAGTACTTCAGGAACTACACCCTCCGGTACAACTTCAGGATTTTCAAGTGGTTCAAAATCAGGATGGTTTGGCTTTTCCAGTGGTTCCAAATCCGAACCATCTATAGCGGCACCTGCAAAACCGGATATGATGTCAAAGAGTGTGCAGCAGGAAAGATCAAACAATGCGTATAACTCCACAGATAAGGCAGCAACCCCAAGTACTCCATCTTCCGGATCAACCGGCTATAGTGGAGGATCATCAACCGTCGTAAAGGAAACCACCATAATCAGAGACAGGGACAGGGGCGGTAGCAGCGGATTCTTCTTCGTTCCGGTATGGCTTGGAGGCAGTGGAAGTGATCGTACTGTAGTCGTAAACAATGGTCAGCCTTCCTCGGTACAGACTTACGATAATTCGGAAATTCCAAGTGGAAACCACAGCAAAAGTGGAATGGGGTTTTGGTCATTTCTTATATCGGTGATTGCAATTGCTGGCATACTGTGGCTTTTGTACCGGCTTTTCAAGAATATCAGATAACAAAAGTCCGTTTCAAATAAATAATATAATCAAACATATTAACATTAAAGGAGAACACATCATGGGATTTTTCAGTAATTACAGCAAAAACGTGGCAAAAGACGCAGAAGAAGGAATCATTTCTCTTATTCACAGATTCAACTTTTCCGGAGCAACAGCAGCGGAGCTGGATACAATGGAGGATATTCTTACACAGTCTTCCAAAGATTTGGCAGCAGCAAGAGACAAATGGAAATCGGAAAAGGCTGACGTAGACCAAGCCGTCGCCAAGTATAACAAACTGATGGTTGAGGTGGACAAATGTCAGGCTGCCATCGACAATCCGGCAATCGCTGAAGCCACAAAACAGAAGGCAATCGATTACCAGGCAAAAGCCGTTACCGAATTGGAAGAACTCGGTCCGGTCATCGATCGTGAAAAGGCAGAAGAAGTTGATGCCAGGGAATTCATGGACCTACTCGAAGAAACCGTGCGAACAGCTTCCGCAAATCTGGTGGGTGCCAGAAAACAGCTCGAAAACAAGAAAAGAGAGCTGGATACCCTCAAACTACAGGAAAAGAACAACGAAGAAAAGGTCAACCGGGCCAAAGTACTCGCCGGTCTCAAAGCACAGGGCAATACCATGGGAAAGGTGCTCGGAGTCATGGATAAGGATATTCAGAAGGCAAAGCTGGCTGCTGAGGCTTCCAAAATCAAAGCGGATGCCATCCTCGGCACCATCAAAAAGGAGCCGGTCGTCGATGATGATATGGCTGCCATTCTCGGCACCACACCTTCAGGTGTTCAAATGAGTGTGCAGGAACGTCTGGCGAAATTGAAGAAAACCGTTTAACAGACTCTGTACCAGGGGCTATGGGTAACACTGTAGCCCCTGCCATAAAGGAGATATTTATGACAATACGGGTGTTTAATAAGTTTGAGCCAATTCCTAAAGGGTTTATCGAGATAGACACAACATCTCGTGGTCCATACAAAGATTTATCGCCCTTTTATCTCGGCCCTTACTCGTGGTTAGAGCATACCTGGAGAGAACACAGAGTGCTCACGTGTCAGAGATTCGAGAATTTATGGCAGTACAGTAAGGTATATCCTCAGCATATAAAACCAAATGGTTATATTAGTGAGGATTATTATATCTGGAGAAATGATGGTTTTTCCAAGATGCGGGCAGAGCGTTATCCAATGGGAAAGGGAGCTAAACCAGAGTATCTTCTATGGAAAGGGTATGAGTATAAATATATCTATGCCCGAGAGCTTTTATATATTCCTGTATATTCAGAACTTGTGCTCAAGACCAAGAGTTATGCTATGTTATACAACATGGTCCTACGTGGTGAGAATATTGCTCTGCGAGACTTTGATGGTTATGATCATGTTTCAAAAGGTATGACCTTCGAACAAGTGGTAATGAATCCAAAGAAGTCAATGGGTCATGCCTTTATCATCTACGGTCTTCTGACTGGTGAACTGGCTAAATTTCAAGATCAACGCTCTATGGAATTCTGAAAGGAAGTACATATGAATAAAACGGATGAAATCAAAGAGTTGCTTAAAGAGATGGAACATCTTGAATCTTATGAGATAAATCTAAATACAAGGTTTAGAAAGTTTGCTAAACCATGTGAATGCAGAAAGACCAGATATCGTGGAGGTTTAGATAATTGCACAAATGAAGAACATCCTTGGAGAAGCAAGGTATGTAACATGTCTTGTCACTTTTCCCTATGTCCATTACTTAAACAATGAATCTATATATTGACAAACATGGAAGGAAAGACAATATGAATGAAAAACTGAAGAAATTACTGGATGATTACTATGGTGATTGCAGGAACGATGATTATAAAGAAGAGATTATAAACTTCATAACCGATCAGTCAGATTATATTGCTGAAATCATAGAGGAGGCTCAGCAATGAAAGATGGCTCATGCACATTCTATCCTGGCTGCCCACCTTGCTTCGGATATTGTGGCACACATCTTGCACCTTCAGATCCTCCAGATAACATTCCATGTGAAGGATGCGAGTCCTGCAAAGCTCAAAAAGCGAAAGGAACATTCATGAACGACAACTCTTTGATAAACAATCCATGCAAAGATTGCGTCTGCTGCAAAATCGACAGTTATCATAAAGCTGGGATGATAGATGAGAACGGACGTCCTAGATGTTTTGGCATGTATGACTTTCCTTTTGCTTGCAAAGATGCTGGAAAAACAGCCTGTATCCACTGTAAAACCGCAACAGATAATAATCCTGGATAAAGGGGAAAAGATGCTGAAAGAAATCACACACAAAAAGTTTGCCAACGGAGTTGTATACCTATTACATACTGAAGATGGTTATCCAATCGAAGTTACCGACACCTTTTTGCCCTATTATACAAAGGATGCTATTGGCCCAAAACAGAACGTCCTCAAAAGTGGTGATCTTGGATCCCGCTTGGAACGATGGATGGTCGGAGTTTCTGTAATGTCCGGTTGTCCTGTAGGATGCAAGTTCTGTGCTACAGGAAATATGAAACGTTTCCGGAATCTTACAGTCGATGAAATCGTGCAACAAGTTCAATTTGTTATGGATAAGAATATTGGTACCTGGGTAGATGGGGCAAAAGAATTCAAGATAAACTATACCAGGATGGGAGAACCATTTCTTAATTTTAAAAATGTCAAAGAAGCCATCAACATATTGTATCATTACAATCCAAGTATCCACCATTACATCTCAACTATTGGCATCCAAGGGGCTGACTACTCCTGGATCAGACCAAATATGACACTCCAGTTCAGTGTCCATTCATTTGATGAGAACTATCGCAATTGGCTTATCCCATACAAACACAAAATTACTCTTGAGGAGATGGGCAAGATCAGAACGGCTAGCCGCCTCAAGACTACTCTGAATTTGACTATGGCAAGGGCTGAAGATTTTTCAATGGAGAAACTATCCGCATTGTTTGACAAAGATAAGTTTTTCATCAAAATCAGCCCAATCAATGAGAATGTCGTATCAAAATCAAATGATCTTGGCGAAGGTATAATACACCAAGCCAACATTGCATAGGAGGTAATAAATGCAGCCAAAAATAGCAAAAGAGGTAACATTTCTTAAACTTCTTCAGAGAAGATTTAGAAGCGTTACCGATTATAAGGACGCTATCAACGATATGCGTAAAGAAGGTTTAATCACTGAGCTGGCTTATGAAGAAGTGATGAAACCTTTTTCGGGTCGAGTAAAGACAGTTGCTGAAATTCTGGAAGATACGTGTGCTGGACGCAGGTTAGTAAAGACAAAGGTAAGTAAAATGCCGAAACCTCCAAAAGAAAGCACGCCGGATCCATGTGGTCATGGTGGAGGATATAGAGGAAATCCTTGTTGATATTCTGAAAGGAACAATAATATGGAACTATTTCGTGATGTTTATTGTGCCCTAAATGGAAATGCACCACAACCAGTAGATGGTCCATATACATCTCTATACGTAAAAGTAACTGATATTTGTCAAGCAAAATGCCCTTTCTGCACTTTTGCCAATAAGAATAATGGTTTTCAATTCGATATCAAAAAGTTTGAAAAAGTTTTATCCTTATTGAGTAAACACGTAACAGTTACTAAAGTATCTTTTACCGTCGGCGAGCCATCATTTGCCCCAGGTTTGGTAAGAGAATGTGTGCAAATTGTGAAATCATTTAATAAAGACACATTTACAGTTGTCAACACAAATGGTTACGGTTTGCTAGAAATAGCTGCAATAAAAGATTTGGATAATATAGCCATATCCAGACACCATTTCAATGACATTGAAAATCAGAAGATATTTGGAACTAAACTTGTACCTATGGCTAACTATTTGTGGTCTATGGCTAATGATAAAATGCATTTGTCGTGCACCATGATAAAAGGGAAAGTCCATGACTACAAGTCTATTACCAATTATCTGGAGTGGGCTAGTGCTGTAGGCATACATGATGTTGGTTTCGTTTCTCTGATGCCCACAAACGATTTTTGCCTGAAACATTTTGTTGAGTTTCCAGACGACAAGCTATTCAACGAAAGGCTTGTCAAAAACAAAGTGTGGAGCAATGACGACATTTGTCGGTGTGCTAACTATTTATTCCTTCCTAAAAGGGGAAAAAAGGTAGTCAAGTTGTATACCAGATTTAGATGTAAACCCACCACTGATTCAAAAAGCAATCTGGTATTTGACGGACAAAATTTGAGAACCAACTTTAACGGCAGTATAATAAGGAGAAAAGATATGGAAAACAATGTAGAAGAGACCATTAAGAAACAGCTTGACAATTCCGGATTCGATTATGCAGTCGCCATTGCCACCAAGGCTGAAGTGGAAGCCGGAGCGGCCTGCGGGCAGCTTGCAATCATTACCGAATAACAAAAAGATAGACAGCCCGGTCTGAAATATGGCCGGGCACAAGTTGGAGATAAAATGGCTATCTATAAATATAAGTGCTCAGCGTGCAATCATATAACTAAACATGCTTTTAACAAGGAAGAATTTGTCCATCCATGGATTGGTTGTGAAGTATGTTTAAGTAGGGCAGTATTACTGTCATCTGTAAAAGCGAAAACCAGGAAGCCAAGGCTCGGAAGAATTCCTATTCCTAGACCTGGAAACGTGCATAAAAGCCCCAAGGAATATTCGCGTAAGATAAAGCATAAATTAAATGATGAACAAAGATTCAAGGAGAAGTAGTTCATGAAACAAGATTTTTCAAAAGGAATTTCAACACGTGTAACCGATGAAATGTTCCAAGAGTTGTATACTCTTTCAGAAAAAGACCAAAGACCACTGTCAAATATGGTAAGGATGCTTATAACAGAAGCTCTACAACATAGGAGAATATGTAAATGCTCACCTTCAAAGGAAAGTACACAACAGCAGATGTAATGATTGATAATATAGATGAGACAACAACCAGCCAGATTTATGCGTTTATAAACAACTATTCATTTATCAATCCTATCAAAATCATGCCTGATACTCATGCTGGCAAAGGTGCTGTCATCGGTTTTACTATGCCTATGGGGGATAATGTAATTCCAAATGTTGTTGGCGTTGATCTTTATTGCCAAATGCATATGGTGCGATTGGATCCAATCGTCTTAAGCGGTATTGATTTTGACAAACTTGACCAGAGAATACGTGCCAGGATACCAATGGGTGGAGAAGTACATCCCAAACCACAGCTCGACATGAAGAACGATTTTCCCTGGGCAACAGTACAGAAAGAAGCTGTCGAGTTTACGTTGGCGTTCAACAAACGATATGGCAGCAAGCACCGTTGTCCAAAAATCGATCTTGATTGGTTTCTTTCACTCTGTGAAAGGGTATCCATCAGAAAGAAGAAGAAGGACTTCGCTCAGTATGTTATCAATTCTATCGGCACCTTGGGTGGTGGTAAATGATTGCCTCCGGGTCCAAAGTGTTTGTGTTTAATACCGAAACTTCTTCTGATTGACTTGGAAGTCCTATAAAAATGGACGACAGGGCGGAAACATGCATGCATGTGCCGTGAGAGACTGAGTGAAGAAGATCGAAAGATAAGCGACAGTCCGACCTCCGGGATAATAAAATGAAGCCGGAGAGATAGGCAGAAATGACCTATCCGCTATTCGAATCGAATAGTAGTAACAAACAACTGAATCATTTCATTGAAATCGGCATAGACGAGAGAAGCTATCCTTGTATAACCACCCATTCCGGCTCTCGTAATCTAGGTCTGCGTATCGCCACATACTGGCAAGACATTGCAGTAAAAGACCTGAAAAACAAGAAGTCCGTTGCAATGACCGAGATGTTTGATTTAATCAAAGAGAAACAGCCCAAGGAAAAGTGGCAGGAAATGTTTCAAGGTGTCCGTGATATGGTACCAAAGACACCTAAGGGTCTTGAACCTCTACACGGTGAGCACATGTATGGGTACCTCATTGATACTATCTTCGCTAATTGGTATGCGTACATGAGTCATCAAGTTATGATGAAGGCTATCCTTGAAGAACTGCGTGTACGAGAGGATCACATCTTCGAAAGGATAACTACAGTTCATAACTGTATCAATTACAAAGATTTCATCATCCGCAAAGGTGCTGTCTCTGCTTACGCCGGAGAAAAATTTATCCTTCCCTTCAATATGGAAGATGGTATTCTGGTCTGTGAGGGTAAGGGAAACTCCGAGTGGAACTTTTCTGCTCCTCATGGTGCGGGTCGTCTGTATTCAAGAACTATTGCCAAGGAAAAGTTGAACTTAGAGGAAGCCAGAGCCTCTATGGCAGCCAAGGGTATCTACACAAGTGTATTGCCAACCGATGAACTTAAAGGGGCGTACAAGCCAGCTGAGATCATTGAGGCAGCTATTTCACCAACGGCAAAGATCCTTCATCGAGTCAAACCAATAATGAACTTAAAAGCGGGCGATTCGGAAGATTAAAACAGGAGAAATAAAAACATGGAAAAACCATATCCGCTCTACTGCAAAGATTGTAAATGGTCTAAAGAAATTTCCAACGCACGCAGCAAAAGTCTTTCATGCCAGCAACCGACTCTGAACGCTGCAGATTCTGATTCACTATCAAGTATAACCCCCGGAATCAGTTGTAAGGATGAAAGAGAAAAGATATTTCTTGGTCTATGTGGAATGAGAGGAAAGCTTTGGGAAACAAAATAAAATGAATTTATCACATCATAAACAAAGGAAAATACTATGGAAAAACCATATCCTTGTTTCTGCGACGATTGTAAATGGTCTGTACAAAAACCAGGAACGATTCTTCTAGAGTGTAAACACCCATTGGTATGCAATGTTGATGGCTTCGCATTAGGAACTACCACTAGAGTCTATGAAGGGGTCTCTTGTGACATTGAAAGAAGTAAAAGGTGGTTTGGAGAGTGTGGAAGAAGAGGCAGACTATGGGAACAAAAGGAGGAAAATGTCAAAAAATGTAAAGAAGAAGACCAATCATCAGATCGTTGAAAGTTTATCAATAAACAAACCTGTTGATATAGTACTACTCAAGAAGCAAAGAAATATGCTTATTGATGAGTTGGACAGGTGGAGTGATGATGATCATGGCAAAGATGATAAAGAGTTATATGATGGACTGATTAATTTTCTGGATCATATTCTTGATATAGCCGAAAATGAAAACTTCCATCGCCCAACTAAACATCGTTTTGGATTATAAGGAGAAAATTATGCCAAGTATCAGGTATGAATTTGATTGGAAAGTAAATGATGAAAATGGGGATTGTACCGCAAGGGTAAAAAGATCTGTTTTATATGGGCTCCAACCAAATCCTGCAGAAGAATCCAAATTTCAGGTACAGGTAAGTAAAAATGTGCTACGCATCTTTCCATGGCCGGGACAGGAAGTGTTCAAATCGCTACCGAATAATGAGTATGAAAAATTTGTTGCCATTGCGAAAGCTTTCCATGCTGGCACAAACAAAAGTAAAGATTTTTTCTATTGGGAACTTCCGGAAGAAGATACGTCTCTTATCCCAAAAGTGGTTGCCACCACAAATGTCATCAACGACTCAACATCCAAGAAGAAAGCTAAACGTCATAAGAAAAAGAAAGGTCCAAACGATATTTGGCAGACCACAACATAAGGAGGGGTGATGACTAACTATATTAAACGTGCGTTCAAATGGTTGATGAAGATAGTAAAGATTTCGAATTTCTTTTGCCAGGTCAGCTCTTTAGAATGTAAGCTTGAAGACGCTTTAAGTAAGTGTGAAGCACTTAAAGAAGAAGTTAAGGACAAAACACTTCGAGAAGAGCTGGAAGCAATAGAATACAGAATCGATTACGCACGCTATCGTATGTTATCAATCAGAAATCGAGGCAAAGATATTATTGCATACGAAGATGTCAAGGGATTGTGATTGAAATAAATCAAAATTGCTCTAAAGGAGGGATGCCAATGAGAGATTTCAAGTGGTTGAAAAAAGGAGTAAGGGTGGTTTTTAAATCTGAGCCGTTTGAATTGTGGAGAACAGGTACAATTAAAAATCCCTCCTTTAGTGAAAGTATCGCAACAATTATCAAAGACTCTAGCCGTTCAAACAATGGGGACATAGCTTACGTGCATTATAAAAACATTGTTGGAGAGGCTACGGACAGAATAGTTCCTTACCCATTTTATTGGGGCAATGTTCTTGAGCATCTGACAGAAGAAGCAAAAGAGAATCTATAACTCATAAAATAAGGAGCAAATTATGTTGCGTATTACGGAAAGACAGAGAGAACTTTTAACGTCTAAAGTGGTGCCAATTTCTAACAAAGACACCGATTATTACGCCTGGGGTAGAAATACCAGGATAGTACTAGGAGATAATAATCGAGCCGTCCAGAACTTACTTATAGCCGAAGCTGAGGCTGGTCGCATGTCTGAAAAGGATGTTGACACATTTTTCGAGGGTTATTGGTATGGAATTGAGCCATTGATAGCCCAGCTTCCAGAGGAGTCTGTAGTCATCGAAGTAAAGATAAAACACGAGGGCATGGAATGGGTTGGGGAGCTGGATCTTGGAGAAGATGTCCTTCTTAGCGTCAAAGACGCTATTAAAAGTGAAAATGATCCAATAAAAACTGTCTCACTTTTAGTACGTAGGGGTCATGAGTATCCAGATGAGCCCGTCAATGTGTGCTATACCACATCCTCCGGACAATTGCATTAAAATATTTAACAAGGAGTCGTGTAAATGAACCTCATCGTGCCATTACTGATCTGTGTAGGAGTTGTAGCAGCACTTTATGTATTAGCGTTTGTTCTTAAATTGGGTTTTTATGCCTTCATCATTTTCGTCATTTTATCTATTCCTCAGGTCAGGTCCGGAATAAAGTATCTATTCTATAAATAGAAAGGAAATAAAATTATGGATATCATTCGCCCAGAAAGTATTATGCAAGCTCTTGCTTCTCAATTCGTTGTCCATAACAAAAATATTATTCCAAACGCTGGTATTCTTATGACGCTCGAAATATGTGCTGAAAATCACGGCTACGAAAGAGATGGCAACACTTTTCACAAGAGTTGGAGAGCACGCTATCTGAAGTATTTGCACTATATTGTCGTAAAAGAACATTCGGTCTTTGTTGCTATTTCCAATATGTCTGATTGGAGAAATATTCCTCTTAAAGAATGGGATAACACATCTAATCATGATTCATGTTGGAGATCTGATGGTTTTCACAATGTTTTCCCTGAAATTATGAAAGCTTATCATGCATGCTATGACCATGTGCCTAAGAAACATCGACCAACACCTCTTGCAGCTAACATCACCGGATCAATTTCTCCAAGATGTAAAGCTCCCATCACATTCATCAGCGTAATAAAAAAGAGATCCGAAGAAACTGGAAAAGGTTATTATTCTTTGAAATCTATCAGGGAATTGAATCCTAAATTTCCGGCTCTTGAACATGAAATATTTTTCACATAGATTTATTAAAGGAGATGTAAGATGATAAATAGTATCAAAAAGCCTAAAGTACCTGGTCTTAGACCAAAAACCAATGACTATATAGCTGGGGAACCATTAGAGAAGTATATTCCAGGTCAGCCCTTGAAAAAGAGTAACGAAAATAAAATGCAGATAACCGTCGATTCACAAACAAAAGGACAACGCACAACAAATTATGTTCGTGATATCATGCTCGTAATAGCTGGTATGTCTGTTCCAGCTATAATTTGGGCAGTTAAGTACTTATTCTTTTAGCATGGGGAGGAAAATATGACGTTATACAAAGACAAAAATATGGATCCATTTGTCAAAAGGATAGAGACCATCTCTGGTGCTTATTACAACCAATGCAAAGCCATAGTCAGCTTGGATGTTTCAGATGGTAATGGTGGAAGAAAAGATATGGTCATAGAATATCCAATGCAAGAGGAAAAACATCTTTTCATGCTGATGAAGGATAAGGAAACGAAACGTGATATAAGTCATGATGAAAAATTTCCTATCGTTCAAGCGATCATGGGGGCAACAAAATCATAAAGGAATTCAAACATGAGTAACGGGATGAAAGCAGTCTTATTAATAATTGGATATATTATAGTGGGAGCCCTTATCATCTCAATCCCTGCTGCAGCAATAAAATATTTATTCTGGGGATAGGAGGTAATATGAAAGGACGAAAAGAACGTTATGTTATTTTTTCACGTAGTGAATCGGAAATTCCTGGTGGGGTAATGTATTGGGATAATGAAGATGGTTGGAGCGACTATACCTCTGCCACAAGATTTACAAGAAAAGAAAAGCAGATATTTTCTCTGCCAATGTCGAAGGACAATGACGCTGAATGGGTGAGAATTTATCAAGAAGAATAGGAGAGATTAAATGAATAATTTTCCTAATTTCTCACGAGTACATTATGGAGATATTTCCAGAAATTTGCTTTGCCAATTAACTGATTGTCAGATGAACATCGATAACAAGTGTATATATCCTTTGAAAGAAGAGATAACACTTATCAAAGTTGAGGATGATCTTTTACGCTGTAGTCAATACTGTAAAGACCAATAGGAGAAAACTTTTATGAGTAAATTCTATACTGGTGTTGGTTCACGATCTACTCCAGCACACATTCTGGAAATAATGACAACTTTGGCAAAGAAATTGGCTCTTGATGGTTGGACACTACGTTCTGGGGGTGCAGCAGGTGCTGATTCAGCTTTTGAATATGGTGCTTCCCTGGTTGGAGGCACAAAAGAGATATACCGTCCTAGTCATGTAAATAAGAGAGCTTTGGATATGGCGGCAGCAATTCATCCAGCATGGCATAGATGTTCCCATTTTGCTAAACAGCTGCATGCTAGGAACTGCTTTCAAGTTCTGGGTATTAATCTGGATACTCCATCGTCGTTTCTTGTGTGCTGGACATTGAATGGAGCAGATGTTGGAGGCACTCGTACTGCTATTGTTCTTGCACGTAACCATAATATTGAGGTTATAAACCTTGGTTTACCTGAACAGCTTGAACGTATGAGACAATATCTTCTATTATAATCTGAAAGGATAAAGTCAAATGAAAGAAATTAATCACTCAGATTGGTTGTTATCTACTATACCAACACATAACTGTAGATACTTCTTGTGTCTTTTGTTTTTTATTGTTATGATGGCGGTAGGCATTTTTATGATAGCCACATCTATTACCGAAATGGAGAGGAAAAATGACAATGCTCGCAATATGCGTACACAATTCTACGCGATCCTGCATCATGATGCGACAATTTGAAAACGGGGTATGGACATTGCCTATGAAGATCATACCAAATGGTGATGATCCTATGCACCATATAGACGATCTATTGAAACAGGTTGATGGAGAATTCGAACTTGTATCAGCCATCAGTATGGTAGACTATGTGGACCAGGCAGAAAGTGGTGACGTCAGGCACAGTATCGTATACGATATAAAATATCGTGGTAAGGTGCATCCTGGATGTCCAGAGAGTTGCAAAGATAGATATAGCAAAGGAAAATGGATGCATGTGGATACTCTTAAAGAACAACCTGGGCTGAGTCATCCAACACTATCCCTGGTAGCTGCCATGGAAACTGATTCAAGTTTAAGATAAAGGATAAGGCTATGGATAACAAATCATTACATTACTTTGACTCACATGGATGTAAAATTTCATTTATTGCCAGAGAAGACAACATGATGGTAGCATTAAAGAAAAGGAAATTCGTTTATGTTCTACCAGAAGTAGTTGAGGTAATTGAACGTATTACACAGCGGTGTGGTAAGGAAGTGGCTCTGGAGAATGTTAGCTGTGAATTATGTGTGCATCCTGCAGTTATTCGCAGCATTTTTGTGTATCTCAAAACTATCGGTCTTCTAGGGAAGGAAGAACCTCTACCAGAAGAGGAACTTGGTCGAAATTGTGTGTTACCTTCCTTAAGAAAGGGTTGGTCAGGTAATATTTATCCGATATTAAGAGATGTAAGAGAGGAAGATTATGGGAAGAATGTTAAACGGCAAAAAGAAGAAGGCACCTTCTAAAATACAAAAAATGGTTGAAGTTCAGCTACAAGGTATTGGAGTCAACATTCAAAATCCTTGTGATGAAGTGCCAATGTCAGAAGTTCATGACAGAATTGAGTTGCGTAGTGTTCCTCTTAGCCCTACAACTCAGAAATGGATCGACGAATTCATATCGACAAAGGGCATGAAGGAGCTATTCGATAAAAAGGAAAATACTCAAAATGAGACTTCTCCAGGAGCATGTTATGACTTCTGGAGAGATGGAGACTGGTAATAATGTTACATAGAGGAATATTAGATGCTTTACATGAAATGATGATGAGAGGAGCGTGGGAAACAGAAGAAGATCTTATGCGAGAGGTTTTAAAAACATATCCAGGCAATTTTGAAAATCTATACGAAAAAGACGCCCTGCGTATAGTGGTTGCTGGTAATAAGGTTTTAAACAGCATGGGAATTCCGGAAGTAACCATCGAGAATGTGCTACCAATACCATATCCTGAATCTGATGAATATGAAGGTTTAAAGGTGGAATCAGTAGGAAAATGTATTGATCTATGGGAAGAGGAGTCTCAGCCAAAACGTACTTTCAGAAAGAGAAGTGGTGGGACATTACCTGTCAGGTCATTTAAAGCACCACCTCTTGGACTTAAACGATCAGAAGATAGGATTTTTGCTTTCGGTGCTGGCGACTTTACTATGGGATTCCGTGCAGATGTTGAATCCAAAATATCTGGTACCACGACAGGGAGAATTAACAGCCAAGACGCAATGCTCCGTGATTACGTCACTATTTCTTTTGGAGAAAAGAGCATGTCTCTTAATGCCGCTGCAAGTATAATGGAAAAATACATCAATAACTTCGTTCCGCCTACCGTAGAATATGCAGAGGAGGTCAAAACAATGACCCCTTTAAGTAACGAAGAAGTTGAAACTGCAGTCAAATCTGCCATCGATAAAATAAAAACCATATCGAAAGAAAAAGGGGTGTAACATGGCACAAGAAAAAGAAAAAATTAAAACTGTTGATTTTGACAACGACAAACTTCGTAGACGTGAGAAACGTCAACGAGATTTGGAGCGTAGAAAAGACAAATTCGACAAGGGGGTGAGGCGGAAAAGATAAATTAAAGAAAGTAGGGAAAATTGTTTAAAATTGACAAGAGGAGACACATTATTATGAAACCATTAAAAATTTTCGGACTTTGTTTTACTTTGTTTGCAATGTTATCAGTAGGTATTTTCGTCAATCCATCATTAGCCAGTGACATCAAGACAGATATTACTGGACATACCTATACGGTGGTTATCGATGAGGCAATTTATGATTTATCTTTTAGACAGGGACCTTTTGGCCCCGGACCAATGGGTGAGGCTGACTTGACTCAGTCTGGAGTCTTTATAGACACATATGATTTTAACAGTAGCGGGGATCTCATTAAAATTGTTGGTCTTGGGAACTTCTTCTATGGTAACTATCAGCTTGTCTATATTCCAGGAAGTACCGTACTATTGTTAAATTGCAAAGATTGTTTGATACAGTAAACTGGAGGGCTATCACTTGAAGGTGGTAGCCCTTCATAAGGTTATAAACGAGGTAGAAAATGTCGAGAAACAAAAGATTTTACAAACTACATGTATTAGCATGGATTTTGATTATAATCATAATTTCCAGCTCTTCCTTGATTGTTAGAAACAACAATGAGAATTTAATCACTATAGCTATTGTAGTAATATGTACAACTTTAGTAGTGTTAATAATACCTACACTTGTGGATGTTCTACATAAACTAATAGATGATTTAGAATCAAAGGAGTAACTATGAACGAATTTGGTGGTATTGTAACATTAAATAATGATGAAGTAGGAGTTCTTCGAAAGATTTCTGAACGAGTCGATTTAGAGGAGATCCCTAAGCTCCAGGACTTCATTAACTATATGCTCGAAACAGTATCTTCTCTTGGAGCCATCGGTCTAGCGGCACCACAAGTTGGGGTCAACAAACAGATATTTGTTCTTGATGATGGAACAGTCTGTATTAATCCTACTATTGTTGGAAGTAGCGGGAAAATAACCTCTTATGCAGAAGGCTGTTTGTCTATAGACAGCGGAGAACGCTATGATGTTAAACGTATGCGTGAAGTTACGGTGAAATACTTTGATCGTGATGGGAAGCTACAAACACTGAAACAGAGAAAGAAACTGGTAAACATCGCCATTCAGCATGAGATCGACCATCTTCATGGGAAATTGATTTGCGATAGCGGAAGACCAAGGAAGTAATTCGATTTAAAGGTGGTATAAACATGGTAATAAATGATTATAAAAGGAATGAATTTGGAAAAACAATATGTACTCCTTCAGAAACCATTTCATTTCTAAGAAGGGGGCTTAAAAAACTGGATCTTCAGGAAACAATCAAGACCCTAAAGAGTTGTGATAATTTGTGGTCTGTCAACATCGAGATACCAGAAATAAGAGCCATGGCAAATGGAAAGGGAACTTCAGAAACTACTGCTCTTGCTTCAGCTTATGCCGAAATTGTAGAAAGATTGTCTGCTGGGATGGAGACAGGAATAAGAATAGGGGAGTTCAGACAACTTCATGGCGAGCTAGGGAACCTACTTTCTGAGGTTTCTCTATACAAATATATGAAAGGATACAGATGGTCGCATCAAGATAGCATTCAAGATGCCGTTCGAGCAGAAAGCTTTTTAAAAGATTACAGATTCGTTCCAGCTCAATACGAACATCTTAAGTTCTCAAGCGAGTTGTTAAGGCATTGGGTACCTGGATATTCACTCGTACAGGATAAAGAGGTATATGTACCGATACTTTTTGTTAAATGGATATCATCGACTAATGGTCTTGCTGCCGGAAACACTTTAGAAGAGGCAATAGTTCAAGGAGCCTGTGAAATATTTGAACGTGACGCTCTAATAAAAAATCTACGTTTCCTTAACAAACAACCTTGTCCAAATATTGATATCGCCTCTATAGAGGATGAAACTATTCAAGACATTCTCAGGTATTTCGAAGATAACAATATAGAAGTTGTGATAAAAGACATTGGTCAAGGTGTATATCCTGTACACGCTATAATGACATTCAACAAATCCCTCACGACAAATCATGTTGGATACAATATAGTTAAAGCAGGGAGCTCATTTAATTCTATTGAAGCGGTAACAAGGTGCTTTACTGAAAGAATGCAGGGAACACACTTTGATTACGAAGCTGGACAAGGCATGATTCCTCAAGATCCAAATCCTGATAAATATATACCAATATTTTTTAAAGGGATTTGTCCATTAGATCTTAGAGTATACACACGAACTGATACCGTAAAATTTATTCCTAAATCTGTAGATGGGACCAAAATAGAGATCGATCAGTGTATAGAGATAGCCAAGAAACTCAATACCGATCTTATTTTTGTCAACCATACTCATCCGGTGTTTAATTTCCCTGTTGTGCGTGTTGTAATGCCAGGAGTTTCTGATTTCATAAAATGGTGGAATCCCAAACAAGCAACACTCAATCTCATTGGAAATTTGGAGGCGGAAGAACAGCGTTATGAGGAAAAATTGAAGGGTGTGTTGCGTTCTTTTGGACTTGATAGCAACGATACTGGCAAATCAGCCCAAAATAAATCTAGGAGAGACACATGAGCAGCGATGGAGATTATATTGGTCCAGCTCGTCCAATGTTCACACTTGAAGATACCCCACAAAGTACTAAAAAGTGTGAACGTTTAATAGCTGGCAGCCCAACAAGTGGAATGTTTGTTGATGTAACTGAAGATGGTATGGTACTCAATGCTTATTATACAGGGTTTCAAGGAGATTTTAAATATTCTGTACTTCGTGATGGAGTAACTATACCATGGGAAGAACTGGATAAGATACGAGAAAGAATTTTGAAGCCGCCGAAGAAAAAGCTTGCCGTTTTGGATCACGTCGAAGAGGAAGTAGATTTAGAGTATTTAAAGACACTTCCAATAGTCCATATAAACAAGTTGCGTTACTATGTAGATCCTGTGAAACGTGAAAGACGTGCAGTCAACCGTCCAAGTGACGTCTGGAGGTTCTAAATGTTGAAATTTGTTAAAGGTGACATTCTGGATGCCACAGAAGGAATAATTGGGCATCAAGTAAATTGTCAAATGGTGATGGGTGCTGGTTTGGCAAAACAAATCAGAAGTAAATACCCAAAAGTGTATGAGGAATACATAACAATGATGGGTAGAGCTCCAATAAACGCAAGACTAGGACGATGCCAGATAGTAGAGATTTCAAGAAAATTGTACTTCGCCAATCTCTTTGGTCAATTCGATTATCGTCCCAGGAATGTTGTCAACACTGATTACAATGCTCTCGGCATGGCTCTACGAAATCTACAGCGTTGGAAAACAATGTTCAAGGCTGACGACTTCCCCATATATCTTCCTCATGGTATTGGTTGTGGACTTGCTGGAGGAGATTGGACAATTGTCGAAGGAATAATTCGGGATGCAGTACCTGATGCAATAATAGTTCGCTACGAAAAGAAATAATGAGGCTTTGTTGCCTAGGAGAAGAAATGTCAAATTATTACCTACATGATCCAATTACTGATTCGATTCATGTGACCTGTAAAATCTGCGGCAAGGATTTATTATGTAAACGAGGTGAAGACCCAACAACTAAAAGATGTAGACTGTGTGGTCATAGATTTGGTACAAGAGTACAGCACTATATCGATGATTCACCTGATGCATCGTCAGATACTCACAATAGATACAGCTGGTTTTGTGGGGAATGTGAACATCGTGGATTAAAGTGGATGAAATCGGACAATGCAATTCAGGAATGTCCAAATTGCAAAGTGGGGAAGGAACACTTGACAATAAGAGCACTAGATCCAGAGAAGGGAAGATGTAAAACAATCTGGGAACAGCTACCATTATCTTCATTAAAACCCATAGCCCTGCCTAAAAAGAAATTTAGATAGATAAAAAGGTATAACAATGATCAACATAAAAATAGCTCAACCAAAGGATGGGTATATGGGGGAGACGTATGTATTTTGTCCCCATTGTGGTGGAAGAACAACATTTTATTCAATATCACCAAAGATGTGCTCACATTGCACCCTCTCTTTTCCAGACATTCGGGCATTAAAATTAAGGGTAAAGTATAGAGCCATTTGGCATAAGGATACGTTAAATGCTCAAACTACATAAAAGCAGATCAGCCGATAGATGGTTTGTATCTTGCCCCTTCTGTTTCAACTTAATTATTTTTAGTCTAAGTTCACCAGTATATTGCACCAAATGTGGTGAAGAATTGTCAAATTACTCCAGGCTTATGGATGATATTGATGAGAGGAAAGTGTATTACATATTGGGTGACACCTGGGAATTGGGGGCAGAACAATAGGAGAACAAAAATGTTTAAAGTGGTTCAAGATAGTGTTATAGATGAATTATTATTTAAATGTGCAGCTTGCGGTGAGGAGCAAACATGCTATACTGACATACTACCAATAATTCATTGTCTCAAATGCCACAAGGTATTAAAGCCAAGCCCTTTTCATATTTTTCACAATCGATTATATCGTATAGGTTATCACTTTATGGTTGATAGAAAGGAGCATCTTAATGACAACGAGGCGGAGGACTGAGAAAAGAGTAAGATATGTAAGAGTAGCAAAGATTCCTGTAGAAGCAGTTCTACCTTTTATCTTCACAAGGGATGTAAGGCACAAGCTTAGCTCAAAGGGATTCTCGTATAACAGTGCAGAATGGAAAAATGCAGCACTACGTACATACTTTGTAAAGATCAATGGTGTGCCAAGAGCCATCACAGTGCCTATGGGCTCACATAGATATCAACTCTTTGCTACAAAAGGCATCAAGTGTGTACATTGTGGCACTGAGGGCACATACTTCGCTCTTGAGAGGGGTGTCAATGATAATCCAACAAAGTTTCATTTAAATCTTTATGGAAAAGATGAGAATGGAAATGAAATCATGATAACAAAAGATCATATCCTACCAAGATCCAAAGGTGGGGAGAACAAACTTTCAAATTATCAACCTATGTGCTATAAATGTAATCAGAAGAAGGCAGATAAAATCAATGATTAAAGCAAAAATAAAGAAGAACGATGATGTGGTAACGTTTTTATGTCCTGGATGTAAACAGGAAGATGTTGCTTATATCAAAATGCCCCAAAGTTGCTACAGATGTGGGTTTAAATACGATTTTTTCATAACGAGGCTGGTAGAGCTTATCTCTGAAAGAAAGTACTACCATTTTAAAATAAAAACAAGAATAATCTGTGAAGGATAGATCATGATCCGATGCAAAATTACAAGTCACAGCGGAGCTAGAACAATCGAATACGCATGTGAGCAATGTGGTAGAATAAATGTACGCTGTTTTGGTGTTAGTATAACAAGAGAACTACATGAAAAAACATGCTGGTTCTGTTCGAAAAAACAACCGGCTTTGTTAGATCTTGTTCATCACCGATTTGACAGAATACAATACCATTTTCCAACTATAACACGTTCAGTTGTTTCAGGAATATACTGAATGTCACTCTATAAGGAAACAAAAATGATTCAATGTAAGGTAAAACCTATCACTGAGTATAAAAACGAAACCATCTTTGTGAATCCAAAGTGTGGACATGTCCAAAAATTTGAGTACTGCTCACCAGTTAGATGTCAGAATACGGAATGTAATGAAGAAGTTCCAGACATTGATAAACTATATGGTGATAAGCATCAGGATTCCAGAGTAAAATTTTATGCTGAAGGGAAGTTATGATACAAATCATTTCGGAAATAAGAGCTTCGTCCTTTTGTGGTACACCCAAGAACTTTATGATATGTCCACAATGTCTCAAGAAAGATTGGTTTTATAATTTTCTTCTTAGAACCTGTACAGGATGTGGATTCCACTGGGGAAATGTAACAGCATTAATGGACGATATAAATATCAGAAAAGAATATCACAAAAAGGGAGAAATAATTGAAATCAGAAAGTAAGAAAGAAAAATTAAACAGCGATGACATGTCAACAATAGCTCGTATTGTTGGAGAATGCTCACCGATATCCACATTGATAAAAGAAAATGGCATATGGCAGCAATCAAATATTTTCGTCGCGGCAAATGAAAGGTGCCATATCTTTGCCACGCAGGAGTAAGCATGCTTCTAAACACCTACTTTGTAGCAGATTGGCATTTATTTCATGATAACATACGAGAATATTGTAGCAGACCGTATAAAGACATCAACCAGATGCATAAGATGTTGCAATTCAAACATAATCAAGTGGTTTCTGTCAAAAATGAGGTCTGGAATATTGGTGATGTTACAATGCTTTCGTCTGAATATGCCAGAAAAGTTTCAAAGGAAATATCAAAGTTCAATGGTATAAAGCATTTAGTATTGGGAAACCACGATGAATGGCGTGCCCACTCTTATGAAAGTGCTGGTTTCTGGACAGTACATACTGCCTATTGGTTTCAACATGAAGGATTTACCTTCTATTTGATACATGACCCCGCAAAATACACAATCATTCAAAATGATCCTAAAGCCATCATGTTATGCGGTCACATTCATAACTTATTCAAACATCTACTTCCTGAAAAACGCATCGTAAACGTCGGTGTAGATGTATGGGAAAAACCAGTTTCTTTTAATGAAATACTACTGCTGTTGAAGGAATATGGAATTCATCAATTCAAAACCATATAATAGAAAGGAATTTTAAATGAAGAATACTAACGTAATCAAGGTTGGTGGAAATGGCAAGGCTTGCTACGGTATTGGCTCTAGAATATCATTTTCCCTTCTCTCCTCTCTAAAAGATGGACGTAAGCAGATTCTTTGCTTTGATACCTGCCGTGATTACATTAACGATTGCCTTATCTCCTTTTTCAATGTGACAGCTGGAAATGTTGGATCAAGTCACTGGAAAAAAGGCATGGTACCGGTTGATACAGCTCGCCTTAGACTTCTCATTGCAAAAGATCTTTCGATGGGTGAAACAAGGGAAGATCTTCACAGGAAACTTCGGGCGGCCAAAAACATTATAAACATGTATGAGAACATCGCTGGTTTTAAGAAGAGAAGTGTCATTAAACGTGTAGAGCATTCAAACCCGAATATAAAGTTCTGCTGGGTAGTAATAAGCCCTCCTGAATGGCTAAAATCATCTCACCTCGTGTCTATGATTACCTTGATTTTCAGGATCGTTGTTGAATCAGGCGGCTTTGAGCAGCTTAGAAACGTAAAGGAAGTCGAACAAAGATTCAAGGAATTGTGTGAAAAGAATAGTGGGAGATACAATGACTGTGGTCATTACCTGACAAACTCATGGGAAAGATTTCGTATGTTGATGGAATATTATGATGATTTGTTTGGTTCAAAAACGAATGCTTTCTGGTATCCTCTTCGAAAAGTAACAAGTTGGCACAGTTGCGGAGGAATAGTCAGTCTGTGTCGGTACGAAACTGATGTTAAAGACATTGATGATCTTATGAGAAAAGCATGGGAGAAATGGCAGAAACAATAATTGTTTTGGTTTTCTGGTTTCTGGAGCTCTCTGGCCCGCTTTGCGATGGAAGAAGGAGATTTGAATGGAAAAACAAGTAGAAGGATTATCAGAGATTACAGCTGGTTGGTCAGAGAAGATTGAAAAATCATTTCATACCAATAGACTCATGGGTATAGATGCCGCCTATAATTATCTGGAAAAGAAACTTTCGGATAAAAAAGAAAGTCGTAGTGCAGATCTCGCGTTGAGGCTTGTTGGGGGTTTCTTGTTAGGCATCTTTTTCAGTCTGATCATGTTGTTTGGAGATGTTTTAAAGAAAATAATAACTGAGGTGCTTCATTGATCATGATATCGCAACAAACTATAGTAACCGAAACAACAATGGCAAATGAGTTTTGTAGAGGATATGTCATGTACAGAGATGAATTTCCTGGAAACAGGCAACTGTCAAAGGTGATAGACTATATAATCCAATGCAAAAAGGGTCTTGTGAAGAGCATCAACATTGAATATAAGGAGAGTAAGTCAATATGACCAATGTTTATATAGATGGATTTGGATTGGAAGCTCATCTTCCTAATCAAATTCATAATCAGCAGCTCAATAAGCACAGACTCAGTGATGCCATTGACGCAGCGATAGAATATTTCAAACCCTGGGGAGCAGGTAAAATTGAGATGTTTGTTCTTAAACCAAGATATATCTTACAACCAGATTAATTTATCATAAAGGAGTATTCATGGACAAAATTACGGAACAACTTATGAAAGAGCGATTGCCAGTACATCCAAAGTGTCGTGGCGAAGGCTTTTCCGAAATTGAGCAAAAATTTATTGTATCCGAGCGTTGCAAACGCATCGAGCCGATTGATATTGAAGGAGGTAAGTCTTTCACAGACGCTGCCTGTCGTTGTACAGCATATGTCAATCCTTCAAATTGGTGGCGACCAGATTTTCGATGTCCTCTTGGGGAACATTATCGACCTGATCTGGCTACGAAAGACGCGAAGAAAGCACGTGTCGGTCAGCAGAAACAGAAGAAAAAGAAGTAGTGCCTTGTTCACCCATTGCGTATAGAACCATGATCCATATCCTGGCTAGGGGTTCTATTTGCATGGGTGAGCATTTCTTCATAAGGAGGATTTTAAATTGGACTGTGCTACATGGCTGGTAAACAAGCTTGGCATTCCTGGAAATCAACAACCGACAAAATTTAACGTCGAGTACATCGTTAAAGGTGGAAAGTATATCGGTACAAGCATGACTGCTCTCAATCTTTCAGGGGTTATCGAAAAAGTTTTCGAAGATTCAAGAAAAGAAGATGTTGGACGTATGGTGATAAAACCCGTTGTACTAAATGAGGTAAACAGATTTGAACTACTCAATTCTGATAGGATATAAAGGAAACAGTATGAAGATTATAGGAATAAGATACAGATTTATTCTGGCTATCCTGATTCTACCGTTTGTTTTTTCCATGATCACTATGCTATCTTCGAGAATGGAAGTAAGGCATGTTTATAACATTTTACCTGTTTTTATTGGCTCAAATTCAAGCATCCTTACAGGTGGTTCTGCAGCCATGCAACGAGGGGTGTTTATATTTATATCCCCTTCACAATTCGATGATGAAGAAATAATCCAACACGAACTTATCCATGTAAAAAGATATTATCGCACTCTTTCGTTTAGTTGTTGGGCATCTCTTTTCTCACAAAAATATTTAGCTGATGTTGAAGCTGAAGCTTACATACTGATGGCTAAATCACCAAAAGATTTTGATTGGATTGCAAAAATGATTAGAGAAGAGTATGCTCCAAATGTAGATAAGGAGTATATCATTAACTGCTTAGAGACGCACTGGGCGTCAAGGAGATAAAATCATGGCACGTGTAGTACAGCAAGAGATAAATGTGGAGTTAACACGACAAAATGTTATCAATTCCTTACATGAAGAGCTTTTTCAACTGCCTTTTAACAATGATCTGTTCGAAAGAGTATTTCCTGTATTGACAAGTATAGAAGGAAATTGCGTGCTTGTCGAAATGTCGGACGGTACATCTTTCAAGCTGCAAGTAACAAAGATGTAATGCGAGGTAATTGATATGTTTTCACAAATGACAATAGATGAAGAAGAGGTGATTAAACAAACAGGACAACTAAATCTTCAAGTGAATCCATTTATAGACTTTGAAAGAGAAACAGATAAGATGGAACATGTCATTGTTTATCGTAACAGCCAATTGGATTGCTACCCCAGTTCCATTTTTCGTTGCTTAGTTACACGGATGCTTAAATGCTTGATGCTTGAAGATTTGACCCTAAGAACTAGAGGAGTTTCTCCATTAAGTGAACAATCTCTTCATTTGTTTCTGGGGTGGGTAATAGAGGATGCTCCAAAATGGGCAAGAAGCTTAGGAAAGAAGCATGTGCTTATCCAAACCAAACTTCCCCATTGTACTGAATGGTTCATAGAACATGATTACGATATAAGACCGTTGGGTGATGGGGGCAAGAATGGTTATAGTGGATTGAAAATTTTTGGAATTTAATATGCTACATAAAATTTATGATATCTGGAGATTTTACAGTATGAAAAAAGTAAAAATAGATTGGTCTGGTAAACTTAGCCCGATAAACACCATATATGAAAATACTGGAGTGAAATTCTCATGGATGGCTCCTGGTCCCGAAAAAGGAATGTTTTCTCAGGTAACAAATTGGCATGGCTGCAGGGAAACTTTTGCTGGAGAAATATGCAAATTCGTTAGCACCACAAAACCACCAAGATGGGTGTATGAAAGACAATTGGATTTCAAAAAGACAAGAATAGCTGTCGTTCGTAAGCACAGTAAGAGTCTGTTTGAAGAGAATACTAAAGATGATCTAAAATGGATGAGATGTGCAGCTCGTCTGTTAAATATCTTCGAAAAAACCCAGGGCTGGGCTTTGACACGTGTTTCTATGTGTGAAGATGCGAACTTACATAAGAATTGTTTTAACGTATTCGTTTTTGTAGGCTCTGTCAAATGGATGCAAGCACCACAGCTTCTTTCATTGTATCTACTCATCGTAAGACTGGGTCGTTTCTGGAGAGATTTCTCGAAGTTTAAGAAAACTGAAGATCTTGAGACAGTAACCAAAGCAGTATTAAAAACCAAAAGTGAATCAAATGTGACCGATATTTCATGGCTGAAACAAACCTGGAAGTATTGGATGCCTATTCTCAACAATCACAATGTTTTATTCTTTAATAAAAGCCTTGAAGAAAACTTCAGAGCAAATTCCGGCTCTAGTGGTATTAAATACCTAATCGATGGTTATGGTGATAATGATCTTAGAGCCAACTGGAAAAAAGTAGCGGCAGAAATTCCAAAATGAAAAGGAGATAAATAAAGAAAATATATGATCAGAAAATTATTAGCGATTACTGTATTATTTTTGATGAGCATCTCATCTATTCATGCTGCGGAGGTTACTCTTGCGTGGGATGCAAATACAGACCCAAGAGTTACCAGTTATAAGTTGTATTATGGTACAGCTTCTAGAGTGTATGGACCGGGTGTGGACACTGGAAAAGTAACACAATTCACTCTTACCGGTATTGCTGAAGGCAAAAATGTATTTTTTGCCGTGACTGCAGTCGATGGGACAGATAATTTGGAGAGCGATTTTTCTATCGAGCTGCCTTGTTGGACCTTAATTCCATCCGTTGTTGGTTCTGGTACTATTACTCCGGCAATGACTAAAGTGGTCAGTTCGGTAACACCTCTTACGTTTACCATTACTCCAAATGCTGGAAATCAAATAAAAGATGTTGCAGTAGATGGAATATCTGTAGGAAAAGTAACAACTTATGCATTTACAAATGTTAGTACAAGCCACACGATAAAAGCCACGTTTGAAACAATTCCTGCTGTGACACCCGTTACCGGATTAAAAATAAAGTAACATCTCACCCTGCCAACATACCATTCAATAGTAGTTTTAGCATTTAAATTATTATTGAATGGTTCAATATAATCATAACAATAATCTTGTTGAAATGGAGATATTATGGTTTGTGATTCTTGTGGTTTTGTCATACCCTATGCAATATTGCAAGGCAGAAAAAGATTTTGTGAAAATTGTTATATCAAAATAAAACCACCAACACTTCTTCTTACCAAGCACTGGACAAATAACAGCTTGTTTGATCCAAATAAGAGGACATATATAGATAGGGATCTTAAATTCTTTGAAGGTTGCGGCTTTAAGGTCTTCACCCATAGGATTTTCACCAATAACATTATAAGCCCAGTATTTAAGGAATTCATAACTCTTAGATATTATGGCACTTTAACATGTCAAATGATACCGGAATTCAAGTGGCCAAAGGACAGGCAATATTGCAGGCATTTTAATTGCTACTACAACCGGTAAAAATTTTCAACTAAAAAAGAGAGAAAACAAACAATGGAGGATCATTACGAAAGTTTATCAAGGGTTTCCAACAATATCAATGTGATACTTGCATTAATTATTTTAAGCAACATGTGGTGCTTTTATGTTTTGAGTAAAAATTACGAAGCCAACATGGCTAAAATAATGGAAAAAACCTCAGTGATCGAAAAGGAAATAGTTGTAAGTATAAATAAGCCCATAAACCCACCAACAAAAGAAGCTAAAGACACAGAAGATTTACGGGATTATATAACAACTCAATTTCCAAAAGTCTTGGAAAGAGATATTGATATCATAGCTACTGAAATAAGCAAACAATGCCTTAAACATGGGATAGCATTCTCATTAATTGCCGGATTGATTGATGTCGAGTCTTCTTATAATAAATTTGCCAAAAGTAGCAAAGACTCTCATGGTCTTATGCAAATAAGATATAAAGTGTGGGGATCTAAGCTAGGCATAAAACAAAGAAAGGATCTATATAGAATAAAGGTAAACCTCAATCTTGGAATTGGAATACTGAAATATTATATTGATCAGAACGAAGGAAATATAACAAAGGCTCTTCAGAACTATAATGGCACTTGTGGTAAAGAGTTTCCAAATAAAGTACACCAAGCAGTTAAAAAATTCAATTCGTTTCGTCATGCTTATGAAAATAGCAGTGTAAATGAAAAGAATGTATGCACGCAAGAAATGACAAAACCCAATACTGCAAAGGCAAAAATCAATGGACCAAATAAAGATAAAAAGCAATCTAGTCCAAAACTCGGAAAGCGAAAACGACTGCCTTCGTCGCCCATTGTTCAACATAAACATAAGATTGTTCACGGGTAATAAGGAATATCGAGCAGTAATCCTGAACATCTGTGAGTATATGGAGTGGGTATTTGTTCAAAAGTATGAAGACTATCCAAAACTTTCCGGTCTGTCTGGAGCCAATGTAGGAATTCCTTTCAACATAATCACTATATTAAAGAATGATATCGTGACTCATATGCTCAACCCAACCATAGTTAGAATGTCCAAACAAACTCGTATAGTGCAATCGAATTGTGGCTCGTTATGTCTTACTGAAAAAGTTTCAGTTACACGTCGAGAGTGGGTTGAAGTATCCTATTACAATATCGAGGGAAAGCACGTTCAAACACGCTTCACCATAGCAGAGGGTGGTAGCACAATTCAACATGAAATTGATCACAACAAAGGTATTCTTATTACCGATACAAATAAACATTTATAGGAGGAAACAACGTTAATGCCTAAACAGACTACCGTAGAGTGGTTTAAAGCCCCAAAAAGTTTAAACGAAATTTATCAGCAAACAGGAATGCTCTTTGCATTTGTATCATCTCCAGAGAAAGGATCCAAAGTGTGTCACGAATGGGTCAAATGCAGAGATTTTCTCCATGATGCTGTGCGTGCCCAGATCACAAATACACCTTGTGCTATCTATGGGTTTACCTTTAATTCCTCTACGAACCCAAACATTGATTTGAAAAAGATGAGAATGCTTATATCGAAGGATGGTCTCAAAGAAGATAATGTTGCTGGTTTCAAGAAAAAGATGGAAGCCGGGCTTGCTCTGGTAAATCATTTCGAATCGCATGCAAAAGTATCCTTGTCAAAGTTGGAGGAGGTAGACCCAAAAGGCTCCAATAAGAAAGCAGTCTACTCATTTGTTGGTCCACAAATGTGGATGACATCTCCGTTCTTGATTTCTATGTATACCTTCTTGATCCGTCTTGGAGACAAAGAGATTGTGTTCAAAGATGGCGACGAATTGGTACAAAAGTTCAAGGGCTTGAACGATGAACATAAAGGAGGGAAGATACAAGACAACGATGCAAATTATCTTGGAAAAAGTTGGGATAAAATGCATCTTATCATTAAGAACAGAACAAAACTTTTTCCTAAAAAAGCTGGAGTACATGACATATTTCATGGTCCATACAACATCAACAGTTTTCACAACGGTGGAGGAATATGGAGTCTGTCTTCATGTCAAACACCAGATAGTGATCTCAATAACCGCATAATGGAGCTTACAAAATAATGACAGCAAAAAAGCAGTTAATTCAAGTCAAAGGCTTGCCTGGTTCGGAAAAGGTACATTACAGAATGGGGTCTATCAACTTTGCCTACATTTCAAGCCCGGCAACAGGTAGGACCCAGCTAACCAGTACTATGACCTGCCGAGAAAATGCTCTGAAGAAGGTCTGGCATGCAGCAAATGATTATGACCAAAACGATTCCCTACCTCCTTTTGATTTTTCAAAATTGAGACTTTTGATTATCCACGACCCCGCAGATTTTGCGGACTTCCGTCGTAAGCTATTCAGTGGAAAAGCCGCTCTAAATATTTTGGAAAAGATCAACAATTGGGAACCGAGCAGTATTACCACAGTAAAACACCCATGTTATGATAATGCATGGCTGCTTACTGGTCCGGCTGAATGGTTATCACAACCACAACTGCTTTCCCTGGCTACATGGATTTTGAGATTAGCTGCTATCAGTGGTCCACTAAACACTGACAGTTATGATGCTCTGGAAGCCAGTTTGTATAACATCAAGGAAAAGGTACGCAGAAGTAATGATGGTGTAACTACTGATAATCTTTCATATCTACAGAGTTTCTGGGATAAAATGTACATCATTCTGAAATATTATCAGGAAATTTTCAAAAATGTCGATATCAAAACTGCCTGGCCCGAGCCTGGAAAACACGAATACGTTCACATTAATGGCGGAATGCTTTCATTTGTGGATGAAACCGTAGACTATACCAATTATGTTGCTTCGGCTCAAAAAAGGTTCCGTGAACTGTGTGGGAAATATCTCCCGCGAAAAAATGAACTCATTAAAGGAGGAAAGTAAGAATGACAATGACTATTGGGTGTGATCCCGAATTCTTTTTGAAAGAGCGTAAAAGTGGAAAGTTGATTTCTGCAATCCCATTCATTACCGGAACAAAAGACATGCCTTTCAGGCTTCCACTCGGTGGAAATATCCAGAGAGATAACGTGGCGATGGAAATAGCCACAGATCCTGCAGACAGTGTGGAAAGTTTTGTAAGTAACATTCGAAACACACTAACGGAAGCCATCAAGACCTTGCCCAGCGATACCGAAATAGTGGCGGCACCTTCTGCAAGCTTCGATCCTGATCAGCTTACCCATCCTGAAGCACAAGCATTTGGCTGTAACCCGGATTTCGATGCCTGGGAAGTAAAAGAAAATGACAAACCTTGTGCAGTGGACAACACTTTCCGCTCTTGCGGGGCTCATATCCATGTGGGAACCGACGGAAAAGATGAAAATGTCTTCTTGCTCGACTTTGAGGGAAAGCTGCAGATGGTGAAGATTATGGACTGTATTCATGGCATCATCTCTTCGGTACTTGACTCCAACAAAGAAGCCATTGATCGGCGGCAGCTTTATGGCAAACCTGGTGCCCACCGACCCAAAGAATATGGTGTAGAATACCGGGTGCTTTCCAACTACTGGCTCAAAAGCCCGATCACAGTGATGATGATGTATTCCTTAACTCAGGATGCCCTGTCCATTGTTCGTAATGGCAAGGCAGATGAACTCATTGAAGAAATGGATGAGAATCAGGTGCGGAATACCATTTCCAATGGTGATGCTGCAGTCGCCATGAAAATGATTGAGGTCTCGTTGATTCCGCGACTGAGCAATGACTCCATATTTTATTTCAACGAAGCATTGGCAAAAGTGAAAGCCAATGATATGAACTTCCATGCTGAATGGAATCTCTACGGAAAGGAGAAGGCTGCATGAAAATCGGAATAGTAGCATCCTCAAGCAAGACACAATACTTCATCAACCAAGCTTATGTCCAATACGTAGCAGAAGCTGGGCTGACTCCAATTCTTATCACACCTGAAATGCCAACCGAAATGGTACTCGGCATGATCGAAGGTTTGGTACTTCCAGGAGGAATTGATTTGGATCCCATTTATTACGGAGAAGACAACAGTTCATCTTTTGCCGTTGACCCGGAAAAAGATACATTCGAACGAAATCTTTTTCATATGTCCAGAGAACGTGGCCTCCCAATATTTGGCATCTGCCGCGGTTTTCAGTTGATTGCAAGAGAATACATGCTTGCCGACAACAAGATGGATGAATTCCTATATTTCTGTGAACACATCAGCGAGCACAATCAGGTTGATAATCAACAACTATCCAGAAACATTTGTCAACATTATGTTGAGTATGCCCCAAATACGCTGTATGGTATCAAACCTGATTCGGCTCTGCCACATCATATGCCGGTAAACAGTATGCACCATCAATGCTTGGTTGCCGATTTTAAGCAAAAGAATGTTCTCGGAGCTAGAGCTTTCCGTATGGCTGCATGGACGCAGCGTGGATTGAAATTGGCTAAAAACAAAGTAAGTACCGAAGTTGTTTGTGAAGCCTTCCGAATATTGAAATGGGGCAGTCCCATTCTTGCTGTTCAGTGGCATCCAGAAGAATTGCGAGATATCAATCTTCTTCGCAATTTCTTTCTCAATCAGGAAACAGGGCTTCAACAACATTTCGAAGCTGTGTAGGAGAAGTAATGGCATTTAATGTAAAAATAACATATGAGGACGACACGATACTTGAAGTGGTTTATAGGCTTCGGCACATTGTGCGACATTTTCGTAGAATGAAGGAAAGAGATTCTACGATAACGTACATCAAGTCGATGCCTATAACCCCTTGGTTGTTAGCTATGGCTTTCGAAGACGCTGTTTCAGACACAAGTACTGTCTCTATAAAATGCATTGAGATACAGGAGAAAACGATAGCATGAAACCTGAAATATCGGGATATTTGAAAGAGATAGAAGATGTCGGATGGGTACAGGAAATCATCATGGAGCGGTTTGATAATGCTCTGGAATTTATGACACCGCATTCAATCATATATGGGGGTGCCGTTAGAGATTGCATAGCCAATAAGGAATTGGTTGGCGATCTTGATTTTGCGGTTCCTCAGGATGATTTCCATAAAATCTCTGAAGCTTTTCAGACTAATCCAAAATGGATTCCATTTAATTCCTCCGCCATGGAAATCTTTTCCATAAATTCAGACGATGAAGATGAAGTAGCACAGCCGGTAGCCAAAGCTCCAGTATTGAAAATAAAAAACTCTGGTGACATGGCTAAAAAGTTTGCTCCGATGTCATCCATTTCCTCATTCGTAACTATGGGCGGAAAAGTAGTACAACTCATAACATCCAAATATCAAGACAGAGACCCCTTGCAAAGTGCTATCTACGTTGCACGCATGGTGGACATTGTCTGTTGCGGCATGATAATGCTTTGTGATGGGCGTATCTTTGAAGCTGTCCCAGGAGCATATCAGGATTGTATGGAGGGTGTTCTTCGTATAAACAAAAGTTCCGATACTATATACCTTGATGCTCTGGGAGCCCGCGTTGAAAAATTGGTTTCCCGTGGTTGGAAGAACACAATAAACGTAAACAAAGTGATAAAAGAAATTGAGGACTCCAGGGAGAGGGCTAAGAAAAAAGAACTACGGTTAAGAGAATTGAGAAACAAAAAAAGTGGCATTCCACGTAGTGAAGAATTGAAAGAGTATAATTTCATGCATGGTGGCCCTAAGGAAAGTTTATTTTCCGGCGGATATATGCAGGAGATCTCCAAACATCAGATAGAAACATTCTTTTCTGGAAACATCAATGAATGTCTTAGTCTACTTGAATTATTTGCTTCGAAATCAGGTATAAATTTAAGAGTAAAACAGACCCCAATTGGTAATATCTATTATGAAACAGCCAACAGCGGGCAGGCTCATGATATCGAAAGAAAACTACGACAGTATTATGAAAAAAAATCTTTAGGAAACAAACCCAAGCGTTTTGAGCCAACATTTAAAAAGTTAGAAGCCAAGCTGGAAAATCCCTTCAGTAACGCAACTATGGCTATTCCAGTTGATACCTCAACACATGGATCGGCGGGCAATTTATCATCGTCTTGGGGAACCACAACGGGCACCACTATGTATACTATCTCAACAACATCGAGTTCCGCATATCGATATTAACATGAAAGGAAATACCTAATGAAAACTGATTTGTTCTTTGTGTATGGTACACTTAAGGTAGGTGGACGATTTGCAAAGCAATTTGATTCCGCCAGGTTGAATTCCGTAAAGGCTGAAGTCGAGAAATTCGACCTATTTGATCTTGGTTCTTTTCCTGGAATAAAACCGGGAACCGGTAAAGTTGTGGGTGAGCTTCATGAATACAAAGATCCCGAGAAAGTTACACACTCGATGGATATGATTGAAGGATATCAGCCCGAATTGAGGGATGGTATGTATTTGAGAAGACGCGTCCAAGTCAAAACCGAAGCCGGGGAAATAAAGGAAGCAAATATCTACGTATTCAATTTCAAGGTTCCAAAGCATGCAAAAAAGATTGAATCTGGCTGCTGGCCTTTGCCAAAATAACAAACATTTATCAAGGAGATAAGATACATGAAAATCGTAGAGATCGTTCGTGATGCAAGAAATCTGGCACTTCCTATCATCTTCCGCGTTGGTGATCCCGTAGTTGAAGGCGGACATACTGTTTCCGAAATTCTATATTGTCGTGATGGCTACAGTTCCGGAGCCAAAGGAAGACGTCCATCATATGTCATCAAATTCATCGACACGCCTGAAGTACGAGTGATCCCGGAGACGGAAGTCTTTGACATGGCTATATTACCAGATGAACCTACCAAAGGCAAGAAAGATGACGCCGCCAAATCAGAAGCAAATATCGACCTGCCCGCATAAAGGAGAAAGTAATGCCCAACAAGATTTTGGTATTAAATGGTAGCAGTTACAGAAGTCCTGTCGAAGGTTTAGGGGATGTGACTGTTAGATCAAGAGAATTTCTGGAAAACCCACGTGAATTCAAACTGGTGTTGTTCACTGGTGGGGAAGATATTACTCCGATGCTTTATGGTGATACAAGTCCAAAAGGTATTTGTCACTACTCTATGGAAAGAGATAAATTTGAAATTGCCATTTATGAGAAAGCCCTCGAACATGGGATAAAGATGACCGGCATCTGCAGAGGGGTTCAGTTCCTTAACGTTATGGCTGGTGGACGTATGATGCATGACGTAACCGGACATGCTGGACGTGATCATCTTATGGAAACGGCTGCTGGTAACAGACTCATAGTGAACAGTTATCATCATCAAATGATTCTTCCTCCCGTAGGAGCAAAGGTTATCGGTTGGGCGGCAAAGAGCCTTTCGATATCGTACATCGGCAATGCAGATCTGAAAGTTGATTATCGCGGAAAAGAAAATGAAGCTGTTATTTTCCCAAAAATAAAAGCTTTCGGTGTTCAATATCATCCTGAAGCTATGGCTGAGACCACAGCAGGCTTTAATTATTACAGAAACATGATTATTGATGCTTTGGAACTTCCATGGGAAGAATTCATTGCAGCTTATACCAGGGGAACAGACAATGATGAACGGCTTGCGATGTGTGAATATGGCAGTACAGCTGCCGGATAAACGAATCTTACTTCATAAGCTGACAAATAACGCTCAGTGGTGCATTACCATTGAGCGTTACATCAAGGCTACAGAAGCACCTCTAGATTGTGTGAATGATATTCTTCTAAACTTATTCGGAATAAATCCATTCAACTACAATGATGATTTTGCCGAAATAAAAAGGTATCCACCAACAAAGGGGATAGAAGATAAGAACATCATCATATACATCGCAAAATTGAAGTCTGCGATAGCATTTCAAGCCAAACCAAACGATCAATTTATGGCGATGCCTTGGAGTACTCTTCTGAAAGACATTATGACCAATTCTGTCTACGCTGAATATAATTGTCTTCCAAAGCACACCCCAAATGCTGTCACAATTTCGCGTGAGTTACACATCAAGGAGGTATTTTGATAAATGAACCATCCACTAAAGCGATATGTTGAAAAGAATCAAACAGCGGAACAATATGTTGGAAAAGAGGTATTCCTGGTAGTCGGGAGCGAAGATGATGAAGACGCAAACGATATAAATATTTTTGAAACCTGGGGAGATTTGATAGAGCATCTCAAAACATTGACCCCGACAGCCGATCCAGAAACAAGAATATTTCATGGGGTTCTTGCAACTGGAGAAATCTTACCGAGCTCATTTCATGGAAAATCCGCCTACGTTGTGTGTCTTGATCCGTATGAAACTTCAAAGGGTAGCATAGCTGAATCTAGCAGTGAATGTCCAGAAGGTTTGGCTGAGGAAATAAGTGAAGTTATGAGGCTTGGAGGACCACTATCCGATATGAAGACAGATATCGACGATATTTATGTTCTATACGGATATCAGCTCGAAACATGTTTATCTGTAAATGACGAGGATTTGGATGATGAGGTCATAGCAACGTGTAAAGATATCGCTGACGAACTTGAAATAATTAAAATAATGGTTGAAAATACATAGGAGGTGGTATGGCAGACACGTTAAAGAAAAAGAACATCGAGTTACAAGTCTTTGGAGAAGGTACCGAAACTACGTATATTGGACGGTTGCTTGGATTATTGTCTCCGAAAGAATATGATGCACTCTTCGTAAAACCTGAACTTAAAAACAAAATTACCACTGTAGAAACAACACCTCTAAATGTTATTGGCGAGATGGAGAAAGTTGATGGCTTTCGTATTGCTATGACTGTCAAAAAACGCAATGACGAGGTTATCCCCGGTAAACTCGTTTTCATATCTGAGCCATTGGAACATGTGAGTTCATATGTTTCATCGTCCGAAGTGTCATTCGTTAGTGCAAAGTCGTATTTCATTGCTGCGGAGGTAGATGCGTAAATGTCAAAAATTATACCCATAACCAGTCAAATTTTCAACACTGGTACGAAATTTGTGGTGACCGATGATACAAAAGATAGCACATTTGGTCCAGGAACAACAGGTTTTGTATCGTATGTGAAAGGACATGATCAAGACTATTCAAATGTTATTTATCTGCATGCTGTCGTTTTGAAAAGAGGTAAAACTGGTAAAAGGAGATTAGATAACAGCGAGCTATCAACTCCAATATTCGATCTCAAAGATGAAAATATCCATAAAGTTATGCCCGAAGAGAAACGAAGGTATTACGTGCACATCGAACCAATATTGCCTTGTGAAGACACGATACAGAATATGTCAGATATAGACTTTCTAGGATGGGCACATTCTCAGACCATGTATATTCACAAGCTAAGTACAAGAGCAAAGCACATAAGCTCTTGGCCAGGAGATCTGGATCACTTTTTAAATCGAATACTTACCATCAATGAATATTACAGTGAAGATTTGGGAGACGAATTGTTCAATCCTGCATTTAGAGAGAAATTCGCAAAAAGTATTCGGATGTTGGAATCAACGTTGGTAAAGTGTGCTCTGTCATACATGATCAAGGTAGCTGACATAGAAAGAAGAGCGATTTCAGATCTATGTTCAGAAGGATTGAATATAGGTAATCCTGACGTGATGCAGGAAACTTTGTTAACATTCACGAAAAAGCTAAATGCTTTACAGACCCTGGCATTGGGCCATGGCAAAAAAGAGATGGCTAACGCTGTTAAAGAAGCTACAAATGGTATGGCCTGGTTGTAGCTCTCTAATCGAAAACCAAACTTGGAGGTAGTATGTTTGACCCTGGAACAAAGATCATCTTGGTCGAAAGTTCACTCCACAAAACAGTGGGACCTAGAAAAGGCAGCATAGGATACATTTCCAACTGCTATGATACTCGTACTTTTAACCTCATTAAGGAAGGATTTGATTATGTGAGCGTGATTGCTTCTCTCTGTGAAGTATTATTCATACGTTTTGGATTCGAAGAGCGTGGAAGAATGGAGAGGAAAACAATCATAGCTTTATTTCCAATGTTTAGAAACGGAGACATTAAAAAGGCGAAGAATAAAGAAAATGAGCCAAGCATTACGAGACCTATGGCAAATCTTTGCCAATTGATAACCTCCCAAAAGGATTCATATTTATGGGAGAACATAAAGGCAAATTATGAAACTTCACCGAACGTACCAATCGTGGTAGCTTCTCCATTAAATTATGACAACACTGATTTAACAATGTGTGATGACATCGAATTCAGAGCCTGGATTCTCTCATATATGACCAATGCCATCATGTCAAAATTGATCAGAGGAACAAGGCAATCAGGTCATTTTTCCAAAAGCAATGATAACGAGCTTAGTTCAAAAGAAACCTGGGACGAACTGCAACTTTTAATAGATGATAGATCATACAGGAGAGATTGTGTAGATAGATGGGCTTCTAGTGCAGAAACCCGAGCAAAAAGCATCTCTCTCATCAGGAAGATTGTGGCAGTTCAATCACGCTCTTTTATGAAAAAGGCAATGGAGGATATTAACAATATACACAATATAGATATGCATGACTATGTATCTATCATCTACAACACAATCTGTCCATACATGCATAACAAGTTGGTAATGTCTATATTTACAAAACTCTGCTACAATTTTAATGTGCCGGAGATAACCGCTACGATTAGAGAAATCGAAGCAATAATATCGGAATGTACAGCACTCTCCGATAGTATGTTGAAGACCAACAATGGTTTTGGCTACACGTCACTGATTTCTAAATAAAGGAGCATGTTGCATGAAAGTTGATTTAGCAAGAGCCCAGCATCTGGTAAATACTATTGTTACTCAATTTAAAGCAAGAACAGAAACCGAAGGTCGTAAACATGGAGTTGATTACGGAATCTCCTTAGATGTTACAATCGACAAAAGCAATGTACTCTGGTTATCCTTTGCCAAAGATACTGAAAGACACAACGTCACCATTCCATTACCGTTCGACATGGATGGTGTCACCTTGATTGAACAGAAAGAAGTGACACGAGCAGTGTGCTCTTTTTGGATGGAAAAAGACCAAAGAGAACTTGACTACTTGTCAGCCATGTATTATATTATTATGGATGTACCGAGTGGTTTTGTCTCTGAAGAACTCATAAAAGCGACCCCTTATCTTCAGCAAATAATTTACGGTTTCAAGAATGGCAATGCCTCTATTATAATTTATCGCCTTCAGCGAGCTATTAATGAGGTTATAAACAAAATGCCGCTGCATGAAACCGTTATGAACAGTTTCGTAATGAACAATCGGTTGATAATAATCGATCCTGATTTCAATGAACTGCGTTCCCCTGAATCTCGTCTTGCTTATCAGGTGGCAAAATCGGTGAAATATTTTGATAAGGGTTGGACTTCGATAGGGCTTGCCGATGGAGGATTAGCAGATAAGAATTACATCCTGAAAATTGATCTGCGAAAGATATCTCCATTTGCATCTTGTTACCACAATCCCCAACGTAATTTGTATTCAACTTTGGGAATGAAAGGTGATGAACTTCCCGCAATTCGTAGTCAATCCATGCAGGATTTGGCTGATACTGGAATCGTTCGTAAGGGTTGGAATTTGTTTACAGCATTTGTGGATATCCCGGATGTATTTGAAGATCAGATAATGATCGACAAATCTCATGCAAACAAATTCGTAGAATATGACCGACGTTATCAAATCTTTGGATCCTTGCGTGTAGATGAAGGTAAGTCTATCAAAACCGGCGACGTCATCGGAATAGCTCCAGATCAAGAAGCTATCATATTCGAGGCTTATTGTGATTCAGCTAAGGTAAGCAAAATCTCCGAAGCGGTTATGTCTATTGGTGGCGTTGCTACCAAGGTGTTTAATGTTATAATCACGTATCGGAGACTCTTTCGTGATGGTTTCAAGGTTACCAATCTTCACGGAAACAAAGGTATTGTTCGCATGATGGATCTTGGTTATGCTTTTGATCCGCGTACCGGAGAGAAACGCAAAATAGATATTATTGTGGGGGCAAAAACTACCGGAAAAAGAGGTAACTATGGGCAGATAATGGAAGCTCTTGCGAGCTGTGTTTTCGATCCGAGTCAAGATGCCCCCCTGATTATCAGTGATGATTGGACACAGCCGATGGACCAGGTTGAAGCAGGGCTTGAAAAGCGTGGGTTCAGAAGAGATGGTACATGGGACTGTGATACCTACGTTGGAAAAGTCAAGGCTGTCTGTGGAAAAGTCTTCTGGGGATGTATAAAAACTCCTGAAGATCAGATCTGGAAATCAGGAGTTACCACTGCTAGAAATGGCAAAGAAGTACGTACAGCAGGCTTGAAATTCTCTCATGTGGAGTTCCGTGCCATAGAAACTCGTTTTGGTGTTGACAATCCGATATTGGACGAGATAATGAGCTATGCACAGGGATCCGAAAACATTCATCAAATGCTCGAAATGCTGCGTTCCAAGATAGGTGAGTATCCCAAACGTCCTGTATTGGGAGTGGAACAGGTAAGACCGATTGATCAAGCTGCTGGAACGATAGTTTCTGGACAGTACATCGGTGGAACAGTGGTAGATGAGTATTTCTATCCTGATGGATTTTTGTTCAGGCTTCCCATACAATATCAGAGTCTGGTCGATGAAGATGGTGAGATTCTCCATGAGGGTTCTCCGATTGTATATGAACAACTTTCGCCAGAGCAAAAGGCTAAAGTAAAGGAAGCATATGCTACCGATTATCTGTATTTCCCAGATGGTATACTGCGTAAGTGTTGGAGACACGATGCTGGTAAATATGGCTTGAGTGAAATCGGTGTATTGGTAAACAACGTGGTGGTTATGTCCCACAGATTGGTTGCAGATCCAAATAACCCCATTAATCATAGATTGTATTACAATTCTATCTATTCGTATTTTGATAGACTGTCGAAGATGATGGGTACTAAGAATGGAGAAATAGCTACATATGCAATGTCAGTTAGATATCCATTCTCAGTTAAGGCTGTTGCCTGTTTAAGTACCACCATTCCCAAGAATACTGTGGAAATACACCGGGATATGGCACGTTCTATCAAAGTCAATGATGGAGATGTGGTTTTGGCTGAGAGATTTCCCTGTCTTGGATTCATGTCTGTTCGTCCACAGAAAGTTAGGGTTACTGACGATCCGATGTGTAAGTATGTTATCCGTGCAAGTGGGAATAGCTTGGTATCTCAAAACCTCGATTTTGATGGCGATGTTTTGTACCTGGCAGCTTTCCATACTCCAGAAGCTAGAATGGCTCTTCTTAAAGAATGGACGAATCCAAACACAACCTGTTATTCGGAAATCCAGAAACTCAATGAGCGAAAAGGAGCTCCCCATATAAAGGAATTTGGTTTGTCAGACTTCAACATAAAGCCATTTAACATCTTGACCTGCAAAGAGCACGCCTCCATCGTGGAAAAGAACACTGGGGTAAAAGCTCAGACTGGACCAGTAATTGCTTTGACGTACAATATCATGAGAATTGTAGAGAATTCCGAACTTGCCAAAGACCAGAAAATGAAGGTGGCAATAGAAATGTTTCTTGAAAAGGCTGCTCAGTCAGTGTTTGAACAGAAACATGGCGGAAAGTCTCTATACGAAATAGTGATTGAAGGCGTCTGTACTGCAAATGTAGAAATGCTGGTGGAAGTAGGCTTTAAGCGTGGTACCACAGAAAAGCTGTGTGCACTGATCATCAATCGTGCCAATGGTCTTGGAATTTTCGACCTGGTGGTATACCATGAGAAAATGAAAGAAGCTGGTGGAAGTAACCTGATAAGCACCATTGTTCGTGCTCAAAATCGTATTTATTTTGCAAGCCGTTCACAACTTGAGGGTATAGCTCTGTTGAAAGCCCTTGAAGCCCCAGCTACCGATATCCCCAGTCGTATGTATAAATGGGTTATGTCTGGTAAAGCAGAGCGTTCTCACACGGTCCTTGAAAAGATGTCGGAAGGAGAGCAGATGCAACTGATCAGAAATGAAAAACTTCGTGGAGCTTGTGGTTCCTTATGCGAGCTTATTGATAAAATGTTCGATAAATCGTGCGATGGTGCGGAAAATATTTCACCAACACCTACGCATTCTTCGGAAGGAGGTTACGGCTTTGCAAAAATCCATTACTATAGGGGAGACAACGATACACCTCGGGAACAAACTGCGGGCTAACAAAAATGCAGAAGTACGTGGCATCTGTCCTTGTGATGAAATTGTAGAGGTCAAAGCAATAAAAACAGAGGATCGTTCTTATGTTGGCCTCTACAGTGAAAATAAACACAGATCCTGGGGAAGTCTGGATGGTGCTGTTAACTCATATCATGGAGTATGGCAGGATGCTGAAGGACTTTTCAACTTCTTTGATTTGATTTATCGTGATAAGATTGTTACCACCGATTATTATTTCAAAAAGAGAAGTCTCAAAGGGATGAAATGCAAAGTGTTGTACCAGAATCATCGACAGGGACAATGTTTCGTGGAATTTAATGAAAATGTGGGAGGAGGGAGTGCTGACGGTCTTGGAAAATCAGGACATTGTGTAGTCCTTCCTTCTATATTGTTGGAAAATATGGAAGAGTTCGAAGAAAAAAAAGCTAAGGCAAAAAAGAAGGTGATTGATAAACCGGATGTGGTAGCCAAACCCCCAAAGAATGCTGAACCTAAAGCTGGAAGATGGTTAGATCAACCTGTACTTTCTGACGCTGCTAGTGTCGATTGGGAAAGAGCTGCTAAAGACTTATGGAGAGTGGATGAAATAGGGCACCCAGCAGAAAAATACTATGTTTCCAGCAGTGAATGGAAAAAGGAACATCTGGTCCCAGCACCACAAAGAAGCAAAACCTTTGAATCCATAGAGACTGTTGGGGAAGAAGGTTCTGAAATAGTTCCTAGCGGTTACATTGATTTTGGAGAAGAACCAGATTTTTATGATGAATCTTAAAATATAAGGAGATGTTACAAATGGCAGAAAAGAAAACCTGGCGTGGAATTCAGATAAACGCCGCAACATTTCAAGGAGAGATTATAGCAGATCCCGTATTTAATGGTGATTATGCATTTCTCACATTACGAACAGTTGTAGTTCAGCGTGACCCAAATGGCCAGATCACGGAACTTGATCAAGATATACCTCTGATGGTTGAGCCTGGAGGACCAGTAAATGTGGTCAAAAGCCATATAAAAGCTGGTAGAAAACTTCATGCTGTGTGTCATTACAAAAGTTGGCAAGCCCAGGGTTCTTTGCAACATGCCTTTGTGGTTCGCAAATTTGATCTAGGTGACAAACCATACGATGGTCCGGCAACCGGAAATACGCCTCCTTTACCCAGTTGATATTGAAGGTCGGCTAGCCCGGCCTTCAGTATAACAAACCTTTCAACTGGAAACAACATGCTTAGGAGGAAACTCATGGGAGAAAAGATTGCATTAGGTACAGCGATGGCAGGTAGTGGCGTCGCAATTGTAAGTGAGCCTACAACTATTGAAGAAAGAGTCGAGGCTCTACAGAAGCAAGTGGAGGACTTGATAAAAGCCTTTCATGTTATAAGTAGCATCCGAGTGAAAGATAAAAGACAACAGGAAGTATATGATAATCCTTGTTTTGCTAACGCTAATAAAGACGGCGTACCAATCGGCTTGAGCTTAATGGGGACATCTGTAAAGGGTGGAATTCATGTACTGACTGTTAATGCAGATGGTTATTACATAGGTATAACAAAGTATGATTCTTTGTCTGCCGCCGCCGAAACTGTTAGCGGTGTTAGAAGAAGTGGTTGGACATACTGGAAGCTGCCTGATGGTCGGACAATAAAAGAGGTTTTCGGAAAAAGGTAAAATACAATGAGTAAGAAGAGTAAGCTCAAGCGAAAAAAGTACCAATACACGAAACACGAATTTATTCAAGCTATTTGTGAAAAGTGTGGTTTGTGCAAATCTCCGATAACTCCAGAATTTTGTTACGAGGGTGTATATAAGGACAACCCTAAAAAGTTCACTAAAATGATCTTAGAACAACTTCTCAATGTAAGACATTGGTTGACAAACGCTGGTCATACAAGTATAACAACATGTCCAGATGATTGGATTCAATATCTGCTTCAGACAGTGTTCTGTAGCTCTGATTTTTGTGGAAAATTACCAGAAGAAGGTCAGTCGTGTAAAGCCATTGCTGGATGTCTTCATACTTTTCGGAGACAAATAAAAGGGCTTGATAAAAACCTGGCTATATTCGATGGTACTTGTAATAATATTCTCGGCAATATCTTTGTACCTAACAATAATATTATCAATTATCAAGACTTCAAAAATAAGAAAAAACAGAAGCAGAAATATAAGTACGTTGTTCAACAACCACGAACACCTACTTTCTTCTGCAATGAAAGTTTTAAAAAGGAGATAGGAGAAATTCTGGATGGAGATAATTATCGAGAACAGGATAAGGATTAAGAATCCACCAGATATTCTAAAACATCTTCTGGTTGAACAACTTCGTATACCAAATCCTAAATATGCTGAAGCCCAAGCTTCTGGGCGTAGTACGTGGGGAGTAGATCCTTTCATAGTCAACTTTATGGTATTACCGGATGATAGTTTACTAATACCAAGAGGATTGAGATCCTGGCTAATGCTTAAAATAAAAGAATTTGGCATAGATTTTGTATTGACGGATAAACGTACTAAATTTGATCATATCGAAATCGATTCCTCCATGATAAAGTATCGTCCATATCAATTTGATGCTGTTCTAAAAATGATATCCGATGCTCCAGAAGGAGTATTGGTGGCTCCAGCTGGCAGTGGGAAAACAATCATGGGATTGAGTATAATTCCATTATTAGGACAGCCAACTCTATGGCTTACCCACACAGGACCTCTTGCAGATCAGGTGGTAGAAAGGGCTAAAGTTTTCTTACCGGATATTGGAGAAATAGGAGCAATCGGGGCTGGAAAATGGAATATCGGTAAAGTTCTTACCATAGGGATGATACAAACTTTGGTTCGAAATGCTGATGAGTTGATAAAACTACGGGAGACATTCGGACTCGTTGTTTTAGACGAAGCTCACCATTGTCCAGCCCGAACTTTTTTAGATGTTCTTTGTCATTTAAATCCTTACTATATGTACGGACTCACAGCTACACCATATAGGAGGGACAATCTAGAACAACTGATGTTTCAGACAATTGGTGTAACAACAACCACTATTCCCATAAAAAATGTGGAAAAATATGGTGGAATTATAATGCCAGTAGTATGGCAAAGGACTATTCGTTCCAAAGCTGTGGAAGGAAACGATATTCAAGCAATTCTTGACAAATGCATTGTGCACAATCCTAAACGGACATCTATAATTGTGGAAGATGTACTTCATGAAGCTAAAGCTGGTCATTTTTGTATAGTAATAAGTGACAGACGAGAGCATTGTGAAATGCTTTATAAACAAATATCTATCGGATGGGAAAAAACAGGGATTGCAACCGGAAAATACAGTAAAAAATATGTTCAAGAACAGGTGGCAGCATTTAATGATGGCAGGATAACTGTTCTCATAGCTACTTTTTCCTTACTTGGTGAAGGTTTCGATGTACCATTTCTCGATCGTGCATTCATATCCATGCCATTTAGAGCAGAGGCTAAGGCAGAGCAGTTGATAGGAAGGATACAGCGTTCCTTTCCAGGTAAAAAGGATGCTATAGTATATGATTATGTTGATGAAGATATCGGCGTTGTAAAAAATCAATACTATAACAAGAGTAAATCTTGTAGATATCGTACCTACATGAGACTTGGAGTAGTTGTCGAAGCACACTAATTTAAGGAGAAATATGGAATTAAATATAAACATATCACCCACTATGGATAAGGAAACCGACTGGAATGATAAGTATGAGCATCGAATAGTCAGAATTCCTCAGGCTTATCGAGAAAAGAACAATTTAAACATTGGAGATTTTCTATACCTTCGAACAAAGACCAACGGTCTAAAAATGTTTCAGATTGCAGAAGCTTTCAAAGAGGATGTTAACAGAGACCAGTACTGTGCTTATGTTACCACGGAAGTAGATCATGAGCTATGCATAAAGGACCGCTCACTTGGTGAGGTTTCAAGAGTCACAAACATTACTTTGGGGTGCGACCCTGAATTATTTATAATTGATAAGATGACTGGGAATGTGGTAGCTGCCCACAGATTTATGAAAAAATATGGTGATGTAGGGCATGACGGGATGCTTTTAGAATTCAGACCAAATCCTAGTCTGTACGCAGAAGAAGTATGCAATAACCTATGGTATCTTGTTAAGAAAGCTAGACATATGTTAAATGCCTTCTCCGAGGGAAATAGGATTGCTATGGTTGCTGGTTCTTCTTGGAATGGACTTACCGCCGGATTCCATTTACATTATGGCATGCCAAAAGGACTTCTTGGTCAGCGACCCAACGTAAACACTGTAGCAAAACTTATGACCACTGCTTTTGATTACTATGTTGGTGTTCCCTCTATAATTCCAGAAGGAAATACCGATATAGCTAGACGTACCACCAAATTTGTGGAATATGGAAAACCTGGTGGATATCGTTTGGATAATCGAACTTTCGAATTCAGAATGCCAGGCGGAATCAATCTCAAGCATCCATTGCTTACAAGAGGGCTATTAGCACTCGGAGCTGTTGTTGCAGAAGATGTAGCCAGCAGAATAAATACATGCACAGATAATTTCATGGACTTAAATGGGATATTATCCGAGATGGATCTAAGAGCACTATATCCAAATCTACCTGATATCCATACATTTTATGGGATTATATGTAATCCTGATATAACTGCAGCAAGAAATCATTTTCGAACAATAAAAAGTGATGTGCGACAAATGGTCGGTTACGCACAGAGGGCTGAAGCCGTCGAATCATATTTTGAATGCATTGAAAAAGATGTTCAATTCGGAAACAATATAGAACAAAACTGGGGAGATTTTTACAATGAAAAACAGCAAGCACAAATGGTCGTTTTATAACCTTCCTTCCAGGCCCGACTTGTCGGCAGAAGACGTTGCGTATTGGAAAAACACGCTTAAGAAGATTATGAAAATAGGGATGGAGTTTGAATATAATCTTCCGGAAAAGAAGAATGGTTCTTGTAAAGGAGACAGTAGCACTTGTCCCTGTATAAATTTGTCTGCCGCCAATGCGTGCTGGCAACAGTGTATAAATAAAAGTGGTTGTAAAGCCATCGTTCGTGCAGTTGAATTCTGCGAAAAATCCACAAATACGTGCGAGGATGCAGATTGTGCAGCCTGCAAATTCTTTACCCCAAAATGTACTGGCATCTATTGCCCCAATTTCATCAGCTTTTGTTATGTATGCAGTGATTTCCAGACCGACTGTAAGAACTGCAAATATAGATATGATCCGGATAAAAATCCTGACAGCATCAGATTGCAGTTGCAAAACGAGCTGAAACCGAATAATTCCTATGGTCAGGTGAGTTCTACCGGCGTCCATAGCATCACAACTGATGGCTCTTTACTTGGTAAGAAGGGTGCAGAGATCATCACCGTTGGAAGACGTGTGGACTATTGGGAATTTTATAAGATGGCTAAGAACATCATCACTCTGGCAAGTAACCGTGGAGCATATCTGAATGAAAGATGTAGTACCCATATGCATGCTCTGGCGAGTTATTACGGAAAAGTTGTACCAGGTCAGGAGAAAATGGGTATTCCCAACAAAGTCAATGAGATGGAAAGAGATATGCCAGAAATAATTCTTGCCAATCTTCATCAGTTGGTTAGGCGTTATCAGAATGCTATGACCTGGATGGTGATGGGTTTGGATAATCCAAAACAGATGACTCGGTGGGAAAAGTTCAGAGTGAGCGTGCTTCCCGTCAGTGCAGTCATGCATCAAATGCGTGAAGTACAGGAAAAAGTTTCTGCCAATTCTGGCGGCAATAAATATGGCTGGATCAACTATAATCAGATAGAGTTCGCAAGTTCCGGCGATATACGAAGATTTCACGTTGAATTCAGAGCCGCTGACGGAATTATGAGCCCAAGTGCTATTGCTGCAATTGCCTGTATGTATTATGCTCTTGTAATCAAAGCCGTCGAAATCAGCCGCTATGGCGTTGTCGAAATTGGAGATCAGGCGTGGCTCGAACAGACCATGGAAATAAAAGGTGCTCTTCTCAACAATATGAAGGGTTATCAAGATGGTGACAGATTTTCGGATACCAGGGAACTTCACAAGTACTATGATGTTCTCATTGGGGAATCTCTTGATTTGGTACGGCAATTAAAATCCATATTGATAAACATCGGTCCGGCATATGAGGTTCTGGAGAAACTTGCCGAACGTCCTTGTGCCCTTCGAAGATGTGAGGGTCAAAGTTGGGAAGACATTGAAGCGTCGCTCGAAGTGATTATGAACGAAGAGGGGCGATTGGATGTTGCGTTGTCTGAAATTGTCACACTCAACCAGGTGTCTGAATGCAAAGACCTCGATGAATGGATTCAAGTAACCGGTCAAATTTTGCGTAAAGATCCTAATCTTGAAATAGATGTTGATAACGCTGTAATAGAAGATACGATTCGAGTATTTGTAGACAAGAATCGTGAAGACGGAAAACTGGTGTGGTCTAACAGAATTGGATCACCCATTATGATATAAGGAGGTCTCACGGATGTGTGCAATTTTCGGGTTAGGATTTTTGCACGGGCATACAATGCGTAATGGGAGCTTGATTCAAAACTTAATAAGGGCGTTATTCATACAGAATATGGTGCGAGGTCGGACAGCTTCCGGTCTCGCCTATGTTTCTTACGACGGCATTAAGGTTATCAAGAAAAATGTGCCCGCTCAAACCTTTATAAATCTACCAGAATATGACAAAGCTGAAACTGATTGTATGACTTTTGATACTTCAAAAAGCCGTCCACTATCTGTTATAGGGCATTGTCGTCTAAAAACAAAGGGTACTGAAACAAATAACATCAATAACCACCCAATCATATGTAATGATGTTGTGGGTGTGCATAATGGTTGTATATCCAATGATGACGAGTTATTTGGTATGTACTCTCGTTCTTTCAAACGAAATGGTGAAGTGGATAGTGAGATAATCTTTTCTTTAATAAGTTATTTCGCAAAAGAATGCAAAATCCACGAAGCCATTCAAAAAATGTCAGTTATAACCCATGGAAGTTTTGCCTGTGCAATGGTACACAGGTTACAGCCTCATGTTATATGGCTCTTTCGTCGTTACAATCCGTGCGATGTGGTGCTATTCGAAGATGTTGGTCTACTTTCCTGGGCATCTGAAAAAAGCTATATCAAAACTTCAGTAAGCGGCTTTCTTGAAGAAGGCAAAATAATTAAACTTGAGCAGAATTCTGGAATCGGTATAGATCTTTACAGAAATAAAATACATCGATTTACCCTTGAAGAGCCTAAACATTACACAATGTATTAACTTGATTCTGGGAGGAATCGTATGGAATTAGTTGAAATCTTACTAGGTATAGCGGATAAGGAATCCGCTTATACTGCCATAGTAGCATATGATGAGGGACAAGGTGTTCCCTTACTCACGCCAATAATCGCTGAAAGAGTTGATCCATATGTTGTCAGAGGCACCATATATTTCCCGTCCTCGATAGGTCATCATTGCAGAAGTTACATACACATAAGTGAGAAGTCTATCCTGCCTTTGCAACCAAAGAAAATTATCAAAAACAGGCGTGTAAAAACCATAGATGAATTTGAATATAAGAAAGTAAGAAAAATTCAGGAGTTTATTCGTGCTGATGGGGCTATAACTTTCGTAATAGAAGAGCCTCTGGCGGCGATAGAGTTCATCAAAGGTTTAGGTTATTTCAAAAAGGAGTTTCCTTGTACTTCGTTCTGTGGTAATAATAACTCCGGAAGTAATAAAGGCCCCTCGGTTAATGGGGATATATTATCTCTTGTTGTAACAATGTATGATCTTCAGTATGCTATCCCTATATACAACAAGAAAAAAGCTGATGGGATGGCGATAGATGTAACATTGATGTGGCAAAAAAGTAGCGAAAAACTTCGTAGAATGTCATTTCTCAATGAGATGCATTTTATTGTAAATTCCTATCCTGATAATATACTATTCGTTGACGGAGTCAATGTTCGTGAAAAATCTTTTATAGGGAGTATGTATATATCTCACTGTATAGATAGGATGAACAATGAAATAGAACGACGCAAAATAGAGTCATTGAAGTTAAAAACAAATAAGAGTTAAATTTCATATAATCTTTTAAAACTAGGAGGAAATATGTGCGGACTGGTCGGAGCTCTCGCCTGTGGCGAATTTCAAGAGAAAAGGTTGGAAAGAATTCGGCAGGAATCTATGATTTTTCTGACAACAGAACTACTCACACTCACACAGACTCGTGGAAAGGACGCCACCGGTGTCGCTACAATGTTCGCTGATTGCGATTATATGGGATTGAAAATGGGTATCTCAGCCCAGGAGTTTATCGCAAGATTTGGAGATACGGAAGAAGATTATGAGGGCTACCTCAAAATCTGGAGAAAGAAAGTTCGTCCTGCAAAGATATCGATCGGACATTGTCGCAAACCGTCTACCGGTGGTGCCTCAGGACCCGAAAACAACAAAAACAATCACCCAATCAAAATTGGGGACATTGTTGGCGTACATAATGGCACGCTGACAAACCATGAAAAGATTTTTACCAACCTCGGCTGCAAGAGGGATGGTAACGTGGACAGTGAAGCAATTTTTCGATTACTTCATCACTATACCAACAATGGTACCGAACCTTTCACCACACAAGCCATTCAGGAGACCTGTAAGAGAATTTCCGGATCTTACGCTGTTATGGCATTCAGTGGTAACAATCCATTTCAGATGGCTGCTTTCAGGGACAGCAGACCCCTTGAGATTGCTATTATCCGCCCAATGAAACTGCTTCTGGTGGCAAGTGAAAAGGATTTTCTCAAAATGGCGATATTTCGCTACAACAAGATGGCGAATTTGTATCAAACCGGTCCAATGAGATTCATTCCATTGAAGAAAAGCGATGTGGATGTGGAAACTCTCGCGGATGATTCCGTATTTCTTTTTGATGTAAGAAAAGAGATAACTGCAGATACTAAAATAAAAGATCTGTATGTGACGGAAAAGATTCCGAGAACCGGTAAGATTTGGGTAAGTACAAAAGTTGGATCCGGTGTGACCACGCATACCACAAATCCGAATTGGAATGCTACACATGGTTGCCATTATCACAATGGGGTAAAAAAAACGGAAGTAACAGCGACCAATATGCCTTCAACGGTTGTGTCAAAAGCAGTTGGCCCCCAGTCCACAACCCCCACGATCCCGACAACTACCTCCACAGAGAGTGGTAAGGTAGATCAAAGAAGTTGCATGGTTTGGAACAGATCCTCTTCCCAGTATGAGTCTATGGTAGGTGTTGAGGAGACAAAAAAACATGGCAACATTGAAATCGATTGTGATAGTGGAAGAGTCATAGATATTAAAACGCAAGATATCATCGTTGTTGGTGAAGAAAAAGAGGTCAAAAAAAGTTCTACGATTACTAACACCGATGATGTCGAAACAAAACCGAATTTTATCCTTGAAGAATCTGACAAACCAGTTGACGATCTCATTTCTGATCCAGCGAGAATTAGCGAAATCGAAGTGTCAAATCCCAATAGTGACCGCAGTAAGACTGAAGATCCTGTCATCGCTATTTATAAACGCAATAAAACCGCTGATCCGTGCGATGAGTTCTTAGAACATCTGAAAACAGATGAGTCAGAAATTGCAGAGAAGACTGTAAAAATTGAAGTCGATTTGGGAACTCATCCAGATGTATTGGAAACTGCTGTAAAAATCACGCGTGAACATCCAAACTTCAGTTCAAATTCAGAATTGGCGAATGCTCTGGAAATCTCCAATATCGACGCCATGAAAAACATGGAATTGTATTCGTTGGCAAATCGTATTAAAGGCTTTTTCTTCAAACGTGCTTGGTACTCCGGTTATATTGCAAGATTGAATGAAGAAGGCAGTTTTGACGAAAACAAAAATGCAAGAAGCCTTCTGATCAGGACACAGAATAAACAGCGGTCTGCCCAAGCCACCATTCGTAACATGAAATCAATGACACGTGTACTCTGGAACATCTTGAAAAATGGAACAGAGGAATCAACACATGATGCTGCTGTAGATAGAGCCGTAAATGAAACTTTCGAGAAAGGAGAAGATCTTAAATCTGAAATTTTAGGAAAAGCGTTTAGACCTGGTGATTTTCAGGAAATGCCCATATTGAGTAAGATTGTGGCTTCTGTTGCAAACAAAGAAAACAAGTAGGAGGTACATAAATGGCTCGTGAAAGACTAACGCTCATTCCATCCGAAAAAATGGATCAAAATAAGAAAGAGGGTAGGAATGAGCACGGTCTTGTTCGTATGAGTAAGACCGCTCGTGAAACTCTGGGTTTCGATGAAAATGTAGAGATATACCCAGATACCAAAAGTACAGAAAAAAGGCTGGGAGGGGCTATGCTTTTGAATATTTTCCAAGCATTTTCGGAAGATATAAAGAAAGCTCGTGCCAATGGAATTAGCGAAGAAGAATTGAGCAGAGCAGGCTTCGTCACTACCAAAACTTTCCAAAAGATAACGGGGAGTGGAGATAAGAATCCATATAAAAGCATCTGGATAACCAAAGATGTAAACGATACGGTTATCGGAGCTGATCCCGAGTTCATTTTGTTTGACAATGACAACAATATCGTAAGAGCCAATAATGTTCTCAGCTTTAATGGTCCTATAGGCTGCGATGGAGCCATGGCGGAGATAAGACCAAAACCGGCGATCTCACCAGAAGAACTCGTTGAAAATATCAGGGTTCTTTTGGCTGATAACAAACATGTAAATAGCATAAAGCCTTATCGTTGGGTGGCTGGCTGCTATTACAAGGATGTAAATCGGGATTATCCAATCGGCGGTCATATTCATATCGGAAACCCAATTCAAGTTGCCAGAATTGAGGGCGGAAGAAGAGAAGATTTCTTCAGAAGCTTCAACAAGATTCTGGATGAATTGCTGTCTGTTCCCATGATTAAAATTGATGGTACAGCTTCTGGTAGGGCAAGACGCACAGAATGTACTATGGGTAAATATGGTTACTTTGGTGAGTTCAGGTTGTGCAATGGAAGATTGGAGCACAGGACGTTGAGTGGTATGTGGTTGATGCATCCAGTCCTTTCTACGCTTGTCCTGGGCACTGCCAAAGCGATTATTGACGAGGTCTATCGACATGTTGCGGATAAGAACTTCGATCTCGAATATATGTACCCAACTAAATTGCGAAATGCCCATATATGGGAAGAGGACTTCAATCATTGGGGAGAAATTCCCCTGGTAAACGATATAGGATGCAACCTATCGTCAAAGAGTATGATAGAACTTCTTCACAAATCAGACGTTAACAGAATTTCTACAAAGTTTCTCAAAGCCTGGTGGGGACGTATGAAAAAGCTAACCACCTACAATATGTATTCGACGTACATTGATGGTCTTTATGAAGTGTTGAAAAACAGTACTAAAACATTCCAAGACTATGACAAAACCCTCCAGAAAAATTGGCTTGAAGGAGCTAAATTTCTGAACTAAACCCTTAAAGGAGAAATATTTAAAATGCCAGTTGACAAAAACATAAACAATGCCTATCTTTGGTACAGCGGAGCAACAGATGTTACGGGTAAAAAGCTCGCAGAAGCTCTTGGAATGAAACACGGTGATAAGAAACCGGCAGTAAAAGACGTGTGTATGATCGTCGGTTGGGGAGTGAAAACCAAAGAAGCAACAGCCATAGGCGGCATTCCCGTATTGAATCATCCGGATAAAATCGCGTTGAACCGGAACAAAATGGAATCTTTGAAGCTGATGCAAGCTGCCGGTGTGAATGTAGCACCATTTATCGACACAGCACATGCAAAGACCATAAACCAGCCCAAATCGGCGGTTATTCTACCGGTCATAGGACGTACAAATTTCCATCAGGGCGGAAAAGGTTTCTGGAACTGCCCTACTATGTCTCATGTTCTGGCGGCAATTGATGAGGGAGCCGGGTATTTTCAAAATCTTATCGAAATCAAAGACGAATTCCGTCTTCATACAGTCGGTGATAAGGTGATCTACGCCGTAAAGAAAACCAAACGTACCACCGAAGAAATGGAAGAAGCATACATCAAACATGAGAAAGATCGACAAGTTTCCCTGGCTGCCAAGAATGGAGATGCTTTGGATGAGAAAACTATGGATGTTTTTCTTCGTCGGCAGGCCAAGAAGTTCGCCCAGGATGGTGCAAACATGCTCATTCGGTCCAACCGTCTCGGTTGGAAATTCGTTCGTGTGAAAACCATCGACAAAGCCCTCGAAGCAGAAGCTGTCAAGGCTCTGAAAGCAATCGGTCTGGACTTTGGAGCTGTGGATTGCTGTATTGATGCAGCCGGAAAGCCCTGGGTCATTGAGGTGAATTCAGGTCCTGGTCTCGAAGAAACCACGTTTGATGCGTGGGTGGAAGCATTTCGTACAAATATTACAAACATTCTTCAGCCAAAATCGGCAGAAGTCCCAAAAGAAGCCGTAATTGGAATTCCAAAGGATAATGCAAAAACGGTTGCCGGTGATAAGAAGAAATCCCTGGCTGAGAAAGTCAAGTTGATGAGCGATATGGTCGCTGCCGCTGATGAGGAAGAGGCGTCAGTATTGGGTAATATTTTCAAGAAGATGTTTGGTTAAGAGGTGGTTATGGCAGAATTCTACGTATCTGTATCAGAACAGAGTATGGCTATACAAATAGCTAATATGCTCAATCAGTATAACAAGTGGGCTACAAAGTTTTCTGCTCAGTCACTTTTAATGACTCCAGCCCGCTACTTCGTAGAGTTGGAAAATACGACTGTGGTGGGCTGTGCATCGCATTTCGAAGAATATGATACGTTGACTAAAATTCAGCATATTTGTGTTCTTCCTTCGCATCAACGAATGGGTATAGCGAAACGACTGACAACCTTGGCAATAAATTACTCTGAAACGGAATTTGTATATATGACGATTCGTGAGGATAATATAGCAAGTTTAAGACTTGCTACGTCTTTGGGATTCAAGTATATAACCAGACACTGGTTTCGAGACCATTGGACATTAACTTATGGAAGGAGAAAGAATCATGGTGGTAGACCAGAATACTACGCAAGCAGCCTGTAAGACAAATTATGTGTATCTCGAAATGATATTGAACAAAGATTCGAAGTATGATGTTGTTGCCGGATTGTTCAAGGGTATCATTGAGAAAAATGATGAAAAATTCATACTTTTACATGGTCTTAAGGAATCTACAAACGTTCTCAATCTTAAATTCTACAATATTATGACGATTGAGGAACTTGAGGACGACTATAAGAACATGACATATCTCACCGCCGAGGACATCGATCAATCTCTGGCGACAGAAATGGTGGAAAAGATTTATTCAGATATGATAACCAATAACTATGGTCTTGAAAACGACCCAAGAATATTGGATATCAAAAAATTTACCAATGTCCCGAAGGAATATACTGAGGGGAAACCAATCGAAAAATCTACCAGTACAACTGGTGCTACTTCCACTGGTGTTGGATCTTTCGTTAACACGACTACACGTTATAACAATTTTGCAGGTACATATACCAAAACAGCGGTTAAGGCTGAGCCTGAGCCTGCAGTATTAGGTCGTACACAAAACAAGAAGCCCCTTAAAGCAGCTCTTGATTTAATGGAAGAGAAGATAAATCAGATCATGGAAGGAACTTTTAATCCCGTACTTCCAGAAACCATGGGTGAAGACGCCGACGGTACTGGTGTTGCAGATGAAATCGACGATGAGAATTATTATCGCAATGGTATGGGGTTCTGCTGCTAGGAGATAATAATGGTAATTGGGCATGAGAATACTAAAAAACAGTTAGAGGTATCCATCAAAGCGGCTAACATACGTAATATGGCAATACCTCATATGCTTTTCTCTGGTGCTGCCGGTTGTGGAAAAACAACGATGGCTCGCTATATAGCCGAAATAACAAAAGCCCCATTTCTATCGGTTGTACCAGATGAGCTTAAAGATCATGAACATGTACTCAATGTTCTAGATCAACTTAATCATGAAAACTATGATGACATGGGAAATCGTATCGGAAAAATAAGACCAACCATTCTATTCATCGATGAAATTCATAATCTGAATATAAAAGGACAGGAGCCCTTGGGTTTAGTTATGGAACGTTTCATGATTGAAGCCAATAAACCCAATAAATATTTCTGGGTACCTTTCTTTACTTTGGTAGGAGCAACTACTTTAGCTGGAAAGTTATCGAAACCATTCAGGGATAGATTCAAATTGGTATTTAATTTTCAGCCTTATGAATTACCAGAAATGGAGAACATTGTAAGTTATCATGCTGCACGATTAAAAATTAAAATCACTCCAGCCGGAGTGCTTGAAATAGCGAAACGTAGCAGGGGAACACCCAGAATAGCCGTCGGTTTTGTAGAAAGAATACGTGACAAAATGCTTTCAATAAAAGCGATAATAGCCACTGCTCCAATAATCCAAGAGGCTTTTGAAGAACTTGGTGTTGATGAAGAAGGTTTTACCACGCTAGAATTGAGAATATTAAAGACGCTGTTCGAAACTGGAATTCCTGTTGGATTAGATAATCTATCCATTATATTACAGGAAGACAGTAAAAGTATTCGAGATTTTGCTGAACCTTACCTAATCAGAAAAGGATTGATTGTTATTAGTGGTAAGGGTCGCATTATAACGGATAAAGGAGTTCAATACTTGAAAGTCAATGGCAAAACCACTCGTTTTATCAAAAAGGAAATTGACTTTAATTACGAGAGAGCATGATATGACACCATTTAAAGACAAACCAATAAATTGGGATGGAAATGATGATGATGGACGCTACAAAAACAAAGGTGGATATAAATTTGATGTTATAACTCAAACAGTATTAAAGAAAACTGAAGAGATGCCAGCATATTTCCTTGCTGACACTCCGGTAGAAGCAGAAAACATCTATAACCGTTTTGAAAAAATACTCAATAATCTATCATACTCGTATTCGATATCCACCGGTATGAGTAAATCTGATCTTTTTGGTGAATCACTTATAGGTTTAGCACGTGCATATCGAGATTGGGATCCAACTCGAAGTGATAATTTTGAAGCATATGCTAAATTTGTAATACGCGACACTTTGAATGAGTTCGTTAGAAGCAATTCGGCAATAATTTCTGTGCCCGTTTACATCAAAAAGGCAAATTCTAATTTAAAAAAGATAAAAATGATTTGCGAGAAACTCAATATCGATTGGAAAATCGTCATCGTTGAGAAAACCACATCTGAGGAAGTGTATTCAAGTTGCGGTATATTTTCAAGCGACATTGAAAAGTGCTTGGATTTAGCGAAGAATATTTCTTTGGCGGCGAAAAGAGCTGGGGTCGCTTATGAAAAGTTTGTGGAAAGAATAGAGGTAATACCAACCGATACCGAATATGTAGAACAAGTTCCAAATGAGATTCATAAAAGAAATTCCGAAACTCTTGAAGCTGCTTGTATAGTTGAAAAACTGAAAGAATACATGACAGAACAAGAACTTTTAATTTGTGAAGGGATTATGCTTGATAAATCCTTTGATGAAATTGGTGCAACTTTCGGAAAATCTAAAAGTTGGGTATCCGGAAAACTAACTGCTCTCAAGAAAAGGATTCTTTCCATGATGGAAGAGGGTACGCTATGATGGTTATCATGGTCGTAGGATAAAAAATCTTCAAAAAAAATAAAACGGGAATTCGCTATGGATATAGAAAGGCTAAAATATCTCAAGAAAGAAGTGAAAATATTGACAAAACAATCCAAAATATTCAACCAGAGGTCCGATGAGGCCGAAAAACTGTGGGATGTATTAAGAAATGACTGTGAATTTTTGGGGGAAGAAGACGATACTTGTGAACATAAGCTCATAAAATGCAAGTTTCCCGTAGCGTGTGATCCCGAAGTATGCCCACTGGATAGACCATCATCGTGGTCGAAAGATAAAAAATCATCAAAAAAATAAAATAGGAAATCGTAAATCTGTAAAGGAGATAAAAAATAAAATGAAAACCATCGAAGTATTGCAGCGTCTCGATAGAGAGACAAAAGCAGAGGTATTCATTGTTGGTGGTTTTGTGCGGGATTTTTTGAGAAACAAAAGTAATTCAGATTTGGATATTGTTGTAAGAAATCTGTCCTTAAAGAGTATAAAGACATTCTTGCGGCAATATGGGAGCATAAAAGAGGTTAGTTTGGCTAGAACCAGTGATCTATTTGAAATCAACATCATACTGTTTAAAGCTTTTGATGATCCAATAGAGGCACAAATTACTTTACCAAGAAAAGGTAAGAAACAACTCTCAGATCCAAGCAACACTTTGCAACAAGATGTAAGATTCAGAGATTTTAAAATAAATGCTCTTTATTTACCGATTAATTTTTCGTCCAAAAAGGATATAATCGATCTTGTTGGCGGTAGAAAAGACATTGTAAATAGAAGATTGTCTTCTAATGGTAGTCCAAATGAGCGTATTAAAGAATCTCCAATTCGTATGCTTCGTGCAATATCACTTTCTGCTCGTACAGAATACACAATCAACAATGAATTGATCGACGCTATAAAAAGCAACGCAGCTTTAATTAGCAAATGCCCGGTAGAAGTTATCAGAGCAGAGTTCAATAAAATCCTGATGTCTAAAAGACCAAGTAAATACCTTCGATTTTTAAGACGAGTCGGGTTACTTGAATACATATCTCCGGAATTGGATGCCTGTGTAGGAGTCAAACAGGACAACAAATATCATAAATATGACGTGTTTAACCATCTCATTTACACTGTTGATCATTGTGAAAGTAATTTGGTAATAAGATTGGCTGGCTTGCTACACGATATTGGGAAGCCAGAAACTCGGAGAGTAACCAAAGATGATCACGAAAAGAGAACCACGTTTCACAAACACGAGATGGTTAGTGCCAAGTTAGCACGAGATTTTCTTAGACGTCTAAAATATGATGCAGAAACTACAAAGCAGGTTCTTATGCTTGTTAAGTTTCACATGTTTCATTTCACACGCGAGTGGACAGATTCAGCTATACGTAAATTCATCCGAAGAGTTGAAATAGGAAAAGAATATATGACAGAGGGAAAGATAGGTAACTTTCCACTGTTCAAACTACGTGCTGCTGAAAGACTCGGTAATGGGCTTAAAGGGGTCGCTGTCACAGAAAGACAGAAAGATTTTGAGCATAAAATATTGGAGATCTATCGTGAAAGCAATGGCTTCGAAATAAGAGACTTGAAGATAAATGGGAATAAACTCATGGAAATCTTCAATTTGAAGCCAGGAATTCAAATAGGAAATATCTTGAAATTTCTCCTTAATAGAGTTCTTGATGATCCGAAACTGAACAATGAGCTTGATTTATTAAAGCTCACAACTGAGTATCTACACGGCAATATTCAAAGCTATGAGAGCGATGAGGAAGATTGCCGGAAGTTTGAATAAGGAGAGACAGTATGGCATTACCGAAGAAGGGTTCACGTAAGATAATAGTCGATGGAAAAGAATACAGATATGTTGTGAAATCTTCCAACTCTTTGGATAATGGAAGCAAATTAGTGGTACAAATCGATGGTCTGTATTCTTCTACTTTGTTTGATGGTGGTGTCACTCCATCGATGGTTGAGAAATTCATTAGGAAAATATTATGCAGAAACGTGTTGCCCGAAAAACAACAGTAATAAAACATGTATTTAACTGTAGTTACGCATCGTGTCTATATTATTTTTTATCTGATGCAAGGGAAAGTGGATTTATTAATTCTGAAACTTTTCGTTCTACACGAGGCATGCTAGTCAAGCAACCGGAAAGCGTGGAAAATCTTCTATCCAATGTTGGATATCTTGGATAATAAACTAACCTCATAATAAATACAGGATAATTATTTTTTCCTCTTGACAAATACAAGAGAATGATTATCTTTAAAATATGAAAGGAATTATCGTCTCTTCAAGAGACGTTATTCATAGACAGAGTAGTGAGATATTCGGATACTTCATATAACTACAATTGTAAATTGTATATTGGTGTATAATAGAGTTTGTTCCTGTTAATTTTGCGACATAAAACATATGTGTCGTGGGTTGCTGCGGGCTTCTCCATGAAAGCCGCGACTTGTTTATCTCCGAACTTCAAATAATCTCTCTGTCATAAGTAGTGGAGCAGTGAAGAACACGGTTACTTCAATGGAAATGAAAACAACACCGTATTCGAAGTGTCTCTCCGCTCTTTAAGTTTCATCATAAGTACAAGGCAATACAGTTCCGTTCGCTAGCAATACCGTTCGCTATGTAACACCCTTGGCAGTGAAACAAAAAATAAACTAAAAGGAGGTGTTATACGTAAATGGCAAACGGTATCGTTAAATGGTTCAATGACAGCAAGGGTTTTGGCTTCATCGAACAAGCTAATGGTAAAGATGTATTCGTACATTTTTCCGCTATCAAAGCTGATGGGTTTAAATCCTTGGCTGAAGGCGACAAAGTTTCTTTTGACATTGAACAGGGCGACAAAGGTCCTGCAGCAGTCAATGTTGTAAAGGCTTAATGAAGATTAGAACCTGTGTAAAGCATCCACAGTGTGGCTCTGACGTAAGTAGGTTATGTGAGGAATAAAACTTAGACAGAATACTCACTTCGACACTATCCAGAAGTGTTATAAACCCGGTTAGCTCTGGAGTACCCGGAAAACTTGATCACAACCTGTTCAATAGTTCAGGTCAAAGGTGGTTGGGAGAGACCCAATGCCCTCAGCAATGAGGAAGGCGTAGCGACAGTGACCAACAAGTAGTGGAGTAGTGAAAGGTACAGATACTTCAGCAATTCAATCATAATGAATAGATTATAGGTGCAAATCCTATCCCCGGCCCCAAAAAATCTTGCCTGGGAAGCTAAAACAAAAACCCTGTTCCAAATGTTCTCTCCACTTACTTTTTTATCTCATGATCCAAGGGATCAAAGAGTTGAACCATCGTTCCACGTTGGTTTTATTAACTTAAAAGGAAAAGATGAAAAGACGGATTAATCAAATCGAAAATAGATATTACTTAATACCCACAAGGTTAACAGGATATTTATACCCAATACACATCGGGGGTAATAGAAGAGATTAGCGTCTGAATATTCATTGATTTCTTTGAACCCTCGCCAACGAAAATTGACGGGGGTTTTTTGTTTCATAGAGGAAAAAACAATGGGTGTAAAAGCTTGCTTTCGAAAAGGTTGTGATAACATTTTATGTGATAGACTTTCATCAGTACATGGTTACATTTGTTATGAATGCTTCAATGAGTTGGTAAACTTGGGAGCAGATACAGATATTATCAACTTTATGAATAGCCAAAAAACAGAAATTGTTAAACAAATCGATGCGTTTGACATATTTGACAGCGAATTTCCTCTTGCATAGGAGGTTGACGTGAGAATTTTCAGCAAGTATCACGATTACTATGACAAAGCACTGGGTTACGGTATAGATCCAAACGTAATCTATGAAAGAAAAGAAGAAGAAATAACAGAGTCATTGGAAAAGCAGCCAGAATTACGTGATAAGTTGTTAAAAATCAATGACGAGATCTTTGATTTTCGAGTAAAGAAAATAGACAGTGATGATTTAAAAGTAGTTTCAAAACACATCATACTGTTCTGCGGAAAGATATACTTCTGCATAGAGGTTATGTATACTATAAAAACATATGATGATTACTATAAACGCATTGTTGGCAAAGCAATAACCGAATTTATTTACACATTCGATGCATTTGAAAAAGTAATTACCAAACACTCGAAGATAAATCTCGAAAACAATTTAAGAAGTGGTATATTCAGTGGAGCAAAGGTCAAAGTCATGACCATAAGAAAAAGATTTAAGTCATTGTTTGATAAACAAGGTTCTATATCAGAAGATGTTGCTGCTCTTCACTTTGAACTCGACTCGCCTGTGATAGTGATTGCTTATAACCCTATCTATACCTATGCAGAAAAAGGCAGAGTGTTCAAGAATAAATGTTTAAAGGACATAGACTTTTATAAGATCGTGAATCCATTCAATGCTTTTCAGGAGTTGTCTATGTTTATCGGCGGAGTGATGGGTGGCAAGTCCCCAATTATGATTGAGGTGACAGATAAAGATCGGATAGCCAAACATGGCTTTGACAAATTCTCCTTTAGAAAAGAGAAAAAAGAATAATTTTATCGCGGGGAGGCTGTTGGTCGCCAACTAGGTCTCATAAATCTGGATACGTGGGTTCGATTCCCACCCCCGCAAAAGTGGAGCAGTGAAGATAACAGTTACTTCATTCAAAATTCTGTGTCATGAGTTCGAATCTCATCATTCCTTAAATAGGAATGTAGCTCAGCTGGTAGAGCAAGAGTCATAAGACAATACTGTTGTTAAAAAATTCTCTCCACGCACAAACTGGTCGTAGCGGAGCCTGGTTACCGCGGGTGCCTTGGACGCATCAGATCGCAAGTTCAAATCTTGCCGACCAGACAAGTCAATTAAATAAAGGAGTTATCAGATGTGTAAAGATGACAAAGAGTTAAAAGGATTAATCAGGGCTAGAAGACGCGTTTATCTGACAGAAAGGAGTAACAGGGAAAGGTTTGAAAGATTTGCAAAAAAGTGCGAATACAGAAAACTAATCATCGAAGAAGAACTGGACTGTGAAGATTGGAATTCTTGCACAAATAACAAACATATTTTCAGAGGTGGCTTTGCAGTGCATTGCAGCTTTTCCTTTTGTCCTTTGCTTAAAATTTGTGAAAGAGGATAACAATATGTGTAATTCAAAAAAGAATTTGAGGAGAGAGGGAATTAAAGTTGGTAGTAAAGTTACACCAGTTACTCCTGCCGGAGTATGCTTGCGACACAAAGCTACTACTGGAAAATACAAAGAGAACTATCATATTCCTTGTATCTTCAGTGGTGTAGGTACAGTTCTGTACCGCAAAACCATAACCATTGACTACGATTCATGGCCGGACGAAGACATTGGACTCGGTAAAATCAAACACACAGACTGTCTTGTGCAATGTGAAAGTGGTGTTGGATGGGCTGGTGAGGGTGCTTTAATGCTTGTCAAATAAAGATTCGTTTGACCCACAGCTGGTGCAGTGGTCAGGAACACGCCGGGTCCTGACGGTTCAACTCCGTGAATATATCGGTAAGTGAAGACCTGGCTGGTCTCGGTCCAATTCCGAGCGACGAACGAGATGCAGGGGAGGAACTTATGAAGATATATAAAAAAGATCTGCATAGATTAAAGCACGAAGATGTCCAGCAAGAAGTAATCAGATTCATAGAAGAGCATTGGAACGAAGAAGCAGAGCTCGAAATCATCACTGGTAATAGTCAGAGGATGCAAGGCATAGTAATGAACGTCCTGGATGAGTACAAAATGACTTATCAAATCAGTCGATTATTTGACATTAATAACAAGGGGTATCTGGTAACTTGGACTGGTTAAAGGAAATAACATATGGACACAAAAAATAATAATGATGCCGATGTTTCGGAACTGGAAGAGGTGTTTGAGTTCAACAACACAGTAGTTATCCGTGATGAGACAGGAAGATGTTGGGCACTTTCGCCAGGAAATTTTATGGGCAATATAGACGAAGATAAGCTGAAACTTATTGGAAACTTCAGAATCGAATACTAGTCTTCATTGGAGACGATTATGAGTAGATATAAAGTCCTTTCGCTACTTACTATTTTGGACACAAAAGATAAGGAAGATTTTAATTTCTTCAATGAGGAATGGCTTAACAACAAAGAAAAGATAGAGCCAATTTTCAATCGATTAGGTTCATATCTTGATCGCAAGAAAAACATCTTCTGGGCAGAAACAAGATTCGGATGTTGGATTATAGGAAATCGAAATGATTTCCAGAATGAACTTGAATATCAAACATCTGATGAGTTCATCCTACCAAAAGATGTGATAACAGCTTTTCGAACCCTTGAAAAACATAACAAATTATCAAAAGAATTGCATATGAAATGGTATCAGCATACTAACGCTACTATGCTCCGAGAAACTCGTAGAGATGTACGGAAAATGTGGCTGAGGGGCTGGGAGGATGAATAATGGGAATAGCACCACTAATAACGGACAGTAAATTAGGTGAGATGTATAAAATGCCCAGCCGGATGTCAAAAAAGATAAAGAAGCCGAAGGAACCAGAATTCCAGAAAGAATGTGCTTACTGTAGCTACTGGACTGGAGTAGGACGACATGCTTTCAAGTGTTACTGTGGTTCTTGTCCGGCCAAGTTCAGAGATGAGTCAAAGAAAAGAAAAGCAAAGGAAGAGAAGAAAAGGAGACGAAAGTAAGATAAACCCGCATAGCTCAGCTTGGTTAGCAGCACCTGCCTTATAAGCGGGAGGTCGGTTTGGGTTCAAATCCCCCTGCGGGTACTAGAAAGGAGAAATTCATGGAAGCTATCACACTAATCGCTGGTACATGGGACATGGAAGGAGGAAAGCCTTCAAAAATTGCTGATCTTATTTATACCGGTATAGTAAAATCTGGCATATTTGGGGAAACGTATTTCGAGAACGGAGGATCTTATGGGCAATTAAGTCTTCTTACACCCGATGAAATTGTCCTTCTAGGAAGGAAAGATCAGGTAATTATTTGGATGCCAAATGTTCCGAATCATTTACCAAAGCTTAAGAACATAAAAGAATTGTATCCGAAATCCATAGTGGTATCTTCCAAAAGAAATACCGATAATGAGTATGCTTTTCAAGATATAATGGCACATGCTTTGTCAAAGAAGAGCAATCTGATAATTGAATTCAATCGTAGCAGTAGCACAAAAGAGATCGAAGCGAAGCTTCTTGATCCGCTAGGAAACCAGTGGTTTGCTGGTTCAAATATGGTAGAGCTTGGGATTGCTATAGCAAAGCGAACAAAGCAACTTCTTACCATTATACGAATGAATACTACACAATCTCCTGAAGCACCTTATGTATGGAAAAGTTATGATAAGCTTGAGTCTTTCGTTGAGATCAAAGCGTTCATTGACAATGTAAGGGATGCAGGAAATAAATTCAGTGAGTTGATTCGCCCAGCGAATGAAGTCACCAGGTTTCTTGGAAATGCTTCCTTTCGTTGTGAATCTGGTTTTCCAAGCTTTCGTACTCCAGAAGGCATGATATATATTTCAAAAAGGAATGTAGATAAGACGAGTATAAGTTTGGATTCTTTTGTTCATGTCGGTATGAATGATGGAAAAGTATGGTATCGTGGGGAGCATAAACCAAGTGTTGATACTCCAATACAGTTGTCACTCTACAACATGCTTCCTAATATAAATTATATGATACATTCTCACGTGTATGTGGAGGATGCATATTTTACCGAGCATATGATACCTTGCGGTGGAATGCAGGAAGTTGACGAATTATTTTGGGTGATAATGAATAAAGAGCTACAACATGTTGATTCTTTTGCTATCAATCTGAAAGGTCATGGGAGTATAATCTGTATGCAAGAACCATGGCTATATCATTATTATAAATTTTATTCTCGACCAGTTCCAGAGGTTCAAACATTGAATTAATGGTTCAATGATTACAGGGCTTTTGATTTATTCATAATGCTAATTTTTGATTTCCTATAAGTTGAAGTAAAGGAATGACAGTTAGGACATAGTAGTCTTAAATTCTCACGATTATTGTTATGACTACTACCGTCTATATGATGGAGTTCTAAAGGAATAGGCTGTCCAAGCCATTCACTTAAGCCACACATAGTGCACACTGGCTCCACTATTCCATCTTTAAGCATCCTATTCTTTAATTTATGGGAAAGAATTGACTGTTTGTTAGTAAAGTAATCCTCTATTGGTCTTTTAGGAGGAAATTTATTACCTTTATTCCAACCGCATCCTTTAAAATGGGATGAGTCTAAATTAAAGTACTTTATAGCTCTTTTCAATATTTCATAGTTGCCGCCCGCCGGTACAACATTTAATTTGCTAAGAGTTTGACGGTAGCTAAAAGACACTCTTACAGCTTCCGTTAATTGTTCTTGTGTATATTTTCGTAATTTCATAAAACCTCCATAATTATTTTGTAGTATAGTAAAGGCAAAGTTAGTACTACAAAAGTATTTTAAGTATCTATATTATAGAGGTTAGTTTAAACATGGCACGGTGGCAGAATTTGGTATATGCATCAGACTTAAAATTTGACGCCCGTAAGGGATTGAGGGTTCGACCCCCTCCCGTGCTACAAGAGTTTATTTAATTCAAAAAGGAAAAAGAAAGAAATGATTGTTACATCAGCTATCTTAAAAGATGGTATAGTTTATACAGGTAAAAGACATCCGGATATACTGTGTGCTCCTGGCAATTATGGAAAATTAAGAGATGGAATACAAGGATTTGTTACTGATAAGGGAGAGTTCTTGGATAGAAAATCAGCAAGGGCACACTTCATTGAGAACAAGCAAATTTCGTTCCATGGAAAACTGCATCCAACATTACTGTTCAGTGAGGATTTATATTAATACTTGAGCACAAACAGGAGAATAAAAATGCTGGAATTGAAAACACCATACTTGGCGGTTGATGCTATAATCAAAACCAGGGATAACAAAATAGTTCTGATCGAAAGAAAATTTGAACCATTGGGGCTAGCATTACCTGGTGGCTTTGTAGAATATGGCGAAAGCTGTGAGGATGCTGTAAAAAGAGAAGTCATGGAAGAAACAGGGCTTAAATTCAATATCGATGGATTGGTTGGTGTCTATAGTAATCCCAAGCGTGATCCAAGACAGCATGTGGTTTCGGTAGTTTACTCAGGTGAAGGACACGGAGAACTGCTTGCTGGGGATGATGCTAAAGAAGTAAAGTCTATAGATGTTGCTGAACTGGATGTAAAGCTCTTTCGTAATATGCTCGACATGGTTTTTGATCATAATCGAATTCTTATGGATTATTTAATTCAAAAAGGATATGTTTATGAAAAATTTGTATCGTGAAAAGGATGAAACCTATCTGGAAGCTGCTAACGAATTGGAAATGAAAACAACCGAAGCCATACAACCCATCTTTGATGAGTACGTAAAGCTCGGTTATTCCATCCGCCAAATTTCGCATGTTATGGCGTCTGCTGTATGGCAATGTGAACTTACACATATGTTTTTAAGAAAAGAATAAAGGAGTGAAATGAAAAGCTTCTTCCATAAGAAATACGATTCATATCTGGATCCCGCTAGAGAGCTGGACATAGAAGTCAATAAGTTACTTAGACCGGTCTTCGAAAAATATGTTAAACTTAGATATCCTCCTCACGAGATAGAACATGTGATGGGAAATGCTATTACTATGTTGTCTTGTTCAATTCTTATGGAAATTTCAAAAAGGATTCAACAAAAAGAACTCGAAAAGAAAATAGCAAAAATCAAACAGGATATTCTGGGAAAGGAGAATGCAGGATGAAGGCAGCAAAGATGTTGCTATTTGATGAAAAGAAATTTATGATTGGTAATGAGCATTCTTATTATAGCTTAGCATATGATGTGTTCAGATCCGACAAAGATACTTCAGAAATGAGTACAGAAGCGGTTCGTAAATCGTGTGGAAAAGTTATATCCAAAACGGGTCAAGCGTGCTTTGCAAATTTCAGAGAAAGTTGTCTTGATTATCTTAAGTCAGCAAAAGTAAAACCGAACAGAATACGATTATTTTGTGAGGCAAATAAGCACACTAAAAAGGAAACCCATTTAAACAAAGAGGAAATCGAGGAATGGGTAAAAGTGTGTAAGAAAAATAATTTGATGCCAGAAAACATTGGAAAGAACTTCATAGAAAATGGTATATATGACATCTGCTTTGATGACATCTCCATGGAAATGCTTTATGTCTATCTTTGTGCGGGCAGATATGTCCAAGAAGAGCCATTCTTTGTGAAGGGTGTGCTATATCTGATGGATAGCCACAAAATGGGATTCTTTACTTCTTTCTGTTTAGCCTCTTATTATCAGGCTACAAATTCTGGGCATCATATATTACCATTTTCCAGAAATTATATGGTTTCCCAAATGCCTAAAACTTTAAATGAGCCTAAGAGTGGGGGATTCGGTAACAGTTTCAATATGATTTATGCCGCTAGATTGTATAGTTTTGTTCATGGTGGTGATAAAGGTAAGAAAATCAAAGAATTTGATGCCGATCTTCCTCGCTTTGCATTACATGAAAAAATGACAAGCTATTGGGACAAAAATAAACCAAACAATTATAATGTATCCAGAAATAATTTGAAAAACAAACGTCTGGAATCAATATTAAAATCTGGAGAATTCGGTAGATCTTTATCAACTCCGTAATATAAAATCAAGTCCCTATAGCTCAGTGGAATAAGAGCAAGAGGTTTCTACCCTCTGTGTCGCAGGTTCGAATCCTGCTAGGGACTCAAAAAAGAGGAAGCAAGATTTATGGAAGCATTAAGATGTAGAGATTTGGATATAGGAATGCGAGTCCTCTTGACAAAACCAGATAGAGGGTATAGTATAGGTGATTCTAATCCTAAGGTCGGAACAAAATGGGAATGTGTTGGAACAGTACAAGATTTTGGTTCCAATTCTGCTGAAGTTTCGTGGGACAATGGTTGTCATAATTCATATAAGGATTTTGAACTTTCCTCAGCCTGTGAAGGAAGATGTAGATCTATTTGGTAAATAATCTTGTACATAATTAGTAATCTCTCTAAATAAGGAGGAGTGAACAATGAGCATAAACAAAAAGAAAACAGTGCTTAGAGCAACACCGAGTGATGTTTTGGAAATTCCTAAAGATACCCACATGAACTTTATGGGTGGACCAGCTTACGATATCAAGTCTCCGCTCTTGAGATTGATATGTATGTCAGCTTCATCTTTTTTCGGGGAGCCTATGTATTATAAGGGCGAAGAACCGGAATTGAAAAGGAATAAACGTGGTCGTGTTGGAAGATTTCATGCTGGAGAAAGTAACAGCATTCTGAACGATACTCAGCGTAAGTATCTGCGTGGGTTATTGAATGCCGTAGACGACTACGAGTGGAGAAATATGACTCCAGCTGCCGCCATGGAAAAAGCTATCGATGAGGCTTTGAATTTCGATCCTGAGGCTACGCTTCAATGGGCGGCTACATTACGTAACGAGGAGAACATTAGAACAACTCCTCAAGTAATACTGATTCGTGCGGCTAATCATCCTAAGGTCCGCGGTACTGGCTTGACACGTAAGTATGCAGCTTTGATTACAGGGCGTATGGATGAACCGGCAGTTCAACTCGCCTATCAACTGTCAGCTTTCGGTAAGCCAGTTCCAAACGCCATGAGGCGTGCTTGGAAAGACATTCTGTCCACAGCCAATGATTATCAACTGGCGAAATACAGAATGGAAGATCGTGTTGTTAAGACTGTTGATGTCGCCAATCTGGCAATGGGTAAGGGTTTCTATGGCTATGACTCACCAATTGGTAAACTCATGCGAGGAGAGCTGAAATTGGGAGAGGACATCAGGACCTGGGAATCAATCCGTTCCGGTGGCGGCTCGTGGGAAGAGGCAGTAGAAGTCATGGGGCATATGGCTCTTCTCCGCAACATTCGAAATTTGTTGGAGGCTAAAGTTCCTCCTGAACTGTGGCTAAAGAAACTCGTAGCCACTGCTGCGAAAGGAAGACAACTTCCATTTCGTTATCTATCCGCACACAATGCGAATAAAGGTGCCCCTGGTTTTGTTCAAGATGCTATCGAAGAATGCCTTGAGATTTCTGTAGGTAACTTGCCCACATTAAATGGGAGATCACTGGTACTTACTGATAACTCTGGTTCTGCACATGGTACTCCTATTTCAGAATTGAGCTCTATGACAGTAGCTCAGATTGGAAATCTGATGGGGGTTCTTACAGGACGTATTTCTGATGAAGGAGTCCTGGGAATTTTTGGTGACCGCCTGGATTGTATGCCTATTCGAAAGAAGGCTTCAATTATGGATCAGACATCCGAAGCCAACGAAAAAGGGACACATATCGGGGAAGGCACTGAAAATGGTGTGTGGTTAGCACTTGACAAAGCCATTCGAAACAAAGAGCATTGGGATAACATGTTTATCTACTCCGACATGCAGGCAGGGCATGGTGGACTCTATGGTAAAAATGCTGCCGATTATAAGCAGTACATCTGGCAAGGGAGAGGTAGAAGTTATATCGATGTACCTCTACTCCTTAATGAGTATCGTTCCAAAGTTAACTCCAAAGTTAACGTGTTTCTTGTGCAGATCGCTGGGTATGAAGACACTCTGCTCCCTGAATATTATGACAGGACGTATATTATCGGTGGGTGGTCTGGAAGCATATTGAAATTCGCAAAACGAATGATTGACACAGCAGATCAATTCCAGCAACAATAAATAACATACACACCTGGTTCTGGAAGCCGGGTGTGTATAATTTCTTTCTATTTGAATTCAAAATAGAGATATATGATCGGTATAAAAGCCGTCTATATAGGTCATTTAAAGAGCTAAAAACAGCACCGGATACGCTAGTAGGTTGTCAGCGTCTAAACGCGGAGGAAGGGAAGGGAGAATTAGACAACAGAAAGTCACAGTCCGAACGGTTCTTTTTATGATAACATGTTTGTATGCCATATTGCTAGGTGAGAATTTTTTTCTTTCTAACATTAACAGCCGCATGTGCATTTTAATATATTGAGCAGTCCCCAACGAACTTGAGCTAGCAGAGAGGTTTAATGTTTACATAATTGTTATCATAGTTAATCGAAACCAATCGATCATCACATTTAACGATCTTAAACTTGTTCAGGCACGCAAGAGGAGTTCTGATGGACATACTATCATATATTATGTGTAGCATATAAGTTGTTTGAGGAAAGAGAAAAGACACCGATAAATTTGTAGCACTACAATATGTTGAATAGTATTTTATAGCATATACCAGGACGATAATGCGTCTTTCGAAAGTCACCTAGTAGTTTAGTGTCGCTTGTCGGGCTCTTTGACAGCTCTGGACCGACTAAATGCCTGTGAGCTTTGGAGGTATCCCTCTGAAATCCACCTCTAAGGAAAGAGAAACTGTTAGGCTACTTGAGATACCATTGGTACCATTTACTGATGAATCTTTGTGATTTTCGAAAGAAAAAGTGTGGGTTCGAATCCCCGCGAAAAGAAAATATTCTACACATACAAACATCCCAGCATTAAAACGTGGAGTACGACTGAGCATACCTATATACAGGAACAAAGAATAATCATTCTGTGGTTATTACTCGCCCTGGAAGTATAGGAAGTAAGTTCTCAAGATGGGTCGTGGTCAGGGACGACTGGGGTTCAATTCCCCGCTCCACCCAAAAATTCTGTAATTAGGAGGCAAATCATATGAGTATGCTTTTTGGTTCAGCAATGGATGAAGACTTATGGAAAGATGATGGTCCTTTTGCTATCAGTTCTTCCATGAAAGAAGACCTTGAAAATGAGTATGATGAGTATTATGATTCAGCTATGGCTATTAGCTCATCCATGAAAGAGGATCTTGGAATTTGCAAAAAGAGATATAAGAATAGGATAAAATATCATGATAGAAAGAAGATATAAATATCCAAGAACACCACATTTACCATGGTCTCCGGGAAGAACAAAAGATGATAGAGTTCTCACAGATACAAGTCATTTAGAGGGAGAGCCTCTTATTGCCATGGTAAAAATGGATGGTGAGAATACTACTTTATATCATGATCATATGCATGCTAGATCAATTGATTCAAAAGACCATGCGTCTAGGCACTGGATGAAAGCATTTCATGCCAGCATAAAAGATTTGATATTTCCTGAATGGAGGATTTGCGGGGAAAATTTGTATGCAAAACACTCCATAGCATACGACGATTTGATGTCTTACTTCTTAGCGTTCTCTGTATGGACAACAGAGTTTGGTGACAATCTATGTTTGAGTTGGGAAGATACAATGGATGCTCTCGACTTCATGCACATATATACCCCAGAAGTTATCAATCTTGATGCTATATCATCACCAGTAACATCTTTAAAAGAAATAGATGATATGTATCATGAAAAATATGGAGATAAGCACGAGGGTTATGTGGTAAGGCTTGTCTCCGAGTTCAAATATGAGAATTTTGGAAGGTCGGTGGCGAAATATGTAAGAGCTAATCATGTACAGACAGATAGACATTGGATGCATAAGGAGGTGATACCAAACAAATTATGGAAACCTACGTGGATGGTACAGGAGTAAAGTTGAAAGTACATGATAGAAAAGATTGTGCTGGTGAATACTGCAGCATACACAATCCTTCTAATCATAAAATGAAAGACTGGCCTACACATTGGAGAGATGACCGTGGTATAATGGAGCGTATCTGTCCTTGTGGAATTGGACATCCTGATCCAGATGATATGGCATTCAGAAGGAGACATGGTATGGATGACTCAGAAGGAATTCACGGTTGTTGTGGTTGTTGTACTGGTAAAAAGATTTAATACTTTTGGGGAGTTATACCGTAGGGGTAGCGGGCATGGCTGTAGACCATGCGTCTAAACGGCTCGGGTGGTTCGACTCCATCACTCCCCACAAGTTTCTTTATACTTCAAATGCATCATAGTCAACAGTATACTACTATAATCGACGAAAGTACTCTAACATGATTAGATATACGTATCGAAAATTTTTAGAGTCGGGGTCCATTCATTGTATAATGTTGAAATTGATAGAAGTAAAGAGGAACTTTAGAGCGTGTGGGGACGGGGCGGGCACGTTTAACCACCCCATAGGTAAGAAATCAAGTTTAGATTTGATTGTTTACCGGGGTGGTTAAACACAAGTAATATTTTAAGGAGAGGATATGGCAAATTTGGTGGACATAATTGCAGACGCTGAGAAGCAAATCAGTGATTTACTTGGTAAAGAAGCCAAGATATTTGTAGATACACTCCATAATGACAACAACGGTAAAATACCAGCATATATTTACACAGTGTTAGGAGATCCTGACAAAAATGGTATTATGGCATTATCTATTGCTAGGTTTTCATTAGCAGAGCTTCCAGGTTGCTGTGGCGTATGCGTCTCATATCATGCTTCCGTATCTCCAGGCATGCGTAAAAAGGGTTTTGGCACACTGCTATGTGGCATCAGAAAAGATATAGCAAGAGTCCTAGGATACGGATGTCTATTATGTACAGATGTTGTGACTAATGAGACACAACAGCGTATTCTTTCCAGGAACGGTTGGAAAAGCATCCACAGTTTTAGGAACCCAAGAACATGGAATAATGTTAACATCCATGTTGTAAACCTTTAACATTCATGGCGTAGTGAGGAATACGGTTACTTCAATAGACTTGTAATCTATCCGGGGCATAAAACCCCAGAAAAACAGCCCGTTTCCAATTGTCTCGCCATACATATTCAAAGATGAAGTGAGGAATTCAGTTACTTCAGAATCATACTCTGCCAGGGCTAATCGCCAAGGTTTATGCGGGAATGAACCCGCACCTGAGATCCGGTTTCTCGTCTTTACTTTAAACAATAGGTGTAGTGAGTTGTTCGGTTACTTCATATCCGACTCATAATCAGATTAATGGCAAAAAAAACCGATGACAAAGTTCTCACCTATTACAAGTTTGCTAAGAGCATAGTAGCAAATGAGAGGATTTACGATATAAAACAAAATCAAACTACAGTTAGCATAATCCGGCATAGCATGGATTCGGATTGATCGTATCCGTTAAAGAATCCTCTCGAATTTTTATAAAGGAAGGGTGTATATGAGAATCATAAAGATAGGTATTGATGTACATGGGGTGATTGATCGAGACCCCGAATTTTTTTCATTTTTTACTCATAGATTAAAAACTAAAGGACACGAGGTTCATATTTTGACTGGGCGTGAACTTTCTGACGAGTTGTTCACTCGTATAGATAATTTTGGCGTCCGGTATGACCATGTATTCTCTATTACAACCTTCCATAAGATGATCGGCACACACATATCATATAAGAACGGTGATTTAACACAGCCTCTTATAGCCCCACACCTTTGGGATAGCACAAAAGCTAAGTACTCAAAATCTATGGGGCTATGTGTGCATGTAGATGACTCTCCGACCTATGGACAACACTTTATAGGTACTGGTACACAGTATATACAATACACACCCGAGTTAAGAGAGTTTCTCATGGTGTTATCGGAGGTTCAAAGATGAATAGGTTGATGGTAGCACATAACTTTGTTGCAGATCGTCATCATGATGAGAAGCGAAAGTTCACCAACAAACCTTATCTAATTCATTTAGAAGAAACGGCACAGCTATTATGGGAGGCTACAGATGGGAAAGCTTCTGATGATGAGTACATCGCTGCTCTTTGTCATGATGTGGTTGAAAATACTTCCACAACCTTGGACGAACTAGGAAAAAAATTTGGCGGGATAGTTATGGGACTGGTAGGAGAAGTAACAAATGATGACTCCCAAATAGCCATTTATGGAAAAGCTGTTTATCTATCAAGAAAAATCAATGCTATGTCAGATAAGGCTTTTCTAATAAAACTTTGTGATCGTCTAAGCAATATCGTAGGATTGCAGGAAATTTGTATTCCAACCCATTTTGTTGACCGCTACATCAAAGAGACTCAGTATATCATAGAAAATCTTGACCGTGAAATGGATGAGACGCAAAAATATTTGGTGGACAGAATCGTTAAAATGTTAATATTCTTGAGACTAAGTAGAAATTTATAAAGAGGTGATGAATTTATGTTTGGTATTGACCACTGTAGTCATGAAGGTTACGAAGGTATTGATGATGGGAGAATGGGTGGAGAAGATTATCTGTATGACACCTATGACCAGATTATTGATACAAACAGGAGAGAGCAAGATCGGGATTTATTTGACAAAATGGGGCCAGAAGAAATGGGTCTCGCTTTCGCTTTGGCAGAGGAGCTCCACGAAGAGTTTGATCGTGAGATTGATCTGGATCTAGGAGTTGATATAGATGAGGATACCGATAAGAAGAATTGGGAACAAGTTATGAAACTTTCCTCATTACAATCACGACATGGAGAGAAAAGAAGACTGCGTCCTTTCGAACAGTACATAGATGATATCTGTAAAGGACGTAGACCGTTGTTTGAGGACTAGGGAGTATTCAACTATGACTAACATATGTATCATTGGAAATAGGGCATCCAAATCCTGTAGAGAAATCATAAACAATGTTGGTATACGCAGATATGTTGGACAAAAAGCTGATGCCATTATAAACTACGGGGTAAGTGGCGAAAGACTTGATTTATTTTTCAGAAAATACCCGCCAGCAATAAAAGTACCTATGATCAATGGTCATGTTGGTCGTTCTAAGTATTCCTCTGTAAAAGATGCAGAAAATAAAGGGATAACTGTACCTGAAACGAGGTTATCCCTCCCTGAAACAGCTAAACTTTCTGATTGGATTGAAAAAAGAGTACACTCAAGTCAGGGTAATGGAATCATCGCCGCAAGGGGGCGTGGCAAAATTGTTGGAAAGTATTATCAGAAGATGGTAAAAGAAAGGAAATATGAACTTCGTGTTCATGCATTTTCCTGGATATCTAAAAAAGATTGGGCTGTTCATAAACGTGTGGGTCCCTCCGACCAAATAGCTTGGAATTTTCATCAGGGAGGGCACTTTCAAAGCGTACAATCGCCCAATAGCCACAAAGTATTCACTGATGCAAAAGATATTTCAGAAAAGATTCTTAAAGTTATGGGAATGTCTTTTGGTGCGGTGGATTTAATTGTGGATAACAGTATGAAAATCTATTTCATAGAGATCAATTCATCTCCAGGATTTTCAGAGTTGAGTAAGGGTATTTATTTTGATGCCATGGCAAAATTGAAATCTTTGCCAGTCGGTGAGATAAATAAACTTATTAGTTAATTAGTTAAGAAGTACAGTTTTACAATTATTTATTATTTATTAGATGAGATTAAATTAAAAAATGTTGTAAGCGTGATGCATGGCTTTGATATATGTTAAATTTAAATTAATAGAATGTAGTACCATAAAACATATATATTTTTCACGTGCATTGCGTGTAAAGGCGAACATAATTTTCGAGGGAGGGAAGTATTATATCCAAGATTTAATTATGGATTCTATTTCACTAGCGGCGTATCGACCCGCAATATGTGAGTGGTTCCATTTTCCTATTGGTTATATACAACTCGTTGAAATTGGACTTTATGAACGCAACATGAAGGAGAGTAGGTTTGATACCGCGGTTACGCTTCGTATCCTCCGAAATTTTTCATTCGCAACACCAGCTTTGTGAGGGAATGTTTAAAAGATTTCTATTTGGACAATTTATATACGTATTGGCAACACGAATATAAACTCCATATAGAATCTATTGAACATGCCCCAATCGAGCAGAGGTCGAGTGGGATGGGGGTGGGGAAAATGTTTTGTCGCCGGACATGCTGTCTGACAGAGGCAGAAGTCCGGCAAAAGTTCTATAAAAATAAAGGAATAATAAATGAGTGATAACTATTCGAACAAAAAAAGATTTGGTTGTCATGCTTCTATTCCATGGTATGGTATAACTGAATGTCATGTTGATACTAAACCAAAAGAAATGTGTTTGATCGCTGAAAGAATTATAGAAAAAAATATATCAATCAATGATCGACACTTTGAATGTATGTATTGGCAGGAGATAAGAGCTAGATCTGAATCAGAGAAGTGAAAGAATGAAAAAGGCTTTACTCGTAGTTGATATGTTAAACGATTTTATCAAACAGGATGGGGCATTATTTTGTGGCCCTACGGCTCAGGCAATTGTGCCTTTTGTTAAAGCAAGAATTGAAGAATATCGTGCAAATGGTTATCCAGTTATCTTCTTGTCTGATGCCCATACAGAAGATGATCTTGAGTTTAAACGTTTTCCAAAACATTGTGTCATTAATACATATGGAGCAAGAATTATCGATGAGTTGAATTTTACACAAGGAACGGATGCCATTGTCACAAAAACCAGATACAGTGGTTTCTACAATACCTCACTGGAATTCACTCTTCAAGTACACTTCGGGCTGAAGCCAGGAAACTCTGTGATTGAGGTAGCTGGAGTATGCACAAGTATCTGTGTAATGGATACAGTTGGAGATCTAGCCAATCGTGATTATCCAACAGTGATTCATCAGAATTGTGTCGCCGATTTCGATCAGGAAATGGACAATATGGCCATTAAAAGGATGTCCGCTCTTTATGGCACTGAAATTATTTAACCTTTAACTTGGTCATCGTCGCCATAATAGACGACTGAAATTCAATTAAGATAGGTGGGAGGTTGGCTTAGAAGCAGCCAGGTTCGCCCTGCCGAATACAATGTTACGCCAATAACAAATATTCGGTACCTATAATGAGTTGCCCGCCATCATTGCAAAAGATGACATTTAAGGAGACGGCAGTTGTACGTATCGACACTATGGGTGCGACAAACCTGTCTCCGTATATGCACTGCCTCGGCGGATAAGAAATCTTCCGTCGTGCCCAAGCGTGCTTTGAGAAGCACGGCTACACATTGCGTTTTGCAAGATTGGTTATATGTGTGGTGGGGGTGAGAATCTTGCGGTAGAAGACAGGCATTTGGCGTAACAGCACACCACCTACTATTTTTAAAATCGAGGAGTTGTCATGGAAGAATTCGGAATCGTAGATAAAGCATGTTATTTTTGTGGTCATGAACAAGTTGTGAGGTTTAAAGAACATTACGACTTCTGTCCACGTTGCTCGGCAATCAGTACAAAGATGTTCACGATTGAATCATGTGAACACTTTGGTGATTCAGCCATAATCGTATCTCGTGTACCGTGGTTTGCCAGTACAAGAAAAGAACTTCGTGAAAAGAAAAAGGCTTATGTCATTGAAAATGATAGTGAGGAAGAGACTGGTAAATGTTCCATCTGCGGGAAGTCATGTACAGCCGATGGATCTTAAAGAAGGACCATCGAGTATGAAACAAAAAACCGAAAAAGATAAGGCTGACCTAGTCGTCCGTAAGATAATACAAGGTATGGAAACAAATGCAGAAGACCAGCAAGTGTATGTAAACAATACCAAGTATATTGAAGAACGATTACGAGACAGTCTAAAAGTGAAAGGATAGCTATGATTATAAATAGTCTAACAGACAGTGATTTTTATACCTTCTCAATGATGCAGCTTGCCCTTCATCAGTGTTCAGGTGCATGGGTTCGCTATGCATTCAAATGGAGAAACTGGGATAGAATGAAGCTTCGTATTTCCATGGATGATTTTGTAGGTCGAGTAAAGAAAGAAGTGGATCATCTATGCACTTTAAGATTCACTGAAGACGAACTCAAGTATCTATCCAGCATTCCCTATTTAAAACGAGATTTTATTGAATATCTCAGATTGTTTCAATTGAATAGGGCTTACATCAAAATCCGCAATGTGAACGGGGTACTAGTTATTGAAGTTGATGGACCATGGCTCACAACTATACCATTTGAAGAGCCAATTCTTTCGATTGTAAGCCAACTCTACACCGAAAATTCCACATCCAAGATCATATGGCTTCCTGAAGCCCGTAAAAGGCTCAAGGATAAGTTTACCATGCTAGATGCAAGTCTTCATAAGGACCAGGCATTCAAGTTCGCAGAATTCGGTACAAGACGTCGTGCTGATGTAGAGTGGCAAGATGAACTGATCGGCTTCATTGTGGAAAATTATGGTAAATATTTTGTTGGCACCAGCAATGTTATGTTTGCTAAAAAATATGGTGTCAAACCTATAGGAACCATGGCTCATCAGCTTTTCCAAGTTCATCAACAGCTCGGTCCTCGTTTGGCTGATAGTCAGTCAGCAGCACTTCAAGCTTGGACAAATGAATACCGTGGAGAATTGGGAATTGCCCTGTCTGATACAATAGGCTTTGATGCTTTCCTAAAAGACTTTGATCGCTACTTTGCTCTACTATTTGATGGTTGTCGCCATGACTCTGGGGACCCGATTTGGTGGGCTGAAAAATTGATTGCCCATTACAAGAAATTAAGGATTGATCCACGTACCAAAGCTGCCATATTCAGCGATGGCATTACTTTTGAGGTTGCTTTAGATCTCTTCAGACGTTTTCACAATGAGATAAATGTATCCTTCGGTATAGGTACTTATCTTACCAATGATTGTGGATTTGAAGCCCCACAGGTAGTTATGAAACCGATAGAGTGTAATGGTAGACCTGTAGCAAAGATAAGTGATAGTGCAGGGAAGGGTATGTGTGAGGACCCAGAATTTTTAGACTACCTGATTAAAGTTGTTAAAGAAAAGATAGCGGGGTAAGATGAAGATAAAAACTCTATTATTCGGCGGAGCATTTGATCCACCACATAAAAGTCATATAAATACAGCAGCCACTGTGTTAGGACACAAAAGATTTTCCAACTGTCCAGCAGAATTATGGTTCCTTCCTTGTTATTCAGATGCTTTTGGCCAAAAGAAACTCACCAGCCCAGAACACAGAATAGCCATGCTTAAATATGTGGTGAACTATTTAGGTCCATGCTCCAGTATATGCACAACTGAAATAGAAATGGCAAATGAAGCTGGAGCCTATGCCGTTATAATAGAACTTATACGAAGACATCCTGATAGAGAATTTTATTATGTGATAGGCTCTGATCAAGCTAGTAGGATTAGAGAATGGAGAAATAGTAGAAATCTTTTGAAGACAATACCTTTTGTGGTTGTTAAAAGACCAGGATTCATTCATGGACCCCATGACTGGTGTTTTTCAAATTCACATATTTGGATTGAACAAACCACAAATGTGTTCATATTGGGAGAAAATGGTGGACAGAATGCTTCATCAAAGATTCGGGAAGACTATCACAACAATTGGGAACACCAAAAGAAGAATAAACCAAAGGGATTATTAGTTGCCATTCATGAATACATTGTAGAACATGAACTGTATAAATAGGGAGAATGTTATGGAATCTTCAAAGATTTCTTCAGAGTATAAATTCATGGTAAGTGGAGCTGTCAATGCAGGTATTTCATACTTGCGAGACAACTCGAATATTAAAACACTTGTTCTTGGTATTTCTGGCGGGGTAGATAGTGCTGTTATAGCCGCCCTTGCCAGAAAAATTTGTGACGGTTTGAAAAAGGAAGGTCGGGAGATAACACTTTCTGGATACAGCTTAAAGATCTTAAGCAACAAAAAGGAGGAGATAGAGAGAGCAGATATTGTTGGTAGGACATACTGTGATGAATTTGCGGAAGTAAATCTGGCTGAAACCTTTCTTGGTATTCTTAGAGGTGTTGACTCACTTCTGTATGAAAAGTATATCCAAGGTATTGATGGGAAGATGTTGACTCATGAAGAAAAGATTCGAATGGGTAATATAAAAGCTCGTACTCGAATGATCTTCTTGTATAATAAAGCCCAAGAGCAGAAAGGACTTGTTCTATCAACAGATAACCTTACAGAATACTATCTTGGATTTTGGACTCTCCATGGAGATGTGGGGGATCTTGGATTAATTCAGGAGCTTTGGAAAACTGAAGTATTTGGTATGGCAGACGTCATTGGACAACCCGTACTGAGATGTGCAAATGCCGTGCCTACCGATGGTTTGGGTATTACCAACAGTGATATCGATCAGCTGCTGCCTAATTGGACGGCTGAAATGGGCGATTATATAAAGGCGTATAACGTGGTGGACAATATTCTTATTGACTACTTAAGTGGTGTATATACTGGTTCGACTAAACATCCGGTAATTCAGCGTTATGAAGCTACTAAATTTAAACGTACAAATCCAGTAAATATAAAGCGTGCTATGCTTCTGTGGGTACATAATCCTACAGTATAACGATTGTTTTATCTGCATGTATGTCGTCACCATGCATGCAGTGTTTCACCAGGGGAAAGAATTGACTCCTTTTACTCCTGTGCTTTAATTGTTTCATAATTTTTCCTCCTGATATAAGGGAGGAGCTTGGAGCGAATCCCTTATATCGTCTTCTCTTCTATTATTCTTTCCTCTCAATCCATCCCCACCAAGTCCATAAACTTCTATAGCATCAATCATAGCAAATCGCGTAGTAAAGATATTGATACTAGAGAAGAAACCCCTACCACTAAATCTAATCCTTCCTATTTTTTCCTTCATAGTATTTCCCTTTCTATTCTTTTTATAATCCCGGTATTCTATACGCGGCTTCTACACTATATTCTATAGACTATCGGTATCCTTTTGTTTTCTTTTTCCGTATCTGTATCTTTATTATATGTTATTTTGTTTATTTTTTTAAAAACTTTTAGGTGTTTTTTTCGTCTACGGAACCGGCTTCCTAAATTTACCCTTGGAGTTTATGGGAAACCAATATTTTTTTATTTTAAACTTAAACTTTTAGCTGCTGCTGCTGCTTACGGAACCGCCCTTCCAAATTTACCCTTGAAATTTCTGGGAAATAGAAGTTAGAATATTATTTAAAATAGAATTCGGCTCCTTCGAAATCACTCATGTCAGTTTTGCTAGAAAAACCATAGATAAAATGATATTGTTTTAATTCCGCACAAGTTTTATGTTTGAAAACATCATAGAATGCAGTGTCTTCCCAATAATTTAATAGAATAATAAAACCCATACCATAGAACTGGGATCTTATGGGCTCTCCAGGACCATATGATATAAATACATATCTATTTAGAATATCTGTTCTAGCAATGTAGTAAGCTGTTCCAAGTATATCATTGTAATAAATTGCAGAATAGAAGTAAACTTTAGTTGGTATAGTTTTTCTAGTTAGAAATATTCTTAGAGTAGATAAATTTAACGTATTACAATCTATACTTAATTCTTTCATTTCCTTTGTAGGCTTAGCTTCTATTCTAATTTCATTAGCAGCAAAGAGAGATATAGGCAGCAATAAAAATAACAATAATATAATAAGTACTTTAAATTTCATTTATTTATCCTTTTTTCATCTTATCTGGATGTGTAATCGTCCTATAATAGGCATCTGTTAAAGGTGTACCTTGTGTCAGACCCATTTCTTCACAGGCAAAGGAGGTACTCAATACCATCATAGGTAAATTGAATGAAGAAAAAGGTGGTGGATTACCATCTTCATCTAACGGTTGCTCTTTTAAAATCCATCTATGTGCCATATATAATATCCTCCTAATGATTTAACGCTACAAATGCCATTACAATTGCCCCTATAAAGAAGCCTATAACTATTCCTAACATCAGCCCCTGATAAAAAGTTAGATGCTCCATATTATCTCCTCATTATTATTTTGTATGATTCTCATCTAATTCGTCGGGCCAGGGTGCTTTTTCCATATCAAGAAGATCGCCTGGATCAAAAGAAGGAACTCCAAATAAAATCTCACCACTCATTGATATCATTTTAAAATCTGTAGTGAATTTATTTATTTCGGAAAATGGACCACCACCTTTGAACCATTTCTTTTCTCTTTTATTCATATTTAATCCTCTTCTACTTTAAATGAACAGCCGTCTTCACTTACTCTAAAGGTAGTAAAATATACTTTACCTTCTTTAATAAGACGCTTCACATTTTTTTGACTTTCAGTAAGCCTAGCCTTACCAGTTTTTATTTCAATAAAGTAAATAGCCTCTTGTTCAAATGATATTCCATCAACTGGATTTCCTAAAAACTTAAAACCATTAGGATCAAGTGGCCAACTTTGAAAGAATGGAGCCATTTGTTCCCCTATTCTTCCTAGTCTAACTTCAGAACTCTTCTTCTGACTTAATATTTTATCATTCTCAATTTTAAGCTTTTTATTATATTTTATGGTTTCTTTAAGGTGATAAGAAACTGCTATCAACAATGTTGCTATAATTACTATTACATACCATCCCCATACAGGCATATTAATTTTCCTTTATTATAGTATCCTTAATCTTTTCTTTTGCCCTATCATAATCCACACGCTTTTGATAGGAGCCTTCTATTTCTTTTTTCAGAGCCTCTTTAATCTTTTTCAAGTCCCCAAGACGCATCACTACTTCATCTAATTGCCCATCGTCTATTAGTGAATTTATAGTTTTATCTATCACCAACTGAGTATCAAATTTATTAGACTGCATAAAAGATCTAGATGTTGCTTCTATTTGATCACAGATCATGAGCACTGCTGACTCTATACATACAGGTTTATGCGTCTTATAACGAAAGGCATCTTCTATATCTGTCCCTGATTTATCAAAAAAATATCTAAGTACAGAAGTACCATGGTGTTGGCTGATTGCTTCTATAATATCCCTAGGAAAATTATGATCGTTTATCAATATAGTGACGCTATCGGAAACGTGACGTGTTATAATATTATAACTCACCATAGGAGTAAGTTTATCGTGTGGATTTTCTTCATCTACCTGATTTTCTGTAAAACACTTAGGAGAAAACATCTTTCCTATATCATGGTATTGAGCCATTATCTTCATCTTTGTAACATTTAATCCTAAAGCTAATGCCACCCCTTCTATTATAGATACTATAGCTTGAGAATGTTTATACGTACCGGGACAAATCTCTCTAAACTTCTGTAGTAATGGATAAGTAGAATCTAATACTATCTGAATTTCTTTATGATCTTTATGTTCCTTTAGATCTTTATCCTCAGAATTACCATTAGTAATACTACGTTCTTCTGTCATGTGAATCTCCGTTACCATTTTCCAATGGCTTTATTACTTGCTATGGTAGAATCTACAAGCTGTTCTCCACAACAATCACATTTTGTATTTGCAAATTCGACTTTTGATATATTTTTATATTCCTTACACTTAAGACAGTACATGCTTTTATCTTTTTTAAGACTTGCCATTTCAGCTTTTGAAGCTGGTTTTAACCTACCGTTATCTTTTAGCATAATCTATTCCTCCGGCATATAATCAAAAAAGCTAGGATCACTTGTTAATTCTCTTAGCACACCATTTATCAATGCTGCTTTATTGTCTTCAATAAGAAATTTATATTTTGGTTTGTTTGCCCAAATTCTCAAACGCTCCCTTATAATCTTCTGCCCTAGACTCTCTGTGCCATTGATGATACTCTTAACTTGTCTTGGGAAAGTGTATCGTAACCACTTCATATAACCACAACGCATCAAATGCCATAGTACTTCATCTTTTTTTGTGGCTATATCATCATTAGTGGTTACATAAAATAGTCTCCAATCAGAATAATTCTTAACAAGCATATCATTAACTTGAGCGTAATCGACTCTATTTATACAACAAATTATTAAACCAAAATCCTCGATAATAAATTGAGTAGAAATGCCTCTGATTATATTAAACTTTTTAAAGGCTACACGCAATTGTCCTAACATTATAGATACATAGTCTTCCAGTTCTCTTAGATCCATAGTATTCCTTGTGTGGGGAATCTCACCCCACTATATTATATTTTAACAGATTGAGGTCTTAAAAATCTCCTCTCCCTCTTCTTTTACTTCAGCTTTCTTTATATCAAAATCGACTTTAGCTTGTCGCATAGTTACCATAACGGTAGCATTTACATCGATATCTCCCCTTAAAAGTCTTACAGCAAGAGGAGTAGATATTTCTTTTTCAATACATCGTTTAAGTGGTCTAGCACCAAAATCTTCATCGATACCATGTTTAAAAATATGAGCTTTGATTTTTTTGTCAAACTCCAATTCCAAATCTTTAAACTCGGTATCATTAGTTCTAAGATTTTCATTCAATTTATAGAGTTCTATATCTATAATTCTTGAATAATCCGCCTTGCATAAAGAACGAAAGTGAACTACAGAGTCGATACGATTCAAAAACTCTGGCTTAAATTTTTTCTTAATAGCTCCGTCAATAGCTTTTGTTTTCTTGTCTTCTGTGAGTTTTCCAACATCACCAAAGCCAATAGTTTTCTTCACATCATCAACTTCAGACACACCAATATTGGAAGTCATAATAATTACTGTATCTTTGAACGATACTTTTTGCCCTTTACCATCTGTTAAACGCCCTTCTTCAAGTATTTGTAGCATAAGTTCATGCACTTTATGACTTGCCTTTTCTATCTCATCGAAAACAACTACGCTAAATGGATCCTCAAGAATAGCATTTGTAAGAATACCACCCTGTTCATGCCCTACGTACCCAGAAGGGCTACCAATAAGTTTAGCATATTCATGATCAGCGGAGTATTCAGAACAATCTATAGTAACTAGATTATTTCTATCTTTAATAAGTTCATCAGCAAGAACTTTGGTAGTCAAAGTCTTACCAACACCAGTTCTACCAGCAAATAGAAATGAACCAATGGGTTTTACTGGGTCTTTAAGACCGACGCTGGCTCTCTGAACGGCTTCTACAATCTGATCTACAGCTGCATCTTGTCCAATAACAAACACTTTCATGGTGTCTGCAAGTTTTAATAGATCCTCTTTATGTACATCCTTAAATGTTTTCTTCTGCTTCTTTTTCTTTGTGTTTTGCTGACGTGCATGAGAAGCCATTCTATTTGGTGATTGAGGTTTCTGATTTTTAGGTTCATCATCTTCTTCCTCAAGCTTGTCTGTTAAATCTTGTGCATTCTCATAGGTCAAAAATGGATTCGCTTCTTTACAAAGTTCGTACACCTCATGCATCAAAATTGGGGGAGCAACTCTATTAGGAAGACCCATGTTATCTAACATTATAAACAAATCCTCAGAATCCACGACACAAATTGATACTATATAAGTCTGAAAACTAGATCTATTATGAAAAAATCTCTGACTTAAAAGACTTCCCATATCTTGTTCATTATATTTCTTGACTTCGACATACCTATTTATACGCTTCCACCATTGCTTGACTATCCCAAATGCTAAATCTTCAATATTCTTCATCTCAGATGGTAAACCCTTCTTATCTTTCTTATCATTCGATACATCTTTCGGCATGACAGGGGCGTCTTCTATTGGATCTGTAGCCTCATCATAATAGGAGATATTCCAATGTTTATTTTCTGTTAAAAGGCGTTCATCATCTTTCAGTCCGTCTATACCTTTAAGTTTAATAACAGAATTACGATTGATAACTAAATTATCTGGCTCAAGTAGTGGATTAACCTTAAGAACCTGTTTCATCACCTCTTCTCGAACCTGCATTAAACTAGGAGGTAAGTTAGCTTGCTGTTTGATATGAAATAACAACTGATTAATATTAGCTACACAAGTAGCAATAACAAAATCTTCGTAAAAACTTCTGTTGATGTTTCCCTTATCTCTAGCAAGATAAGCTAACTTATCCTCTATTTCAGCTCCAGGAACTTCTAGAACTAAAATCTCAAATTCTGCTTCTTTAATCCAAGCTTTATGAACTTTATAATTTTCTGACATATTATTATTTTCCTTATCGTTTACGAAATTTATCGTTACCAAATTTAATTACATAAACAGCTTCCTGATAAGATAACTTATCTGCTTCAGGAATAGGGCTTATCGTAAGTCCATTAAATTCAAATGCTTCTTGAGCTAGGGTTTTATAATCTACACCTTTAATACTTAATATACTCTGTAATGCTGCTCTCTGCACATCGGAGATATATTCAGGTTCCCCAGTATTAATAACACCAACTTTTGACATTGGGGTGTTATCCTTTAGATTCACCGTAGGTGGAATCGAAGGCATAGAAGGCAGCGTAGGAGTCTCGGGAACAACAATTGTGTGTGAATTATTCATACCAACTCCTGGGGGCAAAGGCATACCTCCACCAACTCCTGGGGGCAGGGGCATACTACTTTCGCCTACTACTGGGGGAAAAGGTGGTGCAGATTTAGAAAAAACACCAGGGTCTTCTGTTAAAACTGGAATACTTGGAGGTACCCCAATTTCTTTTCCCATATATCCGGTAGGCAATGTTGGCGTGGACATACTACTACTATCATCGTCTTCATCAAGATATAACCCAACTCCCCACTTTTTACAGGCATCTTTTAATGCTTTGGAATACGCAGACTTGAAGGGTGTGCCAGCTTCTGCGTTAGCATCATTAGGAGCTCCGCCAAATCCTTCTTGCGTAAAAAATATTCCTTTTTCTGAATCAGTAATCGTCACTCTAACTCTGACTATGACGTTAGCTCCAATAATATCCTGAAATAAAACTTCACTAGACCAGTTAGTGCCAAATACCTCGTTCATCCTATCGGCTACATCTTGCCAACGGACATAAGGATATACTCCACCTCTTCCTTTACGGGTTGGGATATTGTCAAAATTCTTATACAATGCTTCGTTTTTCATATAATTCTCCTTTTCTTAATGGTGGCTCAGATGGGACTCGAACCCATGTTTCAATGTTTTAGAGGCATCCGCTACGCCAACTTAGCTACTGAGCCATATCCGTTTTTCATACATATAATATAATGCATAACTACTATTTGTCAAGTACTCTCAAGAAATAATCTATTAAACTTCTTTGGAAGAGAAAAATACATACGTCTTTTTTCTTTCTTGATATCTCTATACCACTGTGTTTTAGATATAAAAATTATATAATCAAAGATGTATTTATAATCTAATCCATTAGTATTTTCGTTCCAATAAACCTTAAATTCCTCTACTAAATTCTCCTCCAAGTCCTCTAAAGGAATTGTTCTACACGCCCCTGGACTAGAATTTCGTGTCACATCATAAGAACAATATCCAAAGTAATCTGTGGATGAATGTGATGGATTACCAGTAAAATAAAAAGACTGTCCTGGATTTGGGTTTAACTCATAAACAAAACTTAAACCCTTAAGATCTCTATGTCTAAAGTAATACCTATCTTCCTTTCTATGTCTTATAGGTTTATAATTATTACTATCGCTAAAAATATTAAGATCTATTCTTCGTTTAATTTCATTTATATAATTTGTTATTATGTCTAATTTTGAATCCACATTTGCTTCTGAACCAGACCCCAAAACTTTAAGATAGCGTTTTCCATCAAAAGATAATAATGATAATAGTTCCTCATTGTTTTTAATATTACAATAAAAAAGTTTTATAAGACGCTGTCTGAAATGTTCTATAGGCTCACCAGAAATAGATATAAATATACTCTCACAAGGAACTGAACCTAAGTATGATCTCTTGAAAATTTCTTGATGTGGTATAAGGTCATCCTTTCCAAATATATATTCTTTTAGATCTATCTTTTCTGTATCTACCATTATATATTCTTGTATCTTTTTTAAATCTTGTTTCTTTTCCAACTGTAAGAATATTAAATCTTGGGACACGTTGTCGAATTGATTCTTCTCAATAGTACTTATGGAAATAAAGAAGTATTTTATTAAAAACTTCATGAACGACTTATAAAATTTGGTATTATTTTTGATAATGGTAGATGGTACTATATAATATATATAACCAGGTATATCATTTTCAATTAGAATATCACAGGTCTTAACTATAAAAAATATTGCCTCCTCCCTTATACCATGAATGTCATATTTTTTACATAACATTTTAACATATTTATTATGTGTTTTTAAGGACCATGCTGGTGTTCTAAAGGGAGGATTCCCTACAAAAGTTATAGATTTTGAAAAATCACAGATAGAGAAGTCATAAAAATTTTCATTTAGCAACTTCATGTTGTTGAATTTCTCATTATTTTTAACCAAATCATAATAGAATTCATCCAATTCTATACCTATAATCTTTTCTATAGAAAATTTTGAACTCAAAGCTGTCAAAAAATTACCCGAACCGAATGAAGGTTCAATTATTAGATCAGTGGTGATGTCTAAATTTTCTATAAGTTTTAAAGCCAGTTCTTCAGGAGTGAAAAACTGGCCCAAAACCTCTTTTCTTTCTTGTATATTCTTAAATTCCAACATTGAGTTTATTTAGAAAGTCAAGTAATTTCACATTTTCCAAAGGCTCTGTTTCAGTTGATGTAGCAAATAGAAAAGATTCTGTTAATGGTCTGAAGGGATTAACTTGTCCCCAACTTTCTCCCTTAGCATGTTGTTTTCCAAGTTTAACTTTATTGGGAGAATCATCATGTATGGTCAAACACATATCAGATCTGTGAATAAGATAATAGTCTGTACGATCAAGATAAACAACGGCTCCTAAAAGCATATCAAAAAGATCTGGTTTAACCTGCTGCCAAGTCCTAGAAGTATTTTTAAACTCAGCTTTAATCTGTGCTCTATCAGAGAAGGAACCTAACGCTTTGGGTCCAAGAGCTCGTATAGCTTTCTGTTCTATTCTAATTTTTGATAAATCGTCATCGTATGATGTGGAACCTTTATGTTCAATGAGATCGGTGAACACTTCCTCTCTCATAAATTTTACATAGGCTTCACTAAAAGATTTACCTGAAGGATATTTATCTTGGTCAAACCATTGACTATTTCTATATGGAAACTTTTTAAATGTGCTCAGCACGTTAGCTACAACATCATAACCATATGTAGCCACTAGCTGTTCGATTGGAGTTTTTAAAGCAGATACAGTTAGCAATTCTTTTTGTTTGTTATAGAATGCTAAAGAACTACGATTGGTTTTTCTTCCTTTGTCATTAATACTAATCATTTTTTCTTGCATATTACATTCTCCTTGTACTGTTATTGAAATTTGCCTTTCCCTTACTTATATATAAGATAATACATAACTTCTATTTGTCAAGAACTTTTGTCGAGTATTTGTTCCAAATTTTTAAATCATAATCAGCGGGGCTCATTCCTGCCTCGTCTGCTAACCTTAAAACTTCTTGTTCCAATATCATATATTTCTTTTTGGAAGAAGGCGTAGACTTAGGAACACCTTCTACTCCCATTTCCCTTAAATGTTTAAGCATATGTGTATCAAGACCAGATAGTCTTGCACCTTTACGTGAGTGAAGGATAAAACATCTAGCAGTCTTTGGTCCAATACCATATATCTTTTCTAATTCTTCAGTGGAGCATGTACTTAAATCTATAGGTGCATGAGATAATTCAGTAAAGGTTTTACTCTTATTAGTATAACAACCTATCCCTGCCAGCTTCATAAGTTCAGACATAGTAGCATGAGTAGGGTCACCTTTTTCTTTAACATCATATAGATATTGATTTTTTAAAGCATCAAAAGGGCTCATACCATTATAGGTAATCATAGTAAGAAATACTTCAAGGCGTCTTGCTGCAGTTCTACCATTCTTTCCAGCAGCTGCTACCCAGAAAAGTATGTGCTCCTCTAATTCATCTTCTGTCAAATTATAGTTAGTTATATTTGAAGGATCTATCATAATCTTATATCCAAATTAACATTAAAAATAAAACTACCACGCTGTGTCATCTCTATCCCTCGATCGAAATCTATATCGTATACTCTCATATTAGTTTCTTCTTCAAAAGTATTTAGAAGTTCATCTATTGCATGTTCCACTACCGCCTTTTTCTTCTGCATTTCTAATATATCCATTCCTATTCTCCTACAACCTAATATCAAAGTTGACCCGACATAAATACCCAAACCTATCCCCCAATGCATAAGTACGTTCAAGACCTACTCTATTGATGCACATATCATATTCCTTTTCGAAATCACGGATAAGATCTGTTATGTTTTTTTCTATAGCCTGGATTCTATCTCTTGCCTTTTCTATTTCCATTACTATTCTCCCTACAACTCATATGGCTCATCAATTACTTCACCATTATTTACTATAAGTTTAGAAAGGCTATCTCCGCCCTCCCAAATTTGAATAGCAACAAGTATACCTCTACTTTCTTTAAGCATATTAATAAAATCTTGCCAAGTTGAACCACTACCATCATCAGAAGTTTTTATTTTGGTTACTTCTACAATATTGTTATCTATTAAATTTCCTTCAAGTTTGAAACCTTCAGAAAGTCCTTTGGCACTCACACTTGCACCATCAACTTCAATATACGTATAAGGTAGATCTGCTATAACTTTTAATGGTATTAGTAAATTAGATATTTCCTTAGTCTTCCAACTCGTTATATTATATGACATTCCTTTTAATCCTCCAATTTATCAAATGCTTCAACAAAAGCCTTATATTCCAGTATACCTACACCATATTTCTGTGTCCGCTCTATGTACTCATCCAATATAAGACATCTTTCCTCTATTGTCAAGTCCTCAAGTTCTTTTTTTAACCATTCTAAGTCTAAGTCTATGCAATCCTTTAAGTCTTCTTCATCATACATGACACCTCACCTCTTAAAGTAATTTTAATTCTCTTACAAGATCATCGCAACCTTCTGAAGCAAATGCTGTCATCTCATTATTTCTATCTGGTTCATAGAAAGGTACTGTCTTATAGCCCGCGGAAGAAATCTATGTCTCCCATTGTCTAAGGACTATCTCATCTTTTACTTCTAAGTAAACAAGAGTTCCGTTCTCCCAAAACGTAAACGGGCCACGGAGCAGATATTCTGCTACTGCGTGACCCGCTTGAACTGCTTGCTGACTTCTTGACAAATTTTTACGCACTAGCACAAATAGTTTTTTGTTCATTCTCTTCCATCAACTTGTTTATCCTGTTAAAGTTTGGGAGAACTCTACAGTGATTTTCAATTTGCTCATATGTTTTACCTCTGAGCATGCAGTATGCTATATGTGTGTGCCTAAATATATCTTTTCGTTTATCAATATTATATTGAACTTGATACAGTTCTAAATTTAATTTTTCTCTTTCATCTTGTTTACGGACGCTCTTGCACTCACGAATTTCTTTTGCTAATTGTTTAAGTTCATCTTTCATCATAGGGTATTTTGTGTATCTCATTTTGTATTCTCCTTATATTATGTTGAATTGTTTATATATTAATAAAATTAAGCTAAATATAAGGAGGACCCCTAATCTATGTAAAACCAGAAATCTACGTCATTAACTTATTTCCCCTTCATAACGTGCTGAGTTACCAAATGACCATCTATTATTTTTCTTCATCTCTTCGCGGAAATCTGAACTCGGTACTTGAACTGCATCAGTTCCTTCATCCATACGAGGACGATTTTCTGGATCAGACTGAATACCTAACCCCTCATTACCTTTCTGAACATCTGCTCTTATCTCTTGCTGAGAGAAATCATTCTTACGTTCTTCAAGATTAGACATATCATCTATATCTCTGATGGCAGTATCTACTGGATTTTCTTCTATGGATGGGGCGTTACCATAACGATGGGTATAATCACCTGTTCCAGGAAAATAAAAATCAAAACTATCTGGTATTATATACATGTTTTCTATGCCAGATGCTACTAAGGCATTATATGTATCATAACGCTCCTGGATAAACATATTTTTAGCGTAATCAGGCAAACTTTCTTCTGTAAAGCTAAAAACTTTATATAACCCAGTACCTGGAATAATGACACCACTTACTGTTGCCCCGCCAGAAACTGTTATATAACTTGTATCTAAATGCTTATCAAATTGTGGTTCTTTTACTATATCAGCTGTAACAGCCCTGCTGCCACCAAAATTAGAAGCTGTGGCATCAGACTTATCATACATCACTGGGCAATCACCAGGGGTTAGTATTGTGAAGTTCATTTATAGTTCTCCTTTTAATTTTTACTACCTGCGGGTCACCGAGGTGTTGAACCCCGCACGATGGGCTTTGGAGGCCCGTCTGGACGCCGGTCCGTGACCCATACTTACTTGCGGTCTGTAGGGGTATTGATCCCCTGATTGAAGATCGACAGTCTTCTGTGATACCATTTCACCAACAGACCTTTTACTACTCCTTGGAGATGCCCGGAATTGAACCGGGGTCCACAACGTTGGTTCTATAGGGTTGACGATGATAATACTAACAACAAGGGGCCAACGGCTTTAACCGTCGCCTTCCACCACGTAGTTTTGCAAAAAAGAACTACGAAACTTTATACTCACAACTAAAAATTTAAAACGAACTACAGAATTCTGTTGCTAGGCCTCTGCAAAGCCCCATGGAATTGTTTATTAGACAGCTTCCATATATCTGCTCATAGATTTAACGACACTAATACCATCGGTAAGTTGTTCACGAGCATAGTTTAACATAGATTCGTTATTTATTTTTATACAATTTTTAACGTAGTATTGTACAGTCTACGCATCGAGCCTATAGTCACATCCGCCATGTCGAAACCTGTCATCCCCGAATGTGTTTCTTACTTATATACAAGTTACATTATTATTTATAACTTGTTAATACTAATATAATACATCTTTCTTATTTGTCAAGTACCCTCTTCTTTTTTATTTGCACATTGGTAATCTTGGTAATTACAACCTTTCTGCTTATGTATTTTACTATGACACTTTTTACATACCACTATCACATTAGATAAGTCTGCCATGAACATTGGTTGCTCTGTATAACCCTCAATATGATGTACATGGAGACCATCTTCAATTGAATTACACTTTTCACATGTATAGTTTCTATCCTCTAAAGCTATCTTTCTAAATTCAGCCGGAACTTCCCTAGAAGTTGCAAGTCTAATCCCTTTTTCATATTTCTTTTGACCAAAAGTTGGACAAGATTTCTTACACTCATCACTACAATACAAGCGTTGTTCTCCTCTTCCTGAACCTATAAGAGCACCAATTCTATTTCGTATCTGTGAGTTTGTTGGTGTAAACCATTTGTTACAATAAGTGCATCTAACCTCCAACAACCCATTATTATTTTTGACCTCGTCAGCATACTTCAATTTATACGTATATGTTTCATACGATGCTAAAGAATTTTTCCATTTTATAGTTGCTATATTTTTTAATCTTTTGTCCTGTGTACATATGTGTGTACTATGATATTCTTTATGCTTATTTTTTATCGTATCTTTATTTTCGATACGATACTCTTTTTGTTTCTTCTTTACCACTTCTATATTCTTTAAATACCATTCTTTTTTGTTTTCTTTCGCTTTATTTTTATTTTTAAGAGCCCATTCTTTTCTTTGTTTAATAGCACAGATTTTACATTCCAATCGACAGTTACCACTATCTTTTCGTTTATAGAAATCATTTATTGATTTCTCAATTTCACATATCTTACAAACTTTCATTAGCATTTTTCAATTCCTAAATTTACAGTCTTCTTTTGAAAAACCAAAAAAAAAGAATGGTATTTCCTGGCATTCCTTTGCCCATCAATTTGCCATTTAGGTGTGAGTCTGTTTTTGGCCAAAAGAACAAATTCATCTTTTATATAAAACCCAACCTGTTCGGCGTAGTTCATAACGTAGTGATGACTTAAATATTGCTTCGAAGAGCTAATCTTCCCTTGAATTTTGAAAATGCAAACCCCATTCTTCTTTAAAACTCTGTATGCTTCTTTTAATGAATTTTTAAAAAGAGCAAATAACTCTTTCTCTGTGGGATAACATCCAAATCTTTTAATTGTTTCATTCTGTCCTTCTTTTTTATTCAATAAAGATGGCCCCTTGGTGGCTAGAAAAGGGAAATCCAATATCATTGTGCTAATAGACTCATCCTTAATAGGTAAATGTTCCGCGTTAGCCTGTATTACACCGGGCTTTTGTGGGTATATATCAAATTTATATTTAGGTTCCTTTACCCCTTGTTTATAGAACCCTCCAGTACTATAAGTAGGATCTAGTTCTATATCCCCTTCGCAATGTAATTGTAATATCCATTTAATAATCTGATGCTGGTTATACGATATACTTCTAATATACATTTAAAATTCCTTAAATTCATAGGTGTTAGGTTTCTCTCCCATTAAGAACATTCCGCAGGCCGCTTTAATTTCTGATCCCGCTGAAATCTGATACTTAACTTTAGGTAATGCCTCTGAATACATTTTAACTAACTCATCAAACCTACTAGACTCTTTATATATAGAGTCCTTACATTCATTAAATCTTAATATACGAAGTTCAGTATCAGGAATTAAACAATCAATCCCTGATTTTATTTGTCTTAGGTCTTGTTCGGTGTCATTCACACCTTCCAAAAATAACTGATGAAGAATAATATCTACACCATACCATTGTTTAAATTGATTCAGTAGTTGTAAATCGTTTGCCACATCATTATATCTACTAGCTGGCATAATATCTTTTCTATCACTAAATTTATGTAAGGAATAAAATATTCTCAGATTACTTCTATCTTTACTATGTGGATTAATCCTATAACCAAAGCAGTCATCATTCAGTGCTGCCAGATGATGTGGCCAACCAGGTCTGCTCACAGGCAGCATTGTAGCAATATCAATACCGTCTACTCCTACTGCTACTCCCTTATCTCTTACTGCCCAGGTTAATATCTTATTCGATACTTCTCTTAAAGCAATTGGATTTAATAGAAAAGCATCTCCCATACCCATCCAACTAAGTTTCATATATTTCTTACGAAGTTGTGGTTTTTCTGCAACCTCAGCAGTAAGTGCTTCCTTTACATTATTAAATATCCTATGCATAGAAAGTTTATGGTATGGATATTTCTTTGTTGTTAGATAGCAAAACTTACATCCAAGATTACAACCAACTGACGAAGAAATAAAAACGGAAAACTTATTTCTATCTACCTCTACTGGTTCTATCTTACCAGTAGCCTTATTTAAAACGTTTCCACATGAACTCACAGATTTAATAGATGTTTCTGAACCATCGTCATGAACATATTTACTAACTAGCCCATCTTTAGTTCTATACACTTCCATATTTATAGTTCCTTTGCTATTGTATAAAGCCAATTTTCACAATGACTACAGCGTCCTATAAGTTTTCCTTTTACCGTTCTACTATATAGAACTTTGTATTCACCACAATATGGACACTTTGTTTTGGGGCCGACAAACCATTTTCCCATATACTATACCTGCATATAATTGTTGTTGATGTTATATTCAATGGCTTCGACTACACCATTGAACACTCTGGCTATCGTGTCTGCTACCTTTTTACTTTGGAATTCATATACTTTACTATGTTCTATTACAGTAATCGTACTATCTGAGTCTATTCTATTAGCGATATCTCTTACTTTAATGTAAGATACTTGTTCGGAAAGCTTTACTATATACAGTTTCATATTAGTAGTCCTCCTCTAAGTGTTATACTACGTTATACTCTGTGGTCTTCCCAAGACTTGAACTTGGCACCTACGCATTATCGGTACGTTGCTCTACCAGATGAGCTAGAAGACCAGTAGGACTACAGTGATATCCCTATAGCCCTGTTCTGATAAGAGGCTTTTATGGGTCCTCTCATCAAGGAAGGATGCCCATATACATCCTATCCAATATTTGTGCTCCAAGCCAGGTACGATCTGGCACTCTTCAGGTTGAAGGCCTGATGACTTATCCTTTTCGTCTATTGGAGCGTTTGTATATATAATATAATACACATTATCTATTTGTCAAGTAGAAATTTTAGGGCCCCGAAAGGCCCTGTTAAAGTTATATGCCCATACGAGCAAGTTTTTTGGCAAGTTTTTTAAGTACTGCTTTATTATGTTTCTTGATACGACGGGCTTTGTTTTTAATCCATCGTTGTTCTAAATTGTAACGATGGTGCGATGGCCTTCTGGAAGACCTACCGTATTTACGGTGTTTCTTTCCAGATTTATGGGTCTTGATTTCCAAGTAATATCACCTCCTTTAAAGGGACCTTACTTGGCAAGACCTCCACATGATAAAACTATTCTGTACATTATTATGTCTCCTATTTGTGTCGTTTAACAACTTCTAAAATTTCTTCGTCTTCATATTTAGATAGCTCTTCAAGAAATACTTTAAGCACCTCTTTAATTTGAGCAATATTTACCTCTACTCTACCACCCTCTCCTACAGCTACACGATTTGCCATCGCATTCATATCAATTTTTAGCATATAGTTTCCTCCTTTGAAATATGGGGTGAAGGACGGGATATGATCCCGCACGTCTTATTAAGGACACTAGGGCCACAGCCTAGCGTGTCTACCAGTTCCACCACCTCCACCATATTCATATAACCTGTATCCCTTCGTCATCTACCTTAATATTGTATTCATCTTGAAGAGCAATACGATTTTCTATCTTTGATTGACGAAGATTTTCTACAAAATCAATCTTATCTTGTTTAATCATACCATTACCAAAGAAATTTCCTTCTGGGTCCTTACGATAATCCCAAATGCCTCCCAGTTCTTCATCTCCATTCTTATTAGTAATAACTTCAAGAGCAAGACCAAGAGGATGGAAGAATTTTCTATTGGCTTCTTGCAAGAAACCTAATTTTCTAAAATCTTCTGCTGTCATATATTTAATGTCTTTCATCTTCCTTCTCCTTTGTTGAGCGGGTAGGGAGAATCGAACTCCCATCAATAGCTTGGAAGGCTAAGGCCCTACCATTAGACGATACCCGCTAGTAAATTCTCAAATCTTTTAGAAATTCATATACACCAGTATGCCTCATTTTATAAGTTAAAAATTCTACAATAGTAGGCTCATGAGGACGTTTCTTTAATCGCATACCTGTTTCTTCAGGCATCTTACTTCCTTTAGCTATGTTACATTTTACACAACTAGTAACACAGTTTTCGAAATTAGTTTTGCCACCTCTTGAACATGGTATAACATGATCGATACTTAAATTTTCTTTAATGCCACAATATACACAAGTATAATTATCTCGTATAAAGATATTCTTTTTAGAGAATGGAACCTTGTTTCTATATACAGTGTTAACCATCTCTATCAGCTTCAATACCAGAGGAATTTTAAAGCTATGAGTATTTTCAGAGTTTGTTATCTGCTGGTCGGCCTCCTTTAATACTTTAGCTTTCTCTTTGACGATTAGTTTTATACCACGTTGCCACGTAACTGTGTTCAAGTATGTATAATCAGCATTCAAAACTATGGTATGCACAATAATCTCCTATAAAATTTATCACAATAAATTATACCGTTTGGCCCACTTTCTTATGGTATTATCAGCCACACCAAACATTCTACCAACAGCCGCCCAAGTATTATTAGAAATCAACTCTGCTAATTCAGATCTTGTTGGCCTTTTAATGACCTTCCTATTTAATATATTTCTACAAGGAGAACACACATTAGAACTTTTATGTATAAGTTTATTTTTACACATCGGGCATTTTTTAAATATATCTTTATCTGGTTTATTCTTAACATTCTTAACATTTTTACCACAAAAACTATCTGTCTGTGTGTGACAATTAGGACATAGAATTCTCAAATTTTCTATTCTATTATCATTATGAGTTCCATTTTTGTGATCCAACTGTAATACTAATGGGACGTTATTCCATACAGGCTCCTGACCACATTTACAACAAACGTCTTCTAAAATACCTGCTTCTATAAGTTTTATTTTTAATCTTTGGTTATTCTTATATGTACTATTCTCAATTAGTATTTCCGATAGATGTATAGCTTTGAATGGTTTTAATGCTTCTAATACCCTTTTCCTTGTAAAATGTTCTGTACTTATATTATTTAATTTTATATGTTTTTTAACGTTTCCGAAATTTCCACCAGCAGTTCTCAACCCTAATAACCTTAGCACTTCTGCAAAGCTGTCACTTACTTTTACTGCCTCTCCTAAATCATCAATTGTCCAAGATCTTTTATTATTCATTTTATCCTCCAATATGGTATTACACTTGTGTAAAAATCTAGTGCTCTACCATAATAGAGGTTAGTTTATGTTGCTGGGATGGTTGGACTTGAACCAACGACACCCGATTTCAAAGACCGGTGCTCTATCCATCTGAGCTACACCCCAATTTAATCATATCAATGGTAAATGTCCAGTGATTTTATTTATTTCCGAAATTCCTCCAGGACCAACCCCCACAGTAGTAAAAGTTGGTACTCCTTTAAACACTGTCCTTCCATTATCTTTTATTAGAGAACAAGGAAGATCTGCTTGACGTGCCTTCATATAAATATCAAGTAGTTCTTCTTCATCTTTAGCCCACACACAAATTTTAGTGAAGGCGTCTCTAAGCCATTCTCTAATCTCTTTTGGTGGTATATAATTCCAAACTAAATCTCCATTATCCGTAAGGTAATTAGTAAATGCGGCGGCCATAGCAGCATGTGCAATCTGAGCACCCATTTTTCCCCAACCCATCTTTAAATCCTTACGTACTACTATTACTTGTTTCGTTTCCATTTAATCTACCTATTCATTATCAAAAGCTGACATAGCATCATCATATCCTTCCCAATTATCTACACCGCCTGCTTCTAGAGCATTCAAAATATCAACTTGTTTTTCAAGATAATCACAATATGAATGTATAGCATGAATGTATCTTGTACAATCCATTCCATCCCATAAATTATAATCTTTTACATTAGGTCTTTTCATATGCGTTCTCCTTTTCCTTTTTGTGGGCCACCATGGTAATGATCCGTGTTCTTCGGGTTAAAGGCCCGATGCTTCACCTTAAAGCTTGTGGCCCGACTATGCGGGCCAAAGCGGCCCGTTATTTATGTTTCTGTTTATAATCTTTCATGTCGTTTATTATGTACCGCCCTAAATTTTTCAAGAAATTCTCTTTCTTCTCTTACAAATGTTTTCCAGCCAGTTACATCTCCTTTTCTTCTATACATTATCATGATCTGGTCATTCGCTCCATTAGTAGCGTTTATGATATTACGTTCTACTACTTCATACAAATTTCCAGTTTTAATATGAGTGTATAATTCGCTCAAGATTATTTCTCCTTATTAAAAAGTTTATATTGGCTCCTCGACCTGGGGTCGAACCAGGAATAATTGGTTAACAGCCAATCGTGATGCCTTTTCACTACCGAGGAATATTTTCTTGCGGAGAGGACAGGACTTGAACCTGCAAAGGTGATTAGCCCACCCGCATTCCAAACGGGCTCCTTACCTATTAGGAAACCTCTCCTTTTAGTGTTTCTTTAGCCTCTTGTAATGCTTTTATAAATGCATCCATTTGTTCTTCTCGCATTACAAAGTCACCTTCTACTTTAATTTCTCCCCAAAATAAAATTTTAAGGGCATTACTTACTCTCCAGAAAAAATCTCTAATCCAACTACGAGAATATTCATAAGAAGTCCAAGATAAAGTTTTATATAAAGTAAGAAAAACCATTCCTAGATCTGGAGCTTTTTCAACATCTAGCGTAAGATCGCATCCACTACTTCCACAATCACACATAGCTCTATATACGATTGCATCCTTATTTTCATAAGCCTTCATAATTTTATTGGATACCATAAATAATTCCTTATATAATTAGAGAAGACTCGTGCTTGGTCGCTATCGCTTTGGCCCAAGCCATTCCACATTTTAAAAGAAAGCGTTCTAGAATACTTTCTAATATATACGAGTCTTCGGTTTCAATACTACTACATATTTATATTAAGACACCCAACCAAAAAGTTTTCTATATAAAAATCTTAAGAAAACTACGAGCGTGTAATAACAATCTCGCCAGGAGGGTTCGGTGCCATGAAGTCCAAAGGGACGTCATTAGACAAACTCATATCACTTTCATTACCAACAGTATCAACTGCAGAAACACCTAGGTTAAAAACACCACTCTTACTTGCCATTCCTTCAAGCATGGAAAGGTCTATAGATGTAGTATTACCTAGATCAAATGACAAAGAACTATAAGACACTGCTGTAGGAGATTCCTCGACATAGAGTTTATATCCTACCACATCAGGTGAATCTGATGCTGCGAAAGAGATTGTTACAGTCTTGATTTTAGCCATAGTTATCACCCCCACGTTAAACCTGTATTTTAATGTATCACTATCGGGCCGGGAGGGGCTACGTAACCATAAATCCACCAAGCCCGACTATCACTACCTACCATGGACACGGTTGCGTCTGTTGATGAAGCCCATGAACTGCACTGACTAATAGCACTATTACAAGCCCTTACCCTTATAATAAAATGTCCTGTCTTTGGTAAGGAAAAAGTCTTCTGTGTATCAGTTAGACTTTGTCCAGTGGGAAGAATAGTTTTTGTATTCTGTTCCACTTGATTTAGTTCTAGTTCATAATAATTAGCCTCAGCTGATGGATTCCAAGCAACAGTTACAGTTTGATTGGTGGGACCAAAAAAAGTAACATAATCTTTCTGAACCCATTCAGCACTGGCTGAAGAACTCAATAATATTAAAAAAGAAATTATAGGTATAAGTTTTTTAAGCATATTAATCTCCTTTAATTTATATCTAATCATGCGGAAGGCAAAGGACTCGAACCTTTAGGGCTTGTTACACCCACCTGTTTAGCAAACAAGCATCTTACCTAATTAGATTTAGCCTTCCTTAATTGGAGCCTCTGACAGGAATCGAACCCGTGACATTTCGCTTACAAGGCGAACGCTCTTCCTACTGAGCTACAAAGGCAATTTATCTTATATAACTCATCAACACTTGTACAAAATGTTCTAAATGCATCTTTATTATATCATCTATATCAGTATGCTCATTGAATATAAATATAAGAGCTAAAGTGATAAGAGGTCCTATGGTAAACATAACTAAAAGAATGCCTATCAAAAATCCTTTCCAGGCAACAATATCCTCTGGAGACGTATGCTTAGATATTATTCTTTTGAATGTTGAATACATTATAATTCCTTCGTTCATAGGATTAGTATGTGCAGAGAGGGAGACTTGAACTCCCACGATACTTAAATCACAGGTCTCTCAAACCTGCGTGTCTACCAAATTCCACCACCTCTGCATCCTCAAAAGTTAAACGGTATTACCAGTATAAGGTGCCTTAAATCTATTAGAAACGTAGATCTTACCATCCTTGATCCATAAACGTACAGTGTTTGTCATACGATTGTCACGTCTAGATGCTTCCAAATTCTGAATAAAAGCTGTCAATTCCTCTCCCTTGTCGAGAGATAAGGTGATCATGTCTCTATTGGTTACGATCAAATTCTTAACGTTACTTTTTCCTACCATCTTAGAATGTCTTTTCATTTTAGTTCTCCTTTTCCTTTAAGTTATTCTTATTTTGCTTCCCTTTACTTACCTATAAGATAATACATGTTTTCTATTTGTCAAGTATTATTTCCATAAATCTTCTATATAATCAAAAAAATCTGTATACTCAAATGGTTTTAAAAAAATCTTGTTAAAACCTGTGGCGAGTATATGTTCATTATTAATGAGATCCCTGTATCCAGTCATTCCTAAAATATGAACATCTTTATCCTGCCGTCTTATGAGCAAACATACTTCTGAACCAGACATGAAAACTAAACTTAAATCTATTATAACAAGATCATATTTTCCAGGCTTAAAAAGAAGCATAGCTTCTTCTCCTGACATAACACTGTCTATCACATCAAACTTCTTTGTATGTGTAACAAAAGCAGTCAATAAGTTCCTTATCAACTCGTCATCCTCCACTATCATCACACTTTTCATTTTTTATCTCCATTTAAATTGGTACCGAAAGCGAGAGTCGAACTCGCATGAGCTTAGCTCGTCTGCTTTTGAAACAGATGTGTATCCCATTCCACCATTTCGGCAAATCTTTCTTCTATACCTGTACCATAAATGACAGGCTTGTCAGGATGACTTTTATTGATATGTCCATCTCTTTGACCACGCTTAAACCATCCTGCTATATTACAGTAAGGGCATACAAATAATTGTTGTGTTCTATACTTTCCCATATCATTTTTCCTTGGGGCCGCAACAGGGGTCGAACCTGTATAAATCCATTTTCGTAGAATGGTGCTATTCCATTTAGCTATACGGCCATTTTTCAAAGTCTTTCGCGTAATTAATATTACATTTCTTATTATTTACAGAGTCAATAATTCTTAACATTATTGACTTCCTATTAGCAGACTCTACAAAATAACATTTATCCGTATCCGGGCAATAAATGCAGAAAATATCTACATCTTCGGATGTCATTGCTCTTCTTAAAGTTCCTCTTTTGGTGTGACTGCATTTAATAGCAAACTCAACAGCCAATGTCCCATCTTTTCTTATCTTTCTATATTTAACTTGCACTTTATAAAAATTTTTCTTGTCCCCGACCAATATATCATAAGGCTTACTATTTGATACTGGTAAAAATACATCTAATCCTAATTCTAATAAGATTGCTATCGACTTATGCACACCTATATCACCTTTTCTACCTGTAGAAAACATTTATCTCTCCAATTAATGTTGTGGGACCTCTCCGAGTTGAACGGAGTTCTGCTGGGCTTCAACCAGCCGCTGAATGACCCCATTAGCTAAAGTCCCTTTACTTTTGCCGTTGATGGGATTGAACCATCGCCATGTTGTTTGTAGGACAACCGCTCTCCCTCTGAGCTAAACGGCATTATGCTTCTATGTGCCAACTAACATACTCTGGCTCTTCATATTTTATATAGTACCCCTTACGACAAGCCATGCACTTAGAACCTTCTGGAGAAGGTAAAGATTTACTCAACCCAATACTTCCAGGACAACCTTCTTCTGAGCAAAGATAAAGAACAGTTTCTTCATATCTTACGTCCATGTAACTATATACCCCTTGTTATTTAAATCAAACATTCTACTTATTTGATAGGTCAGTTTATATTCATCCAGAACATTCATTACTAAGCCTTGCATTTTTTGACTGTTACCAGTAATAATTTCGAGCTCTGCTTCCTCGTTCCAATGGTCCTCAATAAAATTGATTACTACTCGACGAGCATCCTCATGTCTTAATCTGTGTAAGTCTACTTTATATATGTTCATACCCTTTTCCTTGTTAAATTATACTCCCTCCGGCCACCAAACCATCATACCAAGGGCCACTCTCGTGGATGATACCTTTGTTTCAGTATCGCTTCCCTCAGCTCCGAATCGAACAGATTAAGGTTCAAAAGAACTAGGAGCACGTTGGAGTCATAGAGAATCGAACTCTAATATCTGCCTTGCAGGGGCAGTGTAATCCCGTTATACGATAACCCCATTCTATAAGTTTTTCTTTTTCCCTTTTCCAGCAAAACTCTTTGTTTGAGAGTGACAATTTGGGCATAGAAATCTAAGATTTTCTATTCTATCATCTAACCAATCACCATTTATATGATCAACTGGCAACATTAGTTCATGACCATTCCACTCTTCAACACCACAAACTTCGCATTTATACTCACGCCCCATCTCTTTTAAGGCTCTAACTAAATGATGTCTTTTAGATCTTCTATATTCATCTTTACGATGAATTAATATTTTGGATGCTTCTTTTCTATCGCAGCCTCCAACGTGGTTTTCTCCACTGTTAGCTCTCTTTCCTAAAAAATGTGATGTATCTATATTAAGGCGTTTTATCTTATTGGATAAATGAGAATGCATACCACCAGAACATAATATTCCTAAGTATCGTAATACTCCAGCCATAGAGATGATGTGTTCTATTGCTTCCTCTAATATTTCTTTTGAATATTTCATGTGCCTGTGAAGGGACTCGAACCCCCATGCTCTTAGAGCACAACGTTCTAAGCGTTGCGTGCCTACCAAATTACACCACACAGGCATTTAAATTATTTTACAATAGTAAAATACATCCACTTATTAGCAGTAATAAGAGGTCTTACTTGTCTGTCTACCTCTTCACAAATTACGGTAGGCATCACATCTTTTGTAAAGCCAATAAGTTTTTCTTTCATCATACCAATAAATCCTGCTGATGGATCAGGTTTCTTAGGCGAATACTTGACCCAAAACTCAGTCACTATATCTTTTCCCCATTTATATACATATGGAATGGGGCTTATTTTTAAATCGGCGTTACACATACTATCTCCTTTCTTAAATTAAAATTTGTCTTCTGACCCTTTGAGTTAATTTCTTAGACTAACAGTCTAAGTTCTTCAAGATTAGTAAAATATTTTAAGTCATGAATTCCCCAAAAAGCTGTTTTCCACTCCTTAGCTTTGTCGTCTAATATAAGTTTGTCGTCAGTAAAACGATGTAACTTATCAAGAGAAGCAAAACCACCAACTAAAACTTCGTTGTCACTAATTCGTATACAAATAAGTTGAGGTCTTTTGGTATTCCTTTTTATCAAAGGAAAATTTCCCACTCTACATGTTTTTATTCCAGCATTTATACCAAGAGCTTTAAGGTCTGCATAATTATACGCGTCTGTAACACCAACAGACCAATCGATAAAGTTAATGCCGAAGAATTCCTCGACAGCAGCTTCTCCTAAGAAGCCAGTTAAGCACCGCTGAAACATTTGATCTTTATCGTATTTAAATCTCTTCTCTCCAAGTTTTTTTCCAACCACGCCGGAAAAAAACTTCTCGAATCATCCTTATCTTACTATCAGGTACAACAACTAGAATAAAATTTTCATATATAAACTTAAAAAATACGTCGAATAACAACGCATGCTCTTCCCTACTATATTTAATCATGATATATCCTCCTATAATAGGGTCAGAAGACTTGCGGAAAGTGGGAGACTCGAACTCCCAAGGCTTTTACACCCAACAGTTTTCAGGACTGCGTCCTCATCCAGCCGGATACTTTCCTCTTAGACGACAGAGGGAATCGAACCCACATATATCTGGGTTGCAACCAGACCCCTAACCATTCGAGGCATGTCGTCAGATTTTTCGTACAGAATAATCTGGGTAGTATGTTTCTTCTGGCTTAACCATTTTCCATACTCCCAAATCATATTTATCATTTAATAACAAACTTAAATGAGTTAAATTACAATGTCTTCCTGTTAGGAGTATCTCTAATTCAACAAAAGGATGCGTTGCACAGCATAATACTTCTAATGAGCTACAAATGTATTTAAGAAACGTTTTCATGTGCCGAGTAAGGGTAACGATCCCTCCAGTTCTAGTTTATGAAACTAGACTTCTCACCATAAGACCTCGGCTTAAATGATACCCGATTATTTCAACCTTTAATAGCATTCGAGCCCAAGATGCTAACTATTTCATCCTTGGCTTATTTTTTCCCAAGGCGTGAGGATTTATTTGCGGGAGAGGGAATCGAACACCTCTAAGACAGAGTTATGAGCCCCATTTGAATACCAATTCTTCCCGCGTCATAGTTATATAGTAATACATAAATTCTATTTGTCAAGTAGTTCTTTTGCTAAATTAAAATCTCTTATCACATTAGGATAACTCTTATGCTTATCGCCTCCTCCCCTCAACAAATAAGAAGGATGATAAGTAGGAATAACCTTAGCATCTCCATACTCAAATACTTTACCGACAATACTACCCAAAGAGATCTTAGAATCCAATCCTAATAAAGTAATGGAAGCATCTTTTCCAAGGGTTAGTATAACCTTGGGACTAATGATATCTATCTGTACAATTAAATAAGGTAGGCAGGAATCTATCCAATCAAATTTTAGAGGCAATCCTGCAGCCAGATAACATTTGACAAGATTAGTAATATATACATCATCCATTGTCAACATGGTATCCATTAGAATTTTGTCTAATAGTTTACCTGCTCTACCTACAAAAGGTAGTCCAACTTTATTTTCTTCATCAGCAGGAACCATTCCACAGATCATGATCTCAGCAACTGAATTACCTTTAGCAAATACTGGATTGATACGTCCTTTATGAAGCTCGCAGCCTTTACAAAGTGCTGCTGCATCTTGAAGTGCTTGTAATTCCATTCCATTTCCCCCACAATATGGGCTAGTTATTAGTCTTCCATATCCTCTATTTGCACGAGGTCAAAATCCAAGTCCATGCCGGGATTGGCAATTGATTCTTCTACTAGTCGTTTAGTTTCTTCAAAAATATCAGAGGCATAAAGTCTTTTCTGTTCTGCACTTAATTCAATATACTTTGGAAATTCATTCTCTGAGGCTTTAGCTTTCTTTTCTCCGCCACATCCTAACGCCTTTCCTTTTCTATTAATACAAGCAGCGATCTTTTGTTTAGTGGATGCCGAAAACTTTGATCGTCCTAGGAATGCTTTTGCAGTTGCCACATGTTGACAATCTGGTACTGGAAAACTACGACCTGGTCCACAGAATGTACCGGATTTCAGCTTCTTACGATCTTTAGTCGTCAACTTTTTAGCAGTATCCAAAGCTTTCTGAGCTCTCTCAATAACTAAATTTAAATTATTATTTTCCATTATACACCTCGTAATTAAATAAGGTAGAGAAATAAAATTTTCTCTACCCTTTAAAGGTTACATTATTCATATAGTTTAAATCATTTAGGTTTCGGTTTCGGTTTTGACTTGCAGCCCATTATATATCACCCCCTATTATTCTTATTTGTTTATTAATACTGATTAAAAATCTTTTGAAAAATTGAATAATAAGGACCAGGAGTATGCTTATCAAGCCAGCCTATCATTTTTCCTCCTCGGTTTAATACTCTAGAACAAGCCGCTGCCATATCTGCAATTAGTGGAAGCGTTTCTTCATCAATAATAGTATAACAGTCTATGAAAATAAAATCATACTTCTTTTTGGTTTGATATGCGTATTCAATACCATCAGCATATAGAATTCTATGTTTTTCTGCTGGGTATTCAATATCTAATCCTCGATCTTCTTCTTTTAATTTGTTATGGACTTTTATAACATCGAGATTATTTTCTATAGTAGTTACATGCGTAACTTGTGGAAATGTAAACAAATATCTAGAAACTATACCAAGACCTAAGCCTATCTCCAAACAACGTCCCCTTGGAAAATCAGATAGCTGATGTATATATTCTACAAGTTCTCCCTCAGCACAACAAAGAGTGTGTCCTGGACCAATTTCAAGGAACAATTCTCCATTCATTTTATAAACCCTAGCATTTCCATGCTCCGCTATTATTTTACCATCTTGAAAATAAATAAGCCCTTTATTAGACATGTATATTACCCCTAAATTTTTTATTCTATTCTTGGTTTAGTAATATCTATCGGCTTCTCAAACTTTAAGTCTATAGTTAAAATTACTCCGCCTTTCAGAATGGGATCTTTAACTTCCCCACTCTCCAAAGTCTCAATGATATGTGGATAATAACCTACATTGATATCGCTTTTAAAAGATATAGGTAAATAAATATCAAGAGCAGCACTAATTTCTGACCTTACCCAATTAGCCCATGCCTCCTCCTTTACCTCTTCTGTCAAACCTTCAAGGTTCTGAACAATGTCTTGATCTGTTGTTTTTACCATGTTTGCTCCCCTTTACCCAATTGTTTGCTTTGCTTTGCCATTTCTTTCTCTTGTTCATATACATCATTGACTAATGTAGCAAGCTTAAATTTCCAATCTGGGTCATCCACATTGAGTTTTTGTTCCATTCTAAAATCCGATATGTCATGTGGAAGCAATTTAACTTTACCTTGTTCATCAATGAATACATGACGAAGTTCGTGGGACATAACTCTCTTCCTATCTACTGTATTAGAAAGTTCCCAAGCCTTCTGATCAAAAATAATAACAATATCGTACCCCTCTACTGCTAAATCATCTTTAGAAAAAAATTTTATTTTTTCCGATGCTAGTTCTGTACTAGCTAGAACGATTTCCCCGTCTTTGATTCTTCGCTTGGTATCAAAAATTAATTTGATTTTTAGTTGAGCCAAATTTGGAAATCTTTCTTCAAGTGTTGATAGAAAAATTTCAACTACACTATCATCAACGTCTGTAAATCTGATCATAACCTTCTCCTTTTAAGTGTGGTAATGAGTATTGATATATTTCTGAAGCTCTACCAACCTATCTGCTAAAGCTTTAGATGTATCAATTTTTTGTTCCTGTTCAACTTTTTGTTCCTTGGCGGTTTCAGCTGGTTTTCCTACAGTGATTCCACCAGAAAATGAATTACCTTCTTTATCATAACATATTTTAATAGACTTATTGTTCTTTAGTTGTTTAATTCTTACTCTTCCACCATTCTTAACACAATCTTCAAAATCCTTTCGCATTCCAGTCCTCCTAAATTTAGCGGGAGCCCACCATTTTAAATTATTTAATTAAAATTTTAACAGTGTCATCTTTTACTTTAACTGCTTCTTTTCTTAGAACACATTTCACAGTTCCATCTTTAAAAGAACATTCAATGTCAGCCTCTTCAACTTTTTTTGGAAGATTCAGAGCTCTTCTAAATGATCTAGAAGATATCTCTCTCATAAGATATTTTTTATCCGAGTCTTCGCTTGAAGATTCTTCTTTTTTGTCTGCCATAATGTATAAACAGTTGTCTTTCAACTCCATGTTTATATCTTCTTTCTCAAATCCAGCTAAAGCCACCTCAACTTCATAAGAAGTGTCGGTCTCGGCAACATTGATTTTAGGAAATGCAGTTTTAGGTTGAAGATCCATAAAAGCCTGCATATCATAATCCCAAATTTTCCATAGATCATCAAATCTTTTAGTGATATCACCGAAACGGCTTACTTTAAATAATTCGCTCAATGGTGAGCCAGAATATATAGCAAGATCTTTCTTTGTCATGATATTTGTCCTCCTTATTATTAGGTGGACTCCCACTTACTACTAAGATAAGCATTATTTGTTAAATGTCAAGCTTTAAATTATAAAAATTTTCAGTATTAAATGGAGCAGAGATAGCCCCAGGAAGCATAGATTTGATAGTGACTGTAGCAGGTATATTCCAAGAATGAATTATAATAACTGCTTTATTATTAAGGTTGTCTGGATGGTCTTGCAAGAACTTAGCAACATCTATACCTTCACCATTGCCTCTACCAAGATCGTTATCAAGAAATATATAATCGAACCTGTAGTCTTTTAAATATTCTATGGCATCCTCTACATTTTCTGTTATCTTTAATTTATATTGTCCAAAACGTTCTATAAAGAAACGTACTCTAAACACATCATCTTCAAGTAGTAGAATTCTTATCATACAACCTCGTAATTGATACAACATGCGGTGTATCATCAATATAAATTATAGACGAGGAAACTAAAATATTTCTCACACTTCCATCTTTCAGTTTTAAAATAGAAGGATAATCCATAATTTTAGATTCTTTAGTTAATAAATCACGAAATGTTGAGTCATTATATATACTACTCCATAAACTTAGACTCATCATATTTTTACCAATAACTTCTTCTTTTTTGTATCCAGTGTAAGTTTCAAAAGCAGGATTGACGTCTACAATTATCTCATCCTCTAGACGTATAATAGTAATCATATCTGTGCTATTGTCAAATACAATTTTAAATTTATCTTGACCACTTTTTATTTCAGCAAAAGCTTTTATGTGATCAGTTACCTCATAAAATAATACTGCCACTTCATTTACATCAGATTGAAACGCAGTTACAGAATATATACTTTCTATAGAATTATGAGTATATTTATATATGAGATCAGAAAATGTTCCCCCGTCTTTAGCAAGCTTTTTAAACTCCTCGATTATAGGAAGTTTGGTTAAGGTACAAAAAAGTTCTTCTATAGTTTTATTCACAACTAATGAGTCTATCTTTAGGATATTGGTAGCAGCTTTATTAAAATGTTTAAGTATAAGATTATCCCCATCTAATTTGTAAACAAATATACCTGTAGGAGTAGAATTGATTAGGCGTTCAAAGTATTCTCTATTTCTTTTAGATTCTTCCTCTGCCTTCTGTCTTTTAAGTATATCCCACATACTATTCATAAATAGATTTAATTGTCTTAAATCAGTTTCATCGTATGATAAAGCTTTATTCCCAACACCAGCTACGGCTACTACATTATTGCTCTCCATAATAGGAACTCCCATATGTCTACTAAGACCTATATGCCCCTGTGGAAGTCCACGTTTGCCTTCTGCATAAGTCATAGTTTCATAATCATTATGGATTATTGGTTTCTTTTCTCGTACACAATCTGCCCAACATCCAGCCTCTGCTAAGGGATAATGAGGAACCTTGTTAGCTATACAATTTTCATTTGTTTCCTTAGACCATTGAAATAAAGTTAAATCTACATCATCTCCAGCAGTGTTTACAAAATGTATATAACCTATTTTACTATCGGTTAGTCTAACCGCTTCTTCTAAAGCGTAGGTAGTTATTTCTTCATAAGAACTATAACTCATTTTGGTGAGTTCTAAAATAGATTTTAGACGTTCTTCATTTAATTTTAACTGTCTTTCTCTTTTCTTTCTATTTGTTATATCCGTGACTGTAAAAACTAAATATTTACCAGATTTAATTTTAGTCGTTTTTAAAAATATATCTAAAATATCTCCAGCCTTTGTGCGAAATTGTGTTTCTACTGCACCAATTCCAGTCTCTTTTAATGTAGCATATTTTACTTTTCCAACATGTAAAAATTCCTCTTCTGATGGATAAAGAATTCTTACTGACTGCCCCACTAATTCTTTTTCAGTATATCCCGTTAGATCGGTAAGAAATTTATTAACAGCTTTTATTATTCTTCCTTCCTCATCTATGAGTCCTATACCAATGGGTGCTGCATTAAATATTGCGTCTAATGTAGCTTCTCTATATACCAAACCCTCTAAAGCCTTCTTCTTTATTGTTACATCTTGTAGAACACATATAAAACCTAATAGTTTACTAGAATTAGAATAAATAGGAGACCTAGTTACATTAAACCACCCTCCTAATTTTATTATATAAATATCTTCCAGCACAGATTTTGCCTTTAGAACTTTATAATCATCTACGCTACCTTTTTTAGGAAAATCTTCAGAATGACCTTGTATTTCCTCATAGCAAATCTTATTAAAAAGTTCTTCTTTACTCTTACCGAGGCGTTCCGCTAGTGTTTTATTAACAAATTTCATTTCAAATTTATTATTTATTATATATACACATTCCGGAATAGCATCAAGTGCGTATTCCCATTCCTTAGCTTGATCTTTGAGATAACCATTACCAGTCAAAGCCTCAGTTAGCTCTCTAAGCCTTTTTAGCTCGTCCATCATCAATATTAGTTCCTATATATCATTAACGACCACCTACGATGGCAGGTTTAATGACATGTTCTTTAATTATATAGAAGATTAATCCCATCAGACCACTACCTATAAAACCAGCTATCACACTCCATACGCCTAGTTTAACTGCTAAAGTTAAAACTTTGTCACTAAGTGGTGAAACAACATCTTTTTTATATGCTTTTAATTCATCTTCTGCTTTATCTATCTTTTGCTCTATTTTCTTTATGGTTTCTTTAACATCATTTATACTTTCTTTAAATTCAACTTGAATATCAACCAGGTCTACTCTTCTTATAGATTCTACTTGATCATTAAGTTTTTCCATGCTTATGAGCACGTGTTTAAACCAAGCTTTTTTTAATTCTTCACCTTCCATAGAATGTGTATTGGTCTCGTTACTAAGTGGAGGTTTACTACCAGACTTAGAAACCACCTCAAGAAGATCTTGCAATTCTATATCTAAAGTTACGGTGCTTGTTTTTATTCGTTCTCTTTCAGCCATGAATCACAGTATTTCCTTATGGATTTTTCAAACATGAACCACACATTGGACAGAAATTTATAGAGACACCATACCTATGTACTTGAGTAAAACCCGGTTCTTCAGTCAGTTCTATCCAGTGTAGAATCCAACCATTCGTTGGATCCCACTGGAAAATGTTAGTATTATCATGTTTTAATGTTTCCCAATCTTTACAATCACACATATTAATCATTTAATTATTTAAGAACTCCACCAGCATAAGCCATCTCAAAGTCATACTTTCCACCAAGAGATCTCCAACCTTCAGTAGGCCAGTTCTTATAGGATTGATCAAGGGCGTCAATACCCTCAGCAGATCTTTCTTTCGAATCCATAACATCAAATTTAGGAGGATCAACTTGAGCACCCTCATTATTATTTGACATTGTCATTCTAATAAACTGGTCATCACGAGTGTATTTAATTGAACTTCCCCAGATAAGTGGATTGTGGTTGACACTAGAACTACGTGAAGCAACATTACTACCTATACCTGTGTCTTCAGTAAGTACATTCCAGTCTTCTGATTCACCTTTGGCTTTAAAAGCCATAGTATTAGTTCTTGTATAGTCACTACTAAAACGAGCACCAGTATTCAATGCACCAAAATTGGACATCTTCATATCTATAGCACGTCTAATAGAGACATCTACGCCGCTACGGGCACCATCAAGATCAGGTTCCTCAACTCCAGTTGCTGGAATCTGATAAAAATCAAAATAAAATTTTTCAGCCATTTTTAGTTCCTCCTAATATATTTATGGTCCCAAATGGACCTCTATTATCCTATATAGTACAAAAATAAAAATATGTTTATTTATTTAATAGTAAAACCAAATAATCTAATTCCTAGATCACTATTATTGAGTAGATATAATGAATTTTCATCATAAGTTCTTAATGATAGTACAACTATCTCTTTAATACCAGCGTTTATGATCTCTTTTAAACAATTAGAACATGGGATTCCGCATGACATGTATAATATTGCCCCTTTGGTAGATATACCATTCTTAGCTGAATTTATTATTGTATTAACCTCAGCGTGTGACGCTGGACAAATACTCAATCCCTCGCCTGAAGCAAAACCAATTATGTGTCTTGGACATATTCCTTTTATATCCTTATCCTTTCTATATGCATCGTATTTTGTAGCAAAGGCTTTGTCAAGTTCCCAACGATTATCACATCTTGGTACACCTGATGGAGGTCCATTATAACCGGTACCCACTATACTCTTATCCTGGACTAGTACAGCTCCTATTCTTCTAGATAAGCACTTGGAATTTCTAGCTACCTGTCTGCATATATTATAAAAGTACTCATCCCAACTTCCAACTGGAGGATCTGTAATTGAATAACTTGTGGATGTAAATTTATCTGATGCAATTAGAACTTCTTGAATCATTTGGTCAGTAACCTTTTTAGATGGTATCCTAAAGTGTTTAGCTGTTACTTCTCTATTTATATCTCTAGGAGATCTGATAAGTTCTTCAATATCTGGAGCACCGGTAGCTATCATTATCTTTATAACTAAACTAATAATAAACTTATCTATATCATCACCAAGAGGAAATCTCTGGAGGATGGAACTAATTATCCTATCATAACACTCTGTATAAGTAGATCCCAATGCAATGGAAGTCTTTATTATATTAACGGCATCTGTTACTATCTCAGCATCGTAATTGGTAAACATACCATTTATTACTTCTATAATTAATTTGTCTCTTAAATCACCATAGTAGAACTCATAAGTCTGTTTAAAATTATTATCAATCACTAATTCCATACTTTATTCGTCTCCATTATATAGTACTTCTTCGTTAATAGAAGGGACCCACGATAGGTCTATATTTTCTATATTATCTACCATTGAGCGTTTACTAACCTCATCATTATATTGTATCAATGTCATTCTCTCAGTCTCTTGACAAGCAGGGCATTTAATATCTATTACTATAGCAGCTTCTCTATTCATGGGTTTGAAGGAGCACATACCTTTTGCCCCACAAGTACATTCATAATGAATAATGTTTTTTTCATATTTTTTAATGTTAATCATATGTTGAATATCCCTTTCTATTATTTAGTCCCATGAGACTAACTATATAATAGTACAATTTATAGATTTTGTTCATAAATCTTCTCTAACTCTATAAAGTCTAGCAAATCTCATACGACCATTAGCCCCCCATCCTTGATGTTTAATCTCTACAGGCATACCTATAAGTTCCCACGGTTTCTCTGTATACTTACGTCTAAAATCTAATGAATAACCAGAGCCTACTTTACCTTCTATACCATTTTCCTGCATAACCCAAACTTTATTAAGTAATCTTTCAGTATGAATCTTACCATCTTCTGTTATAGGAAAGTCATCTTTATATTCTATTCTAGTAACAATACAATCTGAGATAACTTCTGATTGTTCTGAAACTTCCTCAATTAAACTACGTTTAAGTTTAAGTAATGCGTTGGAACGTTTATAGTCATAAAGGTTATCTGGATCTCGAAGCATTATACCCTCATAACCTTGTTCAAAAGCTTCTTCTACCTTTTCTATAATCTCTTTTAATTCTATTAGTCCAAGAGAGGTACTCTTGATATGTGGAGCTTCTGGTTCTGTTATATATTCTATAACTTCTACATGATTTGGATCTTCTCCGGCGAGAAATTTTTTGGCATCACCAGCAACAAACACGTGGTACTCCATATCTGGGACCTGTCCCTTTGTAAATGCCATGATTGGGCCTTGTATTTCTTCAAAAGTTAGTCCATGTTTATAAAGTTCCCCGTCAAAAAAGGTCCAACCATATTTCTTATAAAGTGCTTCTAACTGAGGCTTAAGATGATTGACAGTTAAGAATTCTTTTCCCTTACGAGAATAATGAAACCACTCATTTTCTTTTCTTAAAGCAATGCATCTTAAACCATCTAATTTATACGATAAAAGCCATTTTAATAACTGATGTCCTGATTTTGTTGGGTCATATGTATTAGAAAGTTGAACATTAAACTGATTTATTAGCCCAGGTAACCATTTTAACACCGCCTTGGAACTAACTCCAACAGCCCAATTTTTATTAATAACACCCACTAATAATTCTTGAGAACCAAAGTTCAGTTGTTTAAGTAATGCTATTACCATCTCTCTATTTTGCTTAGCCGAATTAGAGTGCTCACAAAATCTAAGAGTGGCTTCGACTTGCTCAAATAAATCGCCAAGATCTTTGTCTGCTGGAACTGGTATATCTTTGGGTTTGATATTAACATTAAACAAAACAAAATTATCGTAAGTCAACCTTAAAAGTTCTCGTAGTTCTGGACTATCATAACTAATCAATACTTTTTGTTTCTCGGAGGGCTTACTTGTATTCCTTAAATCATTGAAGAGGGTTTTAAATTGCATAACCATCTCCCCCACAAATATAATCAGACAAAATATCTTTAACTATAATATTAATTTTATCATAGTCAGGTTCCGAAGGCAAACTTGATCTTATATAAGCCTCATCTGTCAGATTGAACAACCTCTTGGCTTCGTCCTTAACCTCATCCTTTGACCACTTACCAATCTTTATATCTATCAGTTCTTCTCTATCGTCATCACGATAAACTTTCATTTCTCCACTAATTAGAAACTCCTCTATCATCCGCAGTAGCCGTATTGTGTGGCTAGCCATCTTTGTGTCGTAACCAAAAGTATCAACTAATTTTTTACGTTTGGATCCCATGTAACCTAGATATTTGTTAGTAGAATTCATACGTAATAGTTGTCCTTTTGCATATCCTTTGTAAGCTGTGTAAGCCTTTTTGGATATAAAGAGTTCTTTATTATCAATTAATATCTTACCATATGGATGAACATCTACATAATGCTCAGGAGATAAGAAGAGCATCGACATAACATTAGGGTTTGAGTTTAACAACATTCGTACAAATTTCTTGAATTCATATGACACAACGTCCCATTCTCTAATAAATCTTTCAACTGTTTCTTTAGGTTGTTTAAGTCCTAAATAAATATCAGTAGGAAACAAAAAGATTGCCATCAAATCAATATCATCTATGCTGTCTGGGTTTGAGCTATCTATATGTGTTCCATGACTAATGCTCCCACGAAATCCCGACAAAATTAAATTTTCTGGAAATAGTTCTTGTTTTAATTCAATAGTTAATTTTTTATTTATCTCGTTCATCAAAATCCTTCCCCTCATTTGCTTCTGGAAATTTTAGCAATTAATTGTTTCAATTTATCCTCATGAAATAAAATTCTATCAGTGAGCAAACAAAAAAATATATTATGTACTTCACAGTATTTCTTATAACCTCTTATCTTATGTAAATTACTACCATATTTTAAAAGATTCTTAGGTTTGATTTCAAACATGACTATCAGCCCATTATTAAAATTAACTAAAAAATCTATCCTACTGTATCTTTTAGCATCATCTATATAATATGGGACACAAAATTTTTCTAAACTAAATTTTTCTACCACCTCTAAACTATCCAAAAATTCTGCAAATATTCTTTCCCAAGAACTCCTAACGAAAATTCTTCCAGCTTTTTTAGTATTTATACGGCCTGATTCATGTTGCTTATTAATGTTCGTCATATCAAATTTTTTAGACATAGCCATAGACTTACTTAACTTTTCTGAAAAGTTTTGTTTCCATTCCCCACTTCTATTACCCCATAAGATTCTACATCTATTCTTATGTGCTTCAAGATTGTCTTCATCTTTTAAAGAAATTTTAAAGGGATTTTTATCACCAGAAAAATCTGCATGATTTTTTGACATTTTCTTTTTAGTTACCTTATCATGTTTTTTATCAAACATGGGATTATTTTTTCCTTCAAACATCTTAGAAAATAAAAGTTTTTGCTCGTGGCTCATTGGTATGCCCTTAGGCCGACCACACACAACTCCAGATGCATAAAAACCTTTAGGAGTTTTTAAATTGTATTTACTAATATACTTTCTTATATTATGTGTAGAACAGCCAAAAATCATAGCCACTCTATTGATCTTCCTACAAGAATGTATATACCAACTAAGTTCTGAATTCTCAATCATTTTGGTACCCTCCTACTATCAGGAGGTTAGTTTATCCAGTAAATTATTGCTAAAAATACATTCTAAAAATATCATGTTAAACCATCCTTTTCCAAAAGCCTTGTATGCTTTTTAACACTATGTTCTATTGCCTCTAATGGATCAATATTATAATAATCCGCAACAGCTATTAAGGTAAATAGCACGTCACCCAATTCCTCTAAAGGATTTCCCTTTCCTCTCAAAGCTTCAATGAGTTCAGAAACTTCTAAGTGAATATAACAGCCTCCTTGAAGCCAATCTTTTTTCCATTTACGAAGAGCACAAACACTTCTTATAAAATTGGTGTATACCTCTAAATCCGTATTCATTTCACCATCCTTTCTATTATAGAAACTACCATTATATAAATACCACCTACAGTTATTATAGCACAAGAAACCATACAGATACTCATTACTATATAATATAAATAATGTACAAATCTATTATATAATGAACTCATTTACCTACCTTCCTAAATGTAGCCCTATGATAATCTGTTATACCGTAAGTTTGGATAGCTATTATATGCTCTTTGGTTAAATAACCCTTATTTTTTTTAAAATTATAAATTGGCCATATAGCGTGTATGTCTTCCATTATTCTATCTCTATAGACCTTAGCAAGAACACTTGCGGCGGCAATAGAAATAGATTTAGCATCCCCACCTATTACTTGACGATGAGGACAGAAAATCTGTTTTCTTAAATCAACTGTACCATCTACTAAAACATAATCATAGTACTCTGTCTGCTCTATTGCACTTTTCATAGCAAGTTTGGTAGCTTCCAGAATATTAATCTCGTCTATTATATTAGCTTCTATAGCTTGGATACCAAAAATACAACTATCACGTATGACTTTATACATCTCTTCTCTATGTTTGGCACTCATTTTCTTAGAATCATTTACTTTACCAGTAAGCATCTGTAAAGCTTCGAGGGGAACATGTACTGCCGCAGCAACCACTGGGCCAGCACCAGGTCCCCTTCCAGCTTCATCTACTCCGACTATATACTTATAGCCTAAAGCCTTAGATTCTTCTTCTAATTCATAAGTAGGATAGATCATTTCTTTTTCTTTTTATAAGCCTCTTCATTACCAATAAGAGATTCCAAAGCTGTACTTAAAGCAATCATAGTAGCGGCTGTACTAAGCTGTTCATCTATATGTAAGGTTTGTTCTACTAAAAATGCTCCTATATTTCTGGTTACTTTTCGTTCACAATGTTGACAAGTAGTTTCCACTATTGGACCATACATTTTAGTGTTCGCCCTTGAACAAAAATAATATTTTTTACAATTCGTGCAAAGTAATTTTATTACCATGTATATTATCCTTTTGCCGTTGTCAAAAATCTACTTAAATCCCCAGTTAGTGGATGCTTAGAATCGGTTCTTGGAATATAAAATTCTGGGCTTTCCGATGTAATAATTTTGGGTTCATCTGATTTAACTAAACCCAAATCTTTAGCGGTTCCTTGAGAAGGTCCAGCCTCCATTGATTTCTTAAGAGCCTTGAGTTCTTCTTTTAAACGACGTTTGGATTCTTGATGGTCTTTATATCCCATCTTAATAGTAGGAACATACACCTTAGCTTTTAATTTTCCTTCATCATATGTATAAGCTTCACAAATGCGAGGTTTATTAATAGCAACACCTATCTTTTTTATGAGACACATATGTCCTCTCTCGTTTGCACACACACTACATTTTACTTTTGACATAATATCTTTCTCCTATATAAATGTTATCATCCTTCACTTGGTATAAGATAATACACAAAACCACTTTGTCAAGTCGCCTATCGATTTTGAATTCCAACATGTCTTAATATTTCTTGCCAATCTTTGACTCTACTAAATCTACTACCATCTATATAATTTTCATTCCATGGTTTATCTAATAGGAGAAGACCTTTACGCCAACGTTTTTTATAAATCCACATTGACTCTAGATGTTTATGTAAATCATCGACATACATGTCAAGTTTGTATCTACTCCCACAAGGACCTTTAGGGGCATTGTGTCCTACAACAGATAAATTATCGAAAGGCACATCATTTTGTCTTAGCCATTTATAAGTCATTGGTTGGTTCCTCTTAGGTCTAGAGGTTATAAAAAATAATTTGTGCCCCGCCCTTTTAAGTTTATGCAAGACCTCCACCGCTCCCTCCACTGGCTTAGCCTGAAATTGAAAATCTACATCATTAGCAATTCTTAGCATATCATCTACGATTCTGGCATTGAAGTCTTCATCAGAATCAAATATGCATTTTACCATATCATAGTGAACAAAGCAATTTATAGGCCACTCTATACCATAAGTGCTCTCTAAATATTTTTCAAATTCAGAAGTTAAATCAACAACCACTTCATCAAGATCAAAGCCTAGTCTCATTATATTCCTCCTAGCATTTTGTATTCCCACAATTTTTACATATGTAGCAACCAGATTCAAAAACGATGGTCTTTTCTCCGCACTCAGGACACAATGTAGGCTCAGTAATTTTGGTTATGAACTGAGAAAGAAATTTCTTTATTCTAAATATAAATGTACCGGGAATAGCTTCTTCTACTGTATCCAATCCTTTTACGATAGCATATATAGACACATTATGTCTTAAAAGAAGACCTAACATCCTACAAACCTTTACCGGGTTCTTTTGATAGGCACATTTTCTTTTTGTTTCTTCTATAAACTCGCTCTTTAGCCCATTAGAAATAGCCACAGCTTCCAAAACATCCAAAGTATTGAATGTAACTATATTATCTTCTTTATTATTTGTATTAACAAATATAGCAAATGGTCTGGTACAGGCTTTATCTTTAAAGGCTACACTTAAATACCACTTCTTATTTTCTGTTTTAAGAATATAACCTTTAGCTGGGTACTCGTCTGGAAGTTCTACATTTTCAAACACAATGTCGCCATTTTCTTGCCCCTTAAACATCTCTAGAAATTCTTTTTGCTGCTGTTTGACAGATTTTTCTTGTTCTTTCTTCTGTGTTTCAAGTACAGCAACTGAAGTCCCATCTCTATATGTAGTACATCCTTTTATACCATAGCTATAAATCTTACCATACAGCACTTTAAAATCTTCAAAACTCAAATCTGATGGTAAATTTATGGTCTTACTACAAGACTGATCTATATATTTAGCAAATACTTTCAATACCGAAAGATGTTCTTCAACTGTCAAATCTTTAGCACCAGCCAATTCTGTATTTCCATTTTCCAATGCAAGATTGTAACCATAGTCTTTAATGGTAGTTTTCTTACACAAACCACTATTCTTATCTATACGATATTCCCCATCTTTAGACACTAATATAGATTCATCAGCAACTTGTTGTTCTTTAAAATAATTTGTTTCAAACCATTCACCCTTATGTATATTGGGATATTCAAAATCTACTTGTCTACCCTCCACTCTGTTCCATCTAGTAAACTCTTTAGCATATACAGGCTCTAAGCCACCGGAAATATTTCCAGCAACAATAGAAAGGGTACCATTTGGGGCTATAGCTGAAACAGCAGAATTTCTTAAACCATGTTTTTCTATAAGTTTTAATACTGCTGGTTTAAGAACTTCTCCACTATTTAGAAAACCACCTTCAAGTGCTTTAGCATCCCACAAAGGAAACGGTCCTTTTTCTGCAGCTAATAGTGCAGAACTTTCATAAGCCTGATTCATAAATTCTTTAAGAATGGTATCGAGAACATCTAAACATTCCTCGCCTCCATAACGAAGATTCATCATCATCATTAAAGAGCCTACACCCATGAGTCCTATGCCAATTTTTCTTTTAAGTTTTGATGCTTGTTCATACATAACCAATGGATAATTAGATATTTCAATAATATTATCTAAAGAATGAACCATTATATCAATCGCTTCTTTAAATTCTTTCACACAAAAACGATTTTCTTTTATATCATAAAACTTAGTTAGATTAATGGAACCTAAATTACAAACATCACCCAACTGAACTAGCTCACCATTATACTTAACTATCCCTGTATTACCTGGCACTTCTCCACAAGGATTAGTAGCCGTTATAGCACCTCCGTCAAGATAGTGCAAATTATCCATCTTTCTTACATTATCAATGAATAAAATTCCCGGTTCATTTCTATTGTGTAAATTCTTAAGTAGAAGTTCCCATAATTCTTGTGCTCTTATTTTCTTATATACAACATATGGGTATCCTTTTTCAGCCCAGGCTTCAAAATTACCATCCCACTCATCATCATATTTTTCGAAATTGATATCAGGAAACCAGAGATCCCAATCTAAATCATTACTGACAGCATACATAAAAGCATCTGTAATCAGTACAGACATATTCATTTTAGTAAGTTTATTAGGAATAGATTTAGCAGTAATAAATTCTTCTATATCAGGATGATTTATATTTAGCGTTACCATAGTAGCTCCTTTACGTATACTATTTTTTGAAGGAACTCCTTGATAACTATCATCTTTATCAACACTTCCCGAAGTAATTACTTCAGATACTTTATCAAATATCTCTAAAAACTTAATTGCACCGGGTGTGGTCACTCCTATTTTTCTTATGACTGTTTTAGCTGGTCTCAAAAAATTAGCACAGAAACCTACACCGCCCTCCGTCTTTAAGGTTATGGCATACTTTGTCACCATATCCATAATACCTTCCAAAGAGTCTGGATTTTTTGAAATAGCCTCTATAAAACAATTGAACAAAGTTAAACCTTGTTCTGAGACGCCTATATTTGAATTGATTCGCCCACCAAACATAACTTTAAAATCAACTAATAGATCGAAAAGTTTTTTCTTTTTTTCTTTCTCTAATGAAAAAACATTGTCAGATATTCTATGACAAAATCCCTCATAGGTTTCATCATTATATTGATATTTATCCTTCCATATTTTTTCCTGAAAAGGGTCTATAAACATATATGTGTAATCCTCCTTAATGACCAGTAGAGCCAATACCACCTATTCCACGTTGTGTTGAACCTAAGTTATCAGTCTCCATAAAATAACCAGTATAAACTGGTGAAAATTTCATTTGAGCAACAGCGTCTCCCTTTTTAATAAGAATATCCTCATCTCCTAGATTAATGAGAATTATCATAATTTCGCCCCTATATCCAGCATCGATAGTGCCTGGGCTATTTAAAACAGTAAGCCCTTTCTTCCAAGCATTACCACTACGTGGTCTAACCTGTGCCTCAAAACCTTCTGGTATCGCTATCTTTAGTCCTGTCTTAGCTAAAATTCTTTTACCTGGATGAACTGTGTAATCTTCAATTACTCTTAAACTACATGCTGCGTCATCCAGCTTCTCATACACTGGAACAACTGCGTCTTTATGTATCTTAGTATAAAAAATTTTTAATCCATTTGCTAACATCTAATTTTCTCCTTAATTTTATGTTATTCTTGAGATGCTCCACATTTAGCACAAACTAACTTAGAACCATATTTACTGTCCTCAACAAATTTCATTTCTAAATTATCACATTTCTTTCCACTTGGTAAGCGTTCTTCACAAGCTCCCTTTAACCAACAAGGTCCAACAAGCGTGGAACTTTCCATAGGAATTAAACTGAAATACTTACCAAAACCATCTATCAAAGATTGGGAAACTATTGGTGCTATTTCATTCACGATATCCTCTCTGGCTTCTACTACTACCTCGTCATGTACAGTAAGAAGTAGACGAGCGTCATATCCTTCAAGACGCTGAGTCAAAAGAATCATGGACTCTTTAATCGTATCAGCATTACTACCCTGAATACCAGCATTCATTCCTTGGCGTTCTATAGAACCCTGAATGATTTTTCTATCTGGATGATCAAAGGCTGGCATATTATAATAACGTCTTCTACCACTAGCGGTGACACTATATCTATTTCTAACCGCATCTTGTCCAGCTTTATCCAGATATCTTTTGATCCCGCGATATCTATTAAAATACTTATTGATCATGACTTCTGCTTCTTTTTTTGTAATCTTTAATCTTTTAGACAAGCCTACAGGAGACATACCATAACAGAGACCAAAGTTAATAGCCTTTGCTGCATTTCTCATATGCTTTTCTACTCTGTCATATGCTACATCAAAAATCTCAGAAGCTGTTCTTGTGTGTAAATCTTGACCTGTGGAATATGCATCTACAAACACAGGATCTTGTGATAGATTTCCAAGAATTCTGAGTTCAGCACCTGACATATCTGCCGTTAATAACCTATAACCTGGAGCAGCTACAAAACATGATCTATACTTTTGTTTCTTTGGAATGTTCTGTAGATTAGGGTTTGAACTACTCATACGCCCAGTGCTTACCATCTGTCTAAAATCGGTATGAAGTCTGCCAGTATATTTACTAATCTTGGCTAACAGGGTTTCAGCATAAGTGCTTATCAATTTGTTGGCTTTTCTATAATCTAAAATAGCATCTATAACAGGAAGTCCTGCATGTTTCTCTAAAGCACTAACATCAGTTTTTTCTATAGGTAAACCATATCTATTCAAAGCTCTCTTTAGTTGGGCATTACTATCAATATTTACTAAAGATACTCCAAACAAAGTATTCTGATCTTCTACTTCTGATAAGATTTCTCTTATAATCCCGCCTACTTCTACTCTTTCCTTCTCTACATCCGTCATTATAATACGCCATTTATCAGTATCTATATGAATACCATTCAATTCCATTTCACATAGTGGCTTAATAAATTCAAACTCAAGTCTAGCGGCATTTTCTAAATTTTCTTTTTTAATTCTGGTCCATTGAAGATCTCTAATAAGATGTAGTGGAACGACATCATTTGCTGCGTATTCCAACTGAAATGGCTCATATTTTTGCCCATAATCTGTAAATGTATTTCTTGGTTCTTTTGGCATATAAAGTCCCAAGTGGCGTAAAACTAAAGCTGCTAAACTAGCCTTAGTGAAGGCTAATCCAAGTGTGGATAGTTGTTCTACCAGCATCGTATCGTATATATTTGGTAAGTAAAATCCTCTATTTCGCTTTATAATTTTCATATCGTAAGATGCATTCTGTAATATATGTAATTTAGAAGGATCATTTAATAAAGGATCTAATACTTCAGGATGTAGACTACTATGTTCAGTATCATATCTAACATCAAAAACAAAAGATTTTTCTGGCACCCCTATTTGAAGAAGAGTCCACTTAGCTTCATATGGATCTAAAGCTGTGGTTTCTGTATCGACTGCATGAACTGGGTATTTATCCAAAAAAGACATGGCCTCTCTTGCCCCAGCTTCATCAGTTACGTATGTATAATTGGGCTTTGGTAATCCAACTTGATTTTGTTCTACTATAGATGTCATGCCCCCTTCCTATTTGCTTCTGCAATAATATCCGAAATTTTAAACATATAATTATACCATTTATGTTCGGCCAATTTGCCTGGATCGTATATGGGCATTGTTATCACGTCTAATACTTTAGAATATTTGCGACCATCTCCTACCTTTTTAGCCTTTTTTAAACAACTCACAAAAAGACCAGCTATACTTATACGCATGCTTTCTATCTGAGTGTTTTTTATTTTACTAAAAACATTTACAGATTCTTTAAAGTTTCCAGCATTTAAAGTTTTGAATAGTTCTATAACCTCTTGCTCAATATTATCAAGACCAACTTCACAAATTTCTTTTGCTACGTCCAAATTCCAAGAACCTTCAGCCGCTATTTGACTTAACCAAACAAGAGCTTGGCCGGGGGCACCATTAACTTCATTTGCTATTAAATCTATAACATCTGAATTAAACTGAAAGCCTTCAAATTCACAAACATTTTGTAAAAGATCCTTCATGGTCTGTTGAGGAATTCTTTTAAATTTCAAAGAGAAACAGCGTCTTAAAAATGGTTCACCGGTTTCTTTTACTTTACTTTTTAATTCTTCAGGTTGATTTGTACAAAATATAAAATAAATATGATCATACCCTTGCTCTAATGGTTTTAAAAGAAGATCTTTTGCAGCCGTTGTAAGTTTATGAGCTTCATCAAATATAAATACTTTGTATCTTGAACTAAAGGGGGCCATAGGAAGATCTCTAACTATAGCATCAACATAATCTTTTCCGCCAGTTTGACCTACATTAATTTCTTTTACATCAATATTATTTCCTTCTAGAATTGTTTTGCAGGAATTACATTGAAGGCATGGATTAGAACTTACGCCATTAACTTCACAATTCAATCCTAAAGCAACTATCTTAGCTGCTGTAGTTTTACCACAACCAGCATCTCCAGTAAACAATTGAGTATGTGGTACTAAATTAGTGTCTAATGAGTTTTTAATAATTTTTTTATTAATTTCATTACCTACAAGTTCATCTACTTTGCATGGGCGATAAATAACATTAAGGTCATTTGAGCCCATTTTAGTCTCACGTCTGATAATCATTTGTTATACACCTCCAATCCTTTTCCAAAAGCACTACATTTTACATATCAAGATGATATAAGATAAGTTCTTTTCTCTCCGTTAATCTCCTCTCCTCGTTTCTCTTCTATAATTCTGGCTCCCCAGGATGTAGCTAAAAATATAACATTCCCACCTTCATATTTTGAGGTATTCTCTGTAATATAAATATCATAAATACAACCCGATTCTAATAAACCATATTGTTCAGCGCTATATGTATATCCATTACCATCATTATATACAACACATAATTCAGATACACCAGTAAATACGTCATTAATTTTTTGTCCTCTACCTACAACACATGACGGAGGAAAAAGATCATAACTACTTACCTTAACCCAGTCAATATCTATTCTAGGTTCAGCATATCCATTATTATATGTAAATTTTAACTGTCTATAAATATCATTATTTAATGTACCAGATGAGGTTAATGTTTCTCCATCATAATTTGACATTTGATTATTAATAGTTGCGCCAAAAGTATGTATCTTAAAAGAAGTGCTAGCCAGTTTTGTGCCATATACTGTTCCAGAACTTGAAGCAGATTCCAAAAAATGTGGAAATTCATCTACGTTATTATTTGCGCTACCAATATATGTCATTGTTCCGCCTACAAAACCAGCTTGAAAGTCTAGGTCATCAGAATAAGACGAAGAGGTTCTTCTAAATCTATACTCAACTTTAGAATTACGGAATAACTTCCAACTTAACAATGCTAATGGATAATTATTATCAGAGGTGACAAGGCTAATGATACCATCTGATATATAATATGTATTACCAGAGTAATTTCCATTATCAAATATCCAATTATTTGATAGCGCTGAGGTATCAAAATCATCAAACAATCTGTATGTGTTTTTAATACTAGACATAGCAGAAACGTTTGAATTGCCATAAATAATATAAAATTTATTAGTGTCCTTAGACAATTTTGTCCAGATTTTTGGAGGAGAACTATTATCCCATAACTCAATATAATAAGGCACTGATATTCCTTTATCATCTATTATTCTGATATCAGAGCCAAGTTCTTTAGTTTGCATATATATATCATCTGGTTGTGTAATTGGTATAGTAAAGCTAAATTGATAATCATCTTCTGGAATAGATGTGGAAAGTTCTACTACTCTACAGTAATCCCATTTAAAAATATTATCGTCCAAATCAACTATACTTGAAAAGATATTTGCTATATAATAATAGTCACCATTTGATGTTTGAAAACACTTTGTTACATTATCTTTGATTACATATTTTCTATCTTCATCAGACAATCTATATCGGTCTACTCCAGAACTTGTGGCCGCACATAAGTAATCTCCCTTACCATGTAGATAATTGACATGGTTATCAGTTATATTTGGATAACTTTTATATTCTTCAAAATATGGACTACTATCTATAGAATTTACTGGACATCTATATATACCAGAAGTAGAAGTTCCTATGTAAACATAATCGTCATTTGCCCAAACAGAATTTGCTCCATCTAAAAAATAAATATTATTTAACAATGATGCGGTTTCAATGTCAAATATATCAACACCAGAAGCGGTAGCCTTATAAATATAAGGAGCTCTAGCCCATATATTTCGTTTTTTGTTTTCATATACATCAATAGAATGCTCAGAATCTGGAACCGAAAAATTATCCTTCCATCTAGCTATGTCCTTCGATACTCTAAACTCATCAATCAACCCATAAAAGCTCTCTCCTAGGCTTAGATTAGCACCAATAGACATGTTAGTGGTGGTTATTTCTAATGGTGTATAATACACTGTGGTTTGAGCTACTCCATTTACATAAAGTTTAATTGCACCATTATATCTGATGACGGCTATATGATACCACATATTATTTGTTAATGCTGTGTCAGTATAAATCATGGGTGTTCCATCTGACTTATGAAGTAATAACCTAGCTGGATTTACCAAGTTTTCACAAACAAGTGCTATACCACCATTATTAGGAAAGCTTTCTGTTTCAAAAATTCTTCCCCACGACTGACCATTATGTCCGCCATTTACTAAATATACCCAAAAATCTATTGTAAAATCTTCTAATCCAAATGTAAAGTTTGAGCTATTATAAGGACGTATACAATCTCCTACTCCGTCAAAAAGTATAGAATCATTAAAATTAGGCCGCCATAAACTATAATCATAGAAAGAAGTGGAGCCATTTGTACCATCAAAATGAATAAGAAGTACAGTATAATCATCTGGAATATGTGGTACTGTTGGTGGAGTAAAATTAGAAGTGTATCTACAAATACCTTTTGAAATTCTTAGCTCATCTACATAACCATTAAGATAATGTCCACCACTAGTATCAAGTCGTCCTATAGATAAATTAGTAGTACTATTATAATATGCCGATGCAGATGTTACTAATTCTCTAACAACACCATTTACACCAAAAAACAATTTTGAGCCTTGTCTACAAACAGTAATATAATACCAAGTATTTAACGATAAAGACATTGTGTAAATAACACTTGCTCCAGTAGATCCATTAATAGACCAGTTAAAATCAAAACCACTATTATTCTGATCAGGACCTAAAGACCAAGAATGATTATTAGTCCAGCCATATCTATGAGTTAATAGCCCAGGCCATTCACTACCTAAAGTCAATTTAGTAGTTCTATACCAAACGTCTATTGAAAAATCCCCCGCTCCAAAATTCCAATCTTCAGAATCCGCCAAGTATAAATAATCTCCAGAACCATCAAAGTATCCAGAAGAACCACCAAAAACATATTGATCTGTTTTTATTTGAACATTACCATAAGGAGAAATAAGTCTATGACTGTTGGCTATCCTCGCATTTCCATATACTCGAACCGCTTGGTTATTGGCACTATCGATTATACCTATATCTTTATTACCATGAATAAGTAATTTAGTATAAGAATTGTTATCCATAATTTATTCCATATTTATATAAGAGCAATCAGCTCACTCTTACTTTGTTTATTTTAAAATCATGTAGAATCTCATAAACATAACATAAAATACCAGTACCACCATAAATAGGAATGACTTGATTCACCAAAGCTATTACTTGTGGTACCGCATCTTCCGGACTCATAGAAACACCGGACATTTTTATACAATTGATATCAGAGTAACTACAGCCTACATATAACACATTATCTGGAGTTAAACTATATCTCTGCAAAATTTGATTATAAACTTCTTTTTTGCTACGTTCGGCGAGAAAAAAAGGTATGTTTCTCTTTTTACAAAGAGAAAGGTTAATATTAGCATCTGAAGATAAGAAAACAAAACCCCAATCTTTTTTTATAAGGTTTATAGCTTCAAAGTCTTTCATACAAAATTGCTTAAATACAACTGTATTCATCTCACCAAAAGCTGTGAGATGTTCAGTAATGATGCCATCAACTTCACTTATGACAAGTTTGATATTATCAAATTCCATAACAACTTCTCCCATAATCTATTATAATGTGGTTTGTTTATTTTATACTAAATTTTTTTAGTTTATAAATTTGAGATTTCAAATCTTCAATTGGTAATATAATATCCATTCTATCAGTTGTCAAGGATCTATCACATTTATTTTGGCATTCTGTTGGAATTATTTCCTCGTTTAGTTCATAAACATCTGAAATAAGTTTAACTAATTCATATTTACTAACCACTTCTGGAGAGAACAAATGTTTTACTGAGAACCAGAATAGATCATGTTTAATAATATACTCACAAATTTCGGCAAATTTAAGACAAGTTATCCCATTCCAAAAATGATTTGTAAATCCATTTACCACACCATTCTTCTTTGATTTAACCCACTCAAGAAGTGATAAAAAATTACTATTCTCCTCACCTATTATAGAAGTTCTTATCACGGTGGCATTAGATGGCTCGCCTAAAGACTTGGAACGGCCATAAATATCTGTAGCATTATGTAAAGAATGCTCATTGTAGCCTCCTGTAAGCCCATCAAACACACAATCTGTAGAAACATGTATCAAAGTAGCCTTTTTATAGTTGCACACTTTAGCAAGCATGTGAGGAAACATGGTGTTCACTTTTATAAAATCATATTCTGTGGTGCCTGATCTTTGTTTTATTAGCCCCGCACAATTTATAACAACATCACCTTCAGATATGGTGGAATGCATTAATATATTGTCTGTTATATCTGTTATATCTATATTTTTTCTATTTACAGGAACAACACAATAGTCTCGCATAGAAAAATATTTAGTTACATAGGTCCCCAACATGCCAGTACTACCGAATACGAATATCTTCATTGAAGAAATCCTCCTAAATTTAACAATTCTTTTAAATATTCTACATCTTTTATGTTGTCTCTTGATGAAAAACTACTATCTTTAAATTTAGAAAGATTTTTAACATATCTATAATCTCTATCTATATGTAT